GACTTAGTTCTATATTCAGTGTTGGTCATTCTGTTCACGCTAAGTGGCAGGGTTGGCTAAACGATATGGGCGTCCTTTATGGAAAATGGTATTGCGAGACTGATAATACTTATGTGTGGGGTGTCTCTGACGAGGTTAACCTTGGACCAAGTATTTATGAGTATCGAGAAGTCCCTTTATCTAGTCCAAAGCACAGAATTTCAGGCCATTCTGATGGTTGGGTAAAGGGACTCGGGGAAGACTTTCTTATAGAGATTAAGTCAGTAGGTCCGGGAACAATTCGTATGGAGATGCCAGCGCTATTTAATGGTGGCGCTGATCTAGACGCTGCTTGGAAAAATATTAGGCAGCCTTTTAGATCCCACATTTTACAGGGACAGGTATACCTACACTTAACTCACCTTATGGTTGAAGAGGGAACCCTAGAATCTGCACCAGACGAGATAGTTTTTATCTACGAGCTAAAGTCAAATCAAGACTATAAAGAGTTTTCAGTTGCTTACAACCCTGAGTATGTAAAAGAGATATTTGATAACGCACTTGACGTAGTCTGGGCCGTAGAGAATAATCGACCACCAGTGTGTAGTATTGACGCAACAAAGGGCTGCAAACGTTGTGAGCCATTTAAGGGGGATAAATGAGCATCAGTAGAAAAGTATTAGAGTCGTTATCTGAATTAGGGATAACGCTTTCAGCAAAGCCAGATTTTGAAATACCAAATTTGCCCAGAGATATAACAGAGCTAGATGACGAAGGTCTTATGGATCTTTTTGTTCAATTCACTCAATGGAATGATCACCTATCTGGAGCTAGAGCAATAGCAGTAATAAATGAGCGAGAGGCCGAGCGGTCTGTAGACTCTATTGAAGCTAGGTGCATGATCAATAATTGGCAAGGCGGAAAAAATGACAGAGTTGCTGTTGCTAAAGCAACCATTATTGTTGACCCAGAAGTTGAAAAACTTAAACATGACTTAGATATTAAGTACGCATTTAGGAAGCTACTAGAGACAAGGGCGGAAAATGTTGAAAGAGATTCGCAAGTTGTATCAAGAGAACTTACACGACGCACTTCAGATGGAGGAGGGTTTAGATCTCGTGCTAGAAAATTCACCCCATGAGACTATCCTTGAAGAAGCCCAACGCCTCATCACTAGTGATCGTAACTCTAGCTACGACCACCCTTTGGATAATTTCAGCCGCATTGCTGCTATCTGGTCTGTTGTACTGGGGCGAGAAGTCACCCCTGAACAAGTCGGACTCTGTATGGTCGGAGTAAAGTTAGCTAGGGAATCTTATTTACCTAAGCGAGATAACCTTGTAGATGGTGCCGGATACTTTGGCACAGTGCAGATGGTTATAGATGAGCGCGAGCGTCGTGCCAAAACAGAATCCTAAGATAATCGACGGTGGGTTACCATTAGACCATCCGTGCGATAAGTACATAGGTATAGATCAGTCATATAGTGGATTCGCTATAACCGCTTATTCAAAAGACGGAGCTTATTACACCGAGGTGTTCCAGGGACAGGGGCGTGGCGTAGAACGCCTATCCTCAATACAGGCTTTCGTTGGTGATTTCCTGGGAGATCGGGTTATTAATGTAAAGGGTGCGGCCATGGAGGGATACTCCTACGGAGCTCAGATGGCCCATATGGCGGGAGAACTTGGCGGTATGGTCAAGTTAGAGCTAAAGTGCTGGTTCTATAATGTAGACGACGCTAAATACCCTTTAATAATTCCCCCATCAGTTCTTAAGAAGTATGTAACCGGTAAAGGAACCGGAGTACAAAAAAACCAGATTCTCCTCAATGTATACAAGAAGTGGGGGGTTGAGTTCATGGATGACAATGCTGCAGACTCTTATTCCCTAGCTAGACTAGCGGCGGGGGAAGCTGATCTGGCCTATGAAAAGCAGATAATAAAAAACGTTTTAGACCCCAAATATAGAGAAAAGCCTTAATACTTGTTCCTGAGGGCGATTACTAATCGATACCAAAGGAACACTACTTGTGATAGATCAAAAAGACGAAGAGAAGTTCTTGCGTGTAAGCGCAGGATCTAACGCCCAATCTGTGGGGTCAGCTATAGCCCACGCCCTGTATGAAAACCCAACTGTAAAACTACGTGCTGTTGGCGCTTCTGCAGTAAACCAAGCTGTTAAAGCAATTGCTATTGCCCGGGGTTACGTTGCCCCTAGAGGCCTTGACCTAACTTGCCGCCCAGGATTTACTACGGTAGATTCAAGAGACGGACAGATTAGCGCCATAGTTTTCACAATTAGCGTAAACTAGCTTCTGAGATCTCAACTCAACCTTAAAGGAAGTAGATATGGCCAAATCATCAAACCCTAGCCCAGAGGAATCTTTAGCCGGAATGGCAAAGACTGGAGCACCACGCAAGCCTATGAACAAAGATGGAATTAAGTTTACTTCTCCTTCTGCGTCACCAGCGGCTGGCACACTTATTCCAAAGAAAGGCGCACAGGCAGGAGATCCATACGCACAACCTATGGGTATCCGCAGTAACGTCCCAGCGTCTCACGCAGACCGTAACGGAGCTCAGTACCGTATTAGCTCTAACTACATGAAGCAGACCTCTCCTGAGGCCGGCATGACTCAAGCTAATGGTCGAATCTTTAAATCTGCAACAATGCGTACTAATCCTAACTTCAGCGATGGAGCTAGCACTTCTTACTAATTCGTTGTATGCTAGTGCTAGGTCTTAGAGGACTCCTCTAGGACCTAGTACTGCAATTGGACTAAATTTGGAGGAAGATATGTCATTGCAAGATCTGTACGCAGAAGTAAAAACAATGAACACTTTAAAAGCCTGTATTGTAGGGCAATGGGCAGCTACCCTTTCTGAAGAAGATAAAAAAGCATTAGACGTCGCTATGGAAGATGACGACCTAAGTACAAAAGATCTATTTCTATTGCTCCGTCGTGCTGGCGGCACGTTTGGTAAAACCGCTGTTCGTGACCACCGACAAGGAGATTGTGTATGTCTTTAGCAGATGATTATGATTCGATAATTCAAGCTGGTAATCAAGGTTCAGATAAAGCCAATAAAAATATTCCAGAGGCGTGGAGACCACGTTCTGAAATAGGTACAGAGGGCGGCTTTGTTATCTCAACACCAAGACCAGATGGTAATACTCCTGGCGCAGAAGAGATATTAATAGAGGCAAAATTAGATCCAGCAGAGTGGGTAGTAGTTTCTCACCGTAGATCACGTTGGCAAACGTTTAACGGTGATTGGTTAGAATCATTTAGAGTTAATGTAGTTCCTTCAAGAGTAAACACCAAACCTGATTATGATTTAGAACAACTGTTAACTGGGATAACTAAATGGTCTCCAAGTAAAGTTGTTTCCGCTTCAGGAGATTTAACAGCTGTATACAGCATAGGTGATACGCAATATGGAAAAGACGATACCCCAGCAATTATAGATAGAGTATTAAAGTCTTTTGATTCTGCAGTAGATCACCATAAGTATTTAGCAAAGAAATATTCAATAGGGCAGATAGCTTTACCTCAATTAGGTGACTGTATCGAAGGTATGACAAGTCAAAAAGGTAAAGTAATGGGTCGACATGATATTGGCGTATCAGAGCAAGTACGAGTTGGTCGTAGAATGTTACTAGCTCAAGTTAAAGCGCTCGCACCTTTAGCACCAAAACTTATTATTCCTGTTGTTCCAGGAAACCATGATGAAGTCCAAAGATTTTTATTAGGCAGGCCAGAAGACTCTTGGCAGATCGAAGTAGTTTCTCAAGTTGAGGATATCTGTAAAGAGAATGATTTCTTACGAGATCGCGTAGAGTTCCGTTACCCAGCAGCAGATGACATGACTATAGCTGTAAACCTAAGTGGCGTTATGTACGGCATGGCCCATGGCCATCAAGCCCGTGACATGATTAAATGGTGGGGCGGCCAAGCTATGGGTCGATGTGCTGTAGCGCAAGCTGACATCTTAAATGTTGGACACTACCACCATTACCACGCACAAAGCGTTGGACCTAGGTTATTTGTACAAAACCCTGCAATGGATAACGGATCTGCCTGGTTTAGAGATAAATCTGGGCTAGAAAGCGCTCCGGGAATAGTGTCTATGGTTGTAGGAGACGGCGTCGATCCTAGAAGAGAATTAATAGTTCTTACCTAGTTTAGCGTGACGTACTGACCACGTGTACTGCATGATAGGCCAGTACACCTGCCCCTTACTTTTAGGATAACTTAATGTCTAATGTTGAGTTCGCTTTTACCGCAGTTATTGGAACCTTTACAATTCTTGGAATACTAGAGTTGAGGGTTGGTAGAATGGTAAAAAGACTTGTTAGTGATTACCTTTCAGAATTAAAACCAAACGGGGGCAGTTCAGTTAAAGACTCAGTTAATCGTTTAGAAAAAAGTCAAGAAGCTCAATCAAAAAGATTAGATGATCTCTTTACTATACTAGTAAAGAAAACAGATAAGGAATAACTATGAAGCTAGACCCAAAAATCACCGCAATCCTCGCATCATACGGTCGCTCATTTCTTGCAGCAGCTGTAGCTCTATGGAGCACCGGAAACACTGACCCAAAGGGACTCATCGCAGCCGGACTAGCAGCAATCCTGCCAGTAGCAATTCGCGCCGTAAACCCAAAGGACCCAGCATTTGGTCTCATAAAGCTCGCTTTGCCTGAAGTTGAGAAGCAATTGGCCGCTGTTTTGGCAAGCTCAAATAAGAAGGCAGCTAAGAAAGCCAAAGCTAAGTAGAAGACGTAAACTTAGGGTATGCCTCAATCACATCAAAACTGGCAATACCTTGGCGCTAACGGCTACCAGGGCGCTTACACCACCACAGGTGGAAATGGTACCCCAGTGGTACCACGAAGCGACCTTGACTACCAGCGCTTAGGTATTGGACGTGTTCCACAAGCTGAGTATCCAGATGGATACTTAGGCACTATACGTTCACGCCGTGATGATAAGGGCAAGCCTTACGCTGTATCAGATACAGTATTAGATTCTTTAAAGAACAGGACAAATCAACGCGCTTACCAACGTGGAGTTCACAAAGGTGAGCGCATTGATCCTGGTCAGTATATGTGGCCAGAAAACTTACGCCCAGATCGTAGAGTAAAGCAAAATCTTTACTCTATGGTTGAAAATGAGGGCGCGGTTACTATGACCATCCCTCGATACACCCCAAATCAGAACCTAGCTCCAGCACCTAAATTGGTAAACGATGGTAAAGCAAACATTTCCTCAAATGTACCTGCCGAGTTTAATCCTAGACTTGCTCAGCAGTTCTCTCACCTACGACCACATTGGAATTGATATGGGATTAGAAAACGACGAACCATTTTACACTTCACGAGAAGCCGCAAAAAAGTGGCGTGTTAGCCCAAAGACCATGCGTCGCCATGCTGAAAATCTAAAGGGCGTAGGTGTAAGTCCTGGAGGGCATAAAAGATTCTCTCAGTCAGAGATTGAAAGCGTACTAGGCCAGCTAAATGCCGGTATACCACTAGCTCCTAGAAAAAAGTCTACCCGTGCACGAAAGAACGACACGGATAACTTTGAGGGCGGAAGCAGTAAGTAAGTGGCTAATGACCCATCCTACCTTGTTGGGCCTATGTTTCACGGGACTCGAGTAGGAACTGCACGTTTAATATCTGGATTACGCCCAGAAAATGCTCCAAAACAAGAGCCAGTGCTTCGCACTTCTTTTAATGTAGGTGGGACTAAAGATAGAGATTACCCAAAAAGATTTGGCCCTGGGCTTTACCTTACAGATAAAATGCATGACGCCGTAGAGTACGCAAAAGCTGACGGAGATACTGGTGCGGCTGTTGTAGAAGGGCGCGTAAAGCCTAGCAACCCAATTCACTTAACTCAAGATGAGTTTGATGATATTGGCATATCAAAATCTTCTGAAAGCTTAGTGCAGGGCATTCAACGTAAAAACCCAAAGTATAGCCATGTCATTCATTCGTCAAACATTATAAAAGATCTTACTTCTGATGATAGAGAAATGGTTAGGCAAACCAAAAATTTTACTGAAATGTCGGACTCTTTTCAACATACCTTTTCTGATAAAGGAAACGACACCTTCTCAGTACCCGGAAGAGGTATGCCCATGCCTACGATTAGAAATAATACTATTATTACTGGGGGCCATAGGGCAGCAGCTAATATACAACTTAGGGGTGGCCATGATTACATGCACATTACTTCTCATGACCCTCTTTGGGACGACAAAGACTCTCAATATGGGGTTTTGTTAAGGCCCAATCTTCGTGGATATCCCGCTATATTTAAGGCTAGAGCCGTACATTTTTACGATAGCGTAGACAAGTCACGAAACCAAGATATATGGAGGACAGAAAATCTATGAACTCACAAGACTCCATCTATGACCACACTAAACCCCGACAAATTGTAGGAACTCGCAATGAAGAAGAAGATCTTGGTATTCGTTATGACTATATGGGCCCTTTTGCTAATAAGCAAGAGCAGCTTATTTCGCAAGCGCTAAACTCTGTAACTATGCCTGGCCATGCTCTACAGCAGCTGGTCCGGCCAACTATACCTACTATACAAATGCTTCCACCTAGATTTGGATACCGTACCCGAGCTCTTGGTATACGCGACGTTATGAATGTGGATGAAACCTTCCAGCCAACTAGGGTAGACTTTACTGCATCCCAAGCAGGCTACCAAGGAACCCTGCGTAACGCACAAGACCAAGGATTCTGGTGATGAAAGAGTTATGGCACTTCACAGCTGAATGGTGTGTATTTTGTAAGCAGATGAAGCCTCTTATAGAGGAATATTTAGCAGCTAACCCAACAGTTGAATATATAAAAATAGACATTGACGAAGATAAAGACGCAGCAGATCAAAATAAAGTTGAGGCTGTGCCTACTTTTGTATTTTTTAATAAAGGAAACATGGTTAACCGCATAGACGGTGCCTTTGATGTAGAAAAGATTGACGAGATCTTTGCTGGACAGAAGGTTTAAGTGGATTACGCTACCGAGTCTGTATATTCTGGGTCAGAGTTTTGCCCACAATGCAATGATTTAATGACTCCCCTTGAGGTTCTTTACTCTGGGGATACTGGGCTATGCGTAGAATGCCGAAACCTTATGTACAAGAAGCATGCTAAGTCTGCAATGGGAGGAGGATCTCGTGGCGAAAGGTAATGCCCCTAAACCTCCTAAGCCTAAAGCACCACCTAAGGCAATAGGCGGTAGCAGAGCTTCTCAGACACCAAAAGCAAAAGCTAGATTATCTCCCGGCGGTGCATCCGTTGGGTCTATGAGCAGCGGTTGGTCAAAGCAAGCACGTCGAGCTCCTTGGGTAGCCAAACAATCTATGGCTATAAACCCAGGGTCCCCTGCGGCTATCTCCAAGTACCGTCACAGTGAGAAGTTTGTAGCTAGAAGCAAAAAGGTCATACGACCTAGAATTGCCAAAGTTCGTAAAAAGTTTAAGGCGCCAGAACAGTAAGAATAAGGGAAACTATACCTATGAAGACCGCCGTAGCCTCAGCAGATGACGAGGGCCCAAAGAAGAAGTTTGGTGTTGGCCTGCCTAAAAAGCCTAGCAAGGGCACCTATGGTCTTAAGCCAGATAAAGAAAATAATGATGATTACGGTCATTTTAAGAGAGAAAAAGAAAAGCCTAAAAAAGCCTATGCTGCCGGAGGAGCTAACCCTCCAAAGGGACCAAAGCTTAATAACAAGATGAAGGTTGTTCCTTTAAAGGAAAAAACTATTGCGGATCAAGAACGTCAAAAAGCTAAAGCAAAAGAAAAGCTTAAGGGCAAGAATACTAATGAGAATAAGAAAGCGAAAAAGAAATGAAAGTGCCTCGTCGTGACGGCTCACGTAAACCTTTTAGTTTTGGAAAAAAGTCTACCCCATCCTCTGGCGGTAGTTACAATGACTCTGATCCTTGGGGAGACAAAGACTCAAATATAAGCCCTAAAACAGTGCGAGGTAATAAACCTGCAGATCAAGTAGAACGAGAGCGCAAAACGGCAAGTAACGCAGAGTCTGCAGCAAAGCCTAAAGCAAAAGTTATTCCTGAAAAAGTAGCCACCTCTTATAGAAATGACATAGATTAATGGCAAAAAATAGAGCAAGAGATGCCCGACGAGTAGCTAAGTCTATTCGTACACATCAAGAGACTATGGCAGCTTATGGCGCTGCTTCTATGGGTGGACGTCCAGGAAATCTATCCTCGACTATCCAACACCCTAATTCCTCTGGAACTGGGATGACCTCAAGCAAAGAATCCTATCCAAGCGTTGTTCTTCATACGCGCCCAGAATCAGTACGCCTTACAACTTCACGTGCAAGTAAAGTAGACAAGCAACGAAGCAAGGGCTTAATAACTCAAGGTGAAGCGGCACAAGAAAAACTTGAAATACAGATTAAATCTGATTATGAAAAAAGAAAAGGATAAATAATGGCAACTAACGAATCACGCTCACTCAATAAGTCTATGGATGAGGGCGCAACAGACGGCAAGTACCGCAAGGTTCGTCCTAACACAACTGTTGCCCCAGGCACAGGTGACGAGATCATGCTTGCAAACCGTCGCGGCTTGAATCCTTACTGGAACTATGACTTCATTGATTCTGAGTCACCAACAAAGGTAAACCCACTTAAGGCAGAAGCTGCTTTAGGTCGCCGCCCTATGGTCGATAATACTTATAACCAAACTCTCGCTACGGACTAGTAGTAATGGCTTGGAAGCCGGACGATAAGTATACAAAGAAAGAGATGGCTGAGGAAACTCCGGAACATCCAGCTTTGCGTATGCGTAGACTCCGAGCGGAGCCAGTAGCTTTTTTAGAAGGCTCTACTGAGCACGTCAACAATGTAGTTAAAGTTAACTTTAAACAACGGAAGAAGAAAAATGGCTGACGATACTAAGTTTTCGGAGTTAATGACCGAAACCGTTGGTGGACGAGAGCGTTCATCCGCATTAGACTCAGTTATAGAAAGTTTTGCGACCTCTAAAGAGTCAGACGATTCTTTTGGTGCGGGAATTGGGTTTGAAGGCCCTACCTATGTTGCGCCTAAACAACGCGGTAAACGCGGCAACAAGGGCAATAAAACCGCACAAGGTTCAGGGTTAACTACAGGCGGAGCTCAAAGAGATCGTTATGCTTGCTTTGGGAATAAGTGCGAACAAAAGGGTACAAATTTAGTTTCTATTCCTCATGACAAGGGCACTCACTTTGCTCCAATGTGCTATGACTGTAAAGAGACGGCAATTAAGAATGCTAAAAAGCGTGGCTTACCTGTGCCTACAAGCACTCCTATGACTTCTCAAGTAGCCGATATGTTTGATGTTCAAGATAGAGACTCTGAAGATTCAGTTCCTCGTCAAGTTGTACAAAGTACGCCTATGAGAGAACGGGTTAAGAAAACCCCTAGTAAGTTTAAATCTTCTTCCGGAACCGGACGTCCAGGCGTTAGTATTGTAAATGCTGTAGTTCAAGCTATGGATCCTGATAAAACTGCGGCAATGATAGGCGTAATAGGACATCGAATTGCTCAAATACCTGGAGAGGGCAATGTTACTAGAAATCAACTTGACATAGAAACTGTTGCTCATCCAAGATCTGCTACAGAATCTCCTGCGTATAAAAATCGAGCTTTGTTTGAAGCAAAGGGTCGCAGAGGAGAGCTAGACACCGGATTAGTTAAATGAAGCGTCCAGATAGAATATATCGTTTTATAGGCGCTGGACCAAAACGGCAAGAGCGCATGGATGCAGGACTTTTAACCCGGCACCCAAAGTTATCTGATCGGCCTAAAAAAGAAAAAAAAGCTCTTGTAGACCGTAAATCGGGAATAACTCCTACCGCTTCTAGCGTTAGAGTTGCATTAAAGGGCGGCCATATAACTGCACAAGAAGCAGACTTTTTAAACCCTAAACATTCTGAACCGGTTGGTAAAAGGGTTAGAAAAAAGACTCCTAAGTCAAGTGGTATAGCGGTTACTGAAGAAGTTAGAAATGGGCGTACCTATAAAGTCACTAGGTTACCTGATTACACGCCCGCACAATTAGAGGCGGCACGTAAAAAGGCTGATGTACGTGGCACTTTCCGTAACAGGAAAGAAGGAAAAGCCGGAGGATAGGGTAAGATGTTCCTCCTATAGAGAGGAATATTATGGGAGTACCAATTTTAGGTCAAGGCGGTCTGCCTGCTGATCAAAATGGAGAGTACGTAGAGGTCCGCGATGAAGGGCCTAAGATTAGGCTACTCTACTGTTACAACTGTAAATCAATCGAAGAGCTGCCTGATTTTGAGGGCAACTCAGACGATGATATTTTCTTAGAGCTAGCTGTTGAAAAGCATAATAGTGCTGGGATACCTCACACAGGTTTTCTATCTCGTATCGGCGTAAAACTCTGGGGACAAGAGAAGTTTAGAAAAGAAATTATAAAAAATATCCGAAATCGCGTAGGTGGAGGATTAGCTGATATTGATCCAGATTACTACACTACTAAGGCTACTTTTTATGAGGATGCTATGAAGTGTTACTCTGATCATCTCCGCCCTACAGGCGGATGCCCTGACTGGAGAGATTCAAAGAAGCGACTTATTCCTAAGACTCATGCTGAACGTAAGGAAGCAGGACTTCCTATGCCAGCACAGTCCGCAGGTACCGACGTATTTCTTTGCGACTTCTGCCCAGTAAAAACTCATGTAGTTACGCAACAGCGTAAAAAAACCGGAATGTACAACGAATAGGAATAAAAAATGACTGAAGAAAAAAAGACCTTTGTTCTTGGATTTGCCCTACTGCTAGACGCAGAAGGAAACGCATATTTAGAGACTAACCCAGAAGCATTTTCCGCTGAGGTAGCACGCCCCGCAACTCTGCGAGAAGTACGACGTTACACATCTGAATTGTTAATGGACATTAACGCTCAGTCTGCGGCAGAGTACACTCTTGTGAAGTTAGCTTCAGCAAATCAAAAAGCTTCTGAAGCTTTTGAAGTATCTGCCGAAACGGATTAAATCATGGAGGCCTTTATAAAGGGCGCCTTGAAACAATTCCTAGAAAGCAAACAAACCTGGTTTGTACTTAACGAACAAGGGACCCCGATTTTTAACATTTCTGGGTTTTCTAAGTTCATTGTTAAAGGGTTAACTGAGACATACACCTATTGAGGATGAAGAATAGTACCTATGGAGAGATTTTCAGAAGTAAGCGTATCCCCTAGCGATACCTCCTACTTCAGCAAGCCTGAAACAGAGCTTGACCCTAGATTATTTATAGGTACTCATCTTCGTCCTTGGGTGCGTAATGGCATTCAGAGACTTCTTTACGAGCACTTAAGAGTGCGGTACATGAATGCAGAATCTTGGACTACGGTCTGGTTAGCTGGATCCGGAGTATCTTATCAATGGTCTGCAACACGAGATCCTGCAGATTTAGATTGTTTAGTAGGCGTTGACTACATAACCTTTAGAAAATACAACAATGACTATCTGGGCTTGTCTAATGATGAAATTGCCCATATGTTTAATAAAGACTTTAATACTGATTTAATGCCTAATACCAGAAATTGGGAAGGCTACGAGCTCACGTATTATGTGAATCCTCAATCTGATATACGAGACATCAATCCGTATGCAGCATATAACTTAACTTCAGACTCTTGGACAGTAGAGCCTAACCGTAATCCTAGATCTAAACCAGATCCAAGAGCTTGGGAAAACAAGGTGGAAAGAGATTACGAGACAGCTCTTGAGTTAGTCAATCGGTACTCTCAAGCTTTAAACGAAGTTCAAGCTACAACTAATCCGGCCTACAGGTTAAACGCCCAAAGACGATTAGAAGATGTTGTAGACCAAGCTGTTGCTTTCTACAATAGTATCCATGAAGGTAGAAAAGTTGCCTTTAGCAGCATAGGCTCTGGATACGAAGACTTCAACAACTATCGTTGGCAAGCTGGAAAGCAGTCTGGCGCAATACATGCGTTGAAAGCAATAAAAGATTATAGAGACGGCTCAAAAGAAGAAAAAGAATTAGAGACTTACGGAATGGTTTTACCTGATACGGAAACCTTGATTAGGAGAGCCGCTACACATCGGAGACCATAAATGGCAACAGCACTCATTTCACTAGACGGCGTACTTAGAACAGAAACTGGCGACCCAATACACGCTGGCATAAAGTTATTCCGCGTAATGAACGAGCACTATCGCGTTGTCCTAGCTACTGATGGAACAATCGAAGAAGCTGAGCATTGGTGCAGAGCTAATATGATTTTAGGTTACGCAGATTTGTATGATAATAGGATAGCTTTTGAGGGTCAAGATCTACGTATGCGTCATCTAGCTTATGCTAGGTCTCAAGGTGAAGTTGAGCTCTTTATAGACTGCGATGTAGATAGGTCTGCCGCGGCTATGAATGCTGGGGTACCCACTATGTTATTCTTATCCCCAACGTTTGTTCGTAGAAAGCGCCCTGTTCGTCCTTGGGAAGAGCTTAAAGAAGAAGTAAAAGCTCAAAGAGAATTGACTATTCAAATGATGACCGATAGCGCTCTAAGAAGGTGGGAATGATGGATCTAGTATTTCTAGGTGGAGAAGTCCCGTCACACCGTAAACTTCTAATTGAGGCCGGGGTAAAGCATATTGGCATCAACTACTGGCGCCTGGTAAAGCGAGGCCTACCCAAAACCAAAGAATACCTTTTGTCCGAAAAGTACCCAGATGATGTCCGCATCTATGTAGATGGGGGCGGATATCAGGTTAATAAAGAGTCTCTATCTGTGGGAGAACTCGAAGAATACGCGGGAGAGTATCAAGATTGGGTAGTTACGAATGAAGATAAAATCTTTATGGCTACAGAAATCGATGCCAGAGCCCTTGGACCAGCTTGGATCAATGAACAACGAAAATCCTTCTGGGAAGACTTTGGAACTGACCGATTTATGGCAGTTTGGAATGGCGCTCTAGGACACCCAGCTTTAATGAGCTTGTCTCAAGGTTACGAGCACGTAGCTATCCTTGGAGAGACCCTAGATACCGATTTAACACTCTCAGCACGCACACGAGCATTGAAGTCACAGTTTGATACTTCCTTCCACGGATTAGCTTGCGCTAACCCTGCAAACCTGCGACAGGTGCCTCTGAGCACGGCTAGCACCCTATCCTGGCTCTCGCCTATGATGCGCGGAGAGACTATAGTCTGGGACGGCTCTCGCCTGGTTAGATACCAGAAGAAGATGAAAGACCAAGCCCGACCAAGATACAAGGCTGTAATAGAGAAGGCCGGATTAGATTTTGATTTGATTATGGAAGATGATAGTAACGAAGTTACTAAGTTAGCGATTTGGTCGTACCTACAACTAGAAACTTCCTTAAATAAGAATAGAGTGCCACTGTTATCTGATAAGAGTGCATACAAGGATGATCCTGGTTCTGCGGAAACAGGTAGTGTGGAACCTGATAATAGGACCCTAGAAGTGCGGAAAGATTCTGAAGTAATTAAGGGAAGAACCCCTGAAGAAATGCGTACCTTACCAGTATTTTCTGTAAGTACAAAGTCAATAATTGAGAGAGATGCTGAAGGAAGAGACGTCATACAGGAAGCACCAGTCTTATCTACAAGCGGTGTTTCTCTTCGTCAATGTAACACATGCTTCGTTGCTGCAAATTGTCCGGCAATGAAACCCGATTCAGCCTGTGCTTTTAACCTTCCACTTGAGGTTAAGACTAAGGAACAATTAAAGGCTCTTTTAAACGCAATTATCGAAATGCAGGGCTCTAGAGTCGCTTTTGCACGATTTGCGGAAGAGTTAAATGGTGGTTACCCTGATCCAAATACCGGACAGGAGATAGACAGATTGTTTAAAATCATCAAGCAACTAAAAGAACTTGAAGAAAATAAAGAGTTTGTTCGAATGACTGTAGAGCGTCAAACCTCTGGTGGTGTAATGTCAGCTTTGTTCGGAGACCGTGCTAGTACCTTAAGACAGCTACCAAATGATGGGCTTTCTGAGGAAGATACCACTAGAATACTCTCTGATAATCTAGAAAACTAACCTGCGCTGTTATCTGATAACAGTGCTATTACCCTTTGATTGGAGTCTGTGTGTTCTCGTTTCATTTAAGTGAAGATTTTGTCGCATCGTATAAGGATAAGAAAGTACCTTGGGGGTACACAGATGCCGGAGGAAACTCGGTAGGCGAAATTACTTTTATGAGAACTTACTCACGATTAAAAGAAGATGGCACTAAAGAAACTTGGGTAGATGTTTGCCAGCGAGTAATCGAGGGCATGTATTCTATTCAGAAGGATCACTGTAAAACTAATCGACTTCCCTGGAATGGTCAGCAAGCCCAGGCTTCAGCTCAAGAAGCTTTTGACCGTATGTTCAATCTTAAGTGGACTCCGCCAGGCCGAGGACTTTGGATGATGGGAACCCCTTTCGTAATGGAAGGCAAGAACTCAGCCGCTCTACAGAACTGTGCTTTTGTAAGCACTTCAGATATGAGCAAGAACGACCCATCCACACCGTTTACATTTTTGATGGAAGCGTCAATGCTAGGTGTCGGGGTAGGGTTTGATACCAAGGGTGTCAATAAAGAATTCACAATTTATAAGCCAGAAGGTGAGCAAGCATATGTCGTCCCAGATACCAGAGAAGGGTGGGTTGAGTCAGTCTCCCTTGTCATCAATGCCTACCTACGACCAGATTCGAAGACTCCAGTATTTGATTACAAAGAGATCCGTCCAGCAGGCACGCCAATCAAAACGTTCGGCGGAACCGCAGCTGGATCCGAACCACTTGAGAGACTCCACACGGCCCTTACAAATCTCTTTAAGGGACGAGCCGGAGAGAAAATAAGTACAAAGGACATAGTAGATATCGCAAACCTTATTGGCGTATGCGTAGTATCTGGAAACGTCCGCCGCTCAGCAGAACTTGCCTTGGGTCAACCTGACGATAAAGACTTTGTAGACTTAAAGAATTCATCAGTATTCCCTGAAAGAAACTCCTATGACCCAGAGAAGCCGGGTTGGGGATGGATGTCAAATAACTCTTTAGAGGCAACCGTAGGTATGGATTACAGCCCATTCGTAGAGGCGATTGCCCTAAACGGTGAGCCTGGATTTATCTGGCTAGATGTTTCAAGGAAGTACGGCCGTCTGGTCGATCCGGAGAATAATAAAGATTACAGAGCTGCAGGTTACAACCCATGTGCGGAGCAGACTTTGGAGTCTTACGAATGTTGTACTCTCGTTGAGACCTATATCAACCGCCATACAGACCTTAAAGACTATATGCGTACACTCAAATTTGCCTATCTCTACGCAAAGACAGTCACACTCATCCCTACTCACTGGCCAAACACTAACGCAATCATGCAGCGTAACCGCCGTATCGGTTGTTCAGCCTCTGGATTAGCAGCCTTTGCTGATACCCAGGGATTGCCTAAGTTACGTGAGTGGTTAGACACTGGCTACGCTGAAGTCCAGAAGTGGGACAAGATGTACTCAGAATGGCTATGTATCAGAGAGTCAATCAAAACTACAAGTATTAAGCCTTCCGGCACTGTGTCAATCCTGGCAGGAGAAACTCCTGGAGTTCACTGGCCTATCGGTGGTCAATACATCCTACGCTCAATTAGATTTGCTAAGTCTGACCCAATGTTAAAACTCTTTACAAAGGCTAAATACCTAGTAGAGGACTCCGTCACGGATCCTAATAATACGGCAGTCGTGTACTTCCCAATTAAGTCGGTTCCGGTACGCCCAGAGCAATCTGTATCTATCTTTGAGAAGGCTAACTTGGCAGCTTTAGCCCAAGCATACTGGGCGGACAACTCAGTCTCAGTTACTCTCTCATTTAATACCGATACGGAGTCCCAACATATCGGGACAATCCTACACATGTACGAAGGACGTCTGAAGACCGTCTCATTTTTACCAAAGGGTAACGACGTATATCCTCAGCAACCATACACTGAAATTAGCGAAGAAGAGTATAATAATTACGTCGGTAAACTTAAGCCAATAGACCTATCGCCTATCTATAATGGAAATGCGTTAGATGCTGCTGGTGAGGAATACTGTACAACTGATGTGTGTGAAATTAAGTTCGCCTAAAGAGAGGAATACCAATGACAGAAGAGACATTCATCGATGAAGATATAGATGACGCTATATTGGAAGAGTTAGATGATGAAGAATTTGAAGAATTAGAAGACTATGTCCTAGAAGATGAGGATATTGATGACGGTATGGGGGACACCCCCTGCGATTGCGATAACGACTGCACCTGCGTCTAATCACACGTCACCGGTCCCGGTCCCGACACAAACAATCCCAGGTTAGAAACCAGCCAATTGGTCTCTAACCTGGGATTAGTTTTTTATTTCTCTTCTTTGTAGTTGCAGTCAGGGCAAGATTCAATCGTATAATCATCCTCATTGCCGTAATAGATAACTCCTTGCCCGTAACATAAGGCGCATTCGGTTATTTTTGTTTGGCGCTCAAGGTAATCATTAAAGCGTTGATTAATCCTTGAGATAGTCAAGTTCATGTGTTCCAGGATCTGACTCTGGATCAAGATCTCCCTCTCGATAGAACTCATGCATGTACTCCTTCTCTATTTGTACTATGTCTCGTATTCGATCCATAGCTTCGTTTGCTTGTTTTTGTATATCGTCTTTGCTAGTTGACATTAGCCCTCTATGTTGAAGTCCTGGCATACAAGCATTACAGCATCATCGAGGTCAGCTATCAGGATTTCTATTTCGTTAGGGTCAAGATCTTTGACCATTTCAGACGTTACACTTGACTGCCAGATAGTCTTCATAGTTTAACCTCTACATCAGCTGTAAAGACTTTGCTTTCTTCATCAGCTGTCCAGCGGATAGACTTACGATTAACCATCTGAGCACACCAGCGCTTTGCTGGGGCGACGCTTGTCCAAGCAGATTGAATAACTGATTCCTCAGGTACTGCATCTGAGTCTCCAGTTATCTCAACCGTTGCCAGCCAAGCTCCGCTCTTCTCTTGATTTTTTGCGAGCTTGAATGAGTAATTGAGCTTTGATCGCATGTGATTCTTCCTTCGTTAGTAGTATTCCTTTTTCTTTTGGCCATAGGTATGGCAGGTCATCAGGAACATCAAAGTTGTAATGATGAGGATCTTTTCTGTTCAGGTTTGATTGATGACTTCTATGGAAATCAAGATTACCCCACCACCAAGGCCGTCTAAAGGCTGTTGGTCCTAAGGTGTTCATGATGTCTTGTGTTTGTGTTGAGACCGTATCTTGGTACCCACGATCTTTCCACTCTTCGCATATACGTAAATTGTATACGCAAAGGAGGCCCTCATGACCTCTCCACATTATTGCAGCTGGGTGGTTTCTCCACCCGAGTGTCATACCTAGGTTAGCTTTTAATATTTGTAGACTCTCTACACGTTGCTTACCCAAGCGTTTATCGTCTAGTGCCCTTGCTGTCTTTACTTCATCGGCATAAGGCAGGAATGTATTCACCATGATATACTTTCTTTGAACTCCTTCCTCTACTAGGGTTCTTAAGTCCCCTAGGCAATACGGCACGGCTGCATTGCCTAGGGGCCCGTCAAGTGTCAAACTATTCGGAAATAATCTTTGCATCTATAATGCAAATATCTTCCCCGGGTCGCAATTGGTTTCTGTCAAGCCAGCCTGTAGTGAATTGGTCGCGTATGTATAGCAGAAAGTTATTCTCCAGGCTTAGTGGAGTTTTTAATCTGCCGTGATACAGGCGACATTCGAACGTTACCTGGATTGAGATGAAAGGGTCTTGCTGTGACATTTGTTACTTCCCCTTCTACTAGTTTGAGTCTTCATCTTCCTCAGTTAACAGAGTCGTCAGCCGGCTGCTGTGATCTCTGCTAAATGACTCGATGTGTAGCTTAATCACCGTTAGGCAATTATTGTAATGCTCGTGAGTATGCACTTCGCCGTTTGAGGCGACGAGCCATCCCGAGACATCTTCCGAATCACTATCGTACGAGTAGTGCATACGCATGTCCGGAAACTTTTCTGATAGGGCTAATACAAAAGCATTTGGAGTCTCGGTTGTTTCAAACGAGATTGCAACTGCCTTTTCAAATGATCTTGCTTCTGCCTTATCTTCTTCGCTTAGCTTATCTAATAACTTTGGCGGAAGCTTAGAAGCAAAGTCAAGCTCAGCTTCGTCTACTATCGCAGAAGTCATTGTGTCTATGGGACAGCCCCAGTTCTTCAAACGCCAGCTGCCTACGTCCATAGCACCAAAACGCTCAACTAATGACGGCGTTAAGGTTAATGTTTTAGCTGCTTCTACTAACTCTGGTGGAGTGGGTAGAAGCTTGTTGAAAGATACAACTCTATCCTCAGTCTTAAGTGAGTCTACGATTTCGTTGATCCGTTCAACAGAAGAGTACATAGTTACTATGTTTCTACATACTTTTTCCATATTTGCCTCCCTGTTTGTTTGCGGTTGTTTGTGTTGATGCCTATCCTAGATTGATGCGGTAGAAGCTATCTCCTCATCAAGGTTCTGGAATGCCCAGTCTTGTGGGGTGAATAGCTCGTGTATCTCTAGCTCTGAGCCAGCATCTACATCAGCCAGTAAGTCAGAGGCATGAAGCTGAAAGTCAACAGCTTCTTGCTCTTCGTCAAATGGCCCTATTAATGTAGACGTTATCACATCTATTACGACGTACATAGTTCCTCCTCTAGTATTAACTTGCTGGTTGATGGGTTTACCTCTAACGGTTTAAAAGCACCGTGCTCATTCGGACGCCACTTAAAGCTTTGTATTCTTGATAGAGGTACTGTTTTTCCCTTACCTTCACAACGTACACAGGCTGTTGTAATAAGGTGTGGGGCATCACGACGTAGATCACCTACTTCGTAATGACCGCACTCACGAGATATATTATGTGAGGGCATTTGTGGGTCTGGTCTAGTCCAAAAACCCATTGAACAGGTATAGATTTCTTTCTTGGACCCATCACATCTGCGGCATTTTCGTAATCCTTTGCTGCTGTTTATTGGGTCATCTGGTTGTCGTATGACTAGGGCCTTATTATAGTAATCCCATCTAACGTCAACTAGATTAGCGTATTCTTCCATAATGCGTCTCTGTGCTCTGCTGTATCCTACAGATGCGCTTATAAAAGTTCTACCATCTTTTGTAAACCTGACTATGTATTCGCCAGGTTGTTGGAACTTGCGGTGTAATTGTCTCCAGCGATAGTTTAATACTATGTCTGAATTTTTATTTGCGGGGTCTACGTAAGCTATGCCTAAGCTGTGGTGATACAGGGGACGGTCTATAGAACTTCGTCCGCCCCCTATCCACTTCGCTGCTTCTTGCCAGTTACGTACACGAGCCCACCTACGATAAAACACAGGTGTTTCTTTGTACTCTTGCATTATTCCTCCTGAGCTAACGCTAACTTTTTGTCTAGTTGCTTAACCAGGGAGAGGACTTTAGGTAGAACGTTATCCCGGATGTCTTTAACATCTGGTCTTTCCATTCCACCCATCTTGAGTGCTAGAGTGATTTTAGCGAGGCGTTGAGTCGGTTGATGATCGTCATTTATCGCCATTGCTTTTGATATTAGGGGAACGATTTTATCCTCAAGTTCATGCTCTGGATCGCAGAGGTATTGACTTGCGGCTATTGTAAGTGGGGCTAACGCCATCTTTGGATATGCAGATGTCTCATATATTTTGTTAGCAAGAGCTTCCCACCATTCTGGGTCATGCTTATGAAAGTCAGCGAAGTCTTGATAGACAGCGCTTTCGTTTATAATCACTACCATGCGTGATACATCTTTGTCATCTGGGTTGTGCACTAATGCGTCCAGTATGAGTTTAGAGTATGCCATGATTCTACCTCCTTGATTTCTTGCGGATTGCTCCGGTTACGATTGCACGGGCTAGGGGGACTAGATCGGCAGCGCTATTAACGTTACCGAATATTTCTGCCCCATGTCTTAGCTCCCAACGTGCAGACCTGCCTTCGGCAATGGCCTCCTCATTGGATCGTTTAGCATCTAAGTAGTCCTTGGTTCTCATGATTAGTACAAGAGAGGTTAGGATTCCTCGTTTTGCCATACGCGCTATGACTTCATCATTTTTGTTTGTGTTGAACACACCATCAGTAATGATGAACAACATCTTATTGCTACGGGTAGAGGACATAAGAGTCTTTTCCGCTAGGATTAGAGACTCGTATGGTTCTGTACCACCGCTGCCATAGATGAATTTAAACTGAGTCTTGTCTGCTTTCTCTGTACGAGAGTAAGCCACCTCAGTCTTGTCGTCAAATGCATACACTGTTACTGGACAATCTATATGCTCTAAGGCACGCTTGATAGTCCAGCAGGCAATGGATGCCATCTGATCGTTATTGCCACTGCCCATTGAGCCTGAACGGTCAACGCAGATGATTGCTTCGATATCTGTGCTGTCGTCTTGTTCAGTCCAGCGGTCAAAGGCTTTGCCTACCTCAACCTCGCCACGCATAAGTCTAGGTACATTGAGTTTGCCGGAAGGCATCTCCTTAACCCAGAATGGTTCTGCGTCATCACGAAGCTTTTGAAGTTCGTGTGCGAACTTACGATAAGCAACCATTGCGGCACTAGGTACGTCTGCCTTATCAAACTTGCCAGGCCTACCAGTTTCTCCGCCTTTATCATCACCACCGATTACAATGCTTTGCTTGCGCTTAACATCGGCTAGAACATCCTTACGCTCATGCACCTTGTTCAGGGCATTGTTTAGCGTAATTTGTAGATCATCTGGGATTCCTCCCACACTATCTATATGTCCTTGACCAACAGATGGTGTTGAGTATATTGAAGCCTCACGCTTGGCTAACGCATCTTGAGATGTTTTAATCTGATTGTTTAGATCAGCAAGAGGATCTTTACCTAAAGGATCTTCTCCATCTTCATTGTCATTAACATTGCCGGGAGCAGTTGACATTCTGTCTACTTCATCTAGCAATTCATCAAGCTGTTGCTTCTCTTGAGAGGTTCTAGGTACGTACTCGTCTTCACTGACGCCCATTCCTTTAGCTCTCTTTGAGTCATACTCCTGCATCTTGCCAGGTTCTGGTCTGCCTTTTTGTATAGGAGACCTATGGCCGCATTGTGATATGCCGCCTGAACAAGGGATAGGCAAGTGAACTAATACTTCATCTTGCAGTTGTTTGATAAGTTCTTGCGCTCGCGCATAATCCCTAGGGAATGCGAGCACTCGATACTCATCAACTATTCTGCAGATGGCTGGTATTAGGTCAGGCCTTATAAAGATATCTCTAAAGCCTTGCCGTACCTCAACTGGTAGATACTTACGACCACGCACCACCAAGTAATTACCAATGGCTTCTTCAGGCTTATCGGCTAGATACCGTAAGACTGTAGCTTCCAAGAATGGCATGATTGATGGATAACGTGCACACAGCAAGGTATCGATACGTTGATCTTCCAATATATTGAACGATTGGAATAGATCATTCTCGATAACCCACTGTACTAACGGAGTACCTTTACGTGGTGTGTACAAATGATGGGCTAGCTCATGGTAATTGAGGCCGTTAATTTGTACTAGCGTTTCCAAGTCCATCTCATTGATGTATTCAGCATTGAGAGTTATGGATGCGCCATCGGACCAAGCAGGTGCTGGTCCGCTGTCAACTATGTTTACCACTAGTGGATCGCCAGTAAGAATTCGGTCTGCGCCTTGATACACTCTTGCAAGTGTGCCTAGACGTAGAGCCCGCTTTTGTTTCTCTTCTGTTCGAGTCTCACCGTGATACCCAGTGTCTATCTCATCGTGGTATCCCATGATTACTCCTTATGGATTAGTTGGAGTGTTGTTTGATGTCAACCAGTTCTCAACCTCGGCAATAATGCCTTCTCCGAGGCCAGCACTATCTTCACCCTTATCTTGATCTAGTATTTCAACTAGTTCAAAATCAGACTTCAGATTGTATTCATGTGTAGTGAATACAAGGCGCACCTTGTCTTGTTCTTCTAGTTCGAAGTGGGCAATGAAGTTCTCAACTGCAAACTCAAAGCTGAACACCTTGACGAGCTTTTCGAACTCCATCAGCATGTTAGTTGAGATTGGTGTCTCGAACTCACCCTTGTTAGCCTCAGCACGCAATTGATTCTTTAGAATCTTGAGTGCCTGTGACTTCACAAGCTTGTCTTCGACCTTATCGTCATAGTCCCAAGGGATTTGTACGACATAGCGATTGCGGAATGCAAAGTTCAAAGGCGTAGTGCCAATGTAGTTTGGATTCATAGTCGCAAAGATTGTGAGGTCTGGATGAGCCTCTACAGTCTCGCCCATATGGTCGAGAAGAATTAAACAACGGCGGTCATCAAGCAACGAATACAAGACGGTATAGATCTTAGGACTGATGAAGTTAACCTCATCAAGACATAGAACACCGCCATTACGTACAACGTCTGTTACTGGGCCGTCAATCCATACAAAGCCACCTTTGCCATCGGGAATATACTTACCGATGAGTTGGCTTGGTTCGAGTGCAGCGTTACCAGATACAGTTGCCATACGTAGCTTCCGTGATGCAGCCCATGCAACTACGGATGATGTCTTACCTGGACCGGTTGGCCCGTAGATAAGCACATCAAACTTGTTAGCGCGAGCCTTGTCGTAAACTTCGAGGTCTTGAATACCTACGATGTCACGACTGATATAGGCTTTAGCGCGATCCATTGGGGGGATACTTGCGAGTGCTACACGAGGTAGTTCATCAAGGTTATTGGCCGTGGATGTTTGTGTTGAAGCAGACTGCGGAAGGAACGGTGATGCCGGAGCCTGGCTACGAAGATCAATGATTAGATCTTCAAGGCTAGAACTCTGAACAGATACGTCTTGATAAAGAGCACAGATACGCTCTGCAGCGTCTGTCTCTTCATCAAACGGTAGTGACTTAAGGTGTGCGTTGACCGCTTTAGTCATGAGGACTGGTGCATAACCTTTAAGGTCAAGCGCCTCAATATCTTTAGCAGTGAGTCGAACACCTGATGGAATACAAGTGATGGTTTCACTTGAGTCCATAGCGTTCACTACAGTTTCTATGTCTGATTCATCCCAGCGATTGCCATAACCTTTATTGCCATCGCTCAAACGAGAAAAGACACGGACTGTGTCGTTATGAGGAATCATCATTACTTGACGATGATCAGCTCCCATAGTCGGCGTATACGTTTCTACGAAAACAGCTATTTTCATAATCTGTCCTTCCACTTTCTTTGCAGCTAAGGCAACTACCCAATGTAGTCGCCCGCCGTGCGTGTAGAGGACTCGAACCTCAAAGTGTGCCACTCACGCCGGGGAGGTTAGTCTTCGTCTAGATACTTATTACGGGCTATGATTGTCATCTCGTAAGAAGCTATTTTGTTTTTAGTCCACTCAGATATAAGTTCGTATAACACATCATCTTCCGTTGCTGCTTCTATTACTAGTTTTGCTGCATCACATTGTTCTTCAATGTACTTGATTTTTTCGGCTTCTTCAAATGGGTCTGACATTGTTCCTCCTATAGTTATGAGCCCTCAAGCCATAGCACCGTTAGTCTGACATGCTATGGCCTGAGGGTTTGAGAACAGAACACAGTTATTTATTGAATAGAACATATACGCGTCGATGCACATCGATATACATCTAGGACCCTCAAAATTTCCAATATGGTATTGTCGTCCATCTTCGGACAGGTGTATATATACTTAAAACGTTTTTTGGCTTACGCTAGCGTGCACTTTCGTTTCACTTATATAACTCTGAACAAGAAGATCACATAACGCACAGTGATAGTACTTTTTCTATTAAGTTACAGCAATATAGAGGTCAAATAATAAACCTACTGCATTCTGCCGTGCCTCAAGCAAACGAGGGGACTTTTCGTTACCTAGTAACTCCCACTCCCGTGTTTACTATCGATTCGCTGAACGTTTCCGTTTACGAATCAATATCTCTAGTTCGTTCTGTGTCTTACCGCCCCAGATGCCGTGTCGTTCTGGCACTGTGATAGCGTGTTCAAGACAGGTATTTACTACTGGACATCTATTACAAATTGATACGGCTAATGCATCTCTCGCGGATCTTGTTTCACCGCGTTCATTGTCATCGTAAAAGAAAAGGTCGGGGCTTTCAAAGCGACACAGGCCTTCCTCTTGCCATTTCCAGTTATCCATGATTGGTTTAGGTAACGCTGCTGGTACTGGCATATAACCTCCTATGTTGTGTGAATGTTTGTGTTGGGACAGAGATACCACGTTTAACGGTATCCTGCACGCACGTGGGTTGCCCCGAGGTGTCGCTTTAATTGCATTTAGTCTCATGTGTTTTGATTAGTTACTGAGTGGGAATAGTGTCCACATAGGATACCCACGCACATTGGCCAATCATTATGTCTCTGCCCCAACGCGCCTGTGAAGGGATTTGCACCCTCCAGAATTACGAGGATAAGTTGCATGGTTCGTCGAACGGTATACCTATCGTGTACTTCTTGGTCCTTCCACAGGCAGGTTCATATGCGCTACGTTTCTCAAGGCACACTCGTATAGCATGCTCCGTTACCGGACCTATATAACAAGGCCCCACCGGCCAATCACATATGAACTTTGGGTATCCCCGTCGTATTCAACGGAGGGGGAATTATTTTATTTCTTTTCGTGCTACTGACCATCTAGATACATCCATATTCTCCCATTTAGACGGTGCATACAATGATGATGGCTTTATAGATGGGAGGAATGCTCCGCCACCATTTACTGCAGCTGTTACGTGGTCTGGGTTAACTATAAACTCTTTGTTTGTAGTTAGTAATGATAGTTGTTGGGCTAAAGCACCAGCAAATGTTAATGTTTCATTTATAACTGTGTTGTAAATGAACACCTTAATGCTTGAAGGCAATGTCTCAAATGACATTGACTCTTGGCCACCACCACCGTGCCAACCTGGGAAACTACTACCTCGTGTCCCCCATTTGTAACCACCTTTTTGAGCCCACACGCCTTGAATGCCAATGTGTGGTGGGATGTATGCTAGATCTACAGAGGGATCCCAATGAACATCTAGTCTATCTACACGGAATGGTCTGTCTTCATTCTTATGCTTGCCTACTATTACCCACTTCTTAAACGTTAAGGTTAAGCTGAGGCTAGAATAGCAACGAACACCATCTAAGTCTATTTCCATTACAATACTTCCAATGCTAATTGATACATAGATGCTGAGACGGTCTCATCATCTGACATATGTAGCAACTGGATTGCTTGGTAAACAGACTCATAGACTGAAGGCTCTACTGCATAGCCTCTACCCATGCGTGATCGTAGAAAGTAAGGAGTAGGTGTGCTTGTTGGACGTTCAGGTTCAGGTCCAATAGCTTTAACCACAGCTTTGTGGGGAACATGCACCTCAGAAACTACTCTGTAATACTGTTCGTCACTACCCCATCTACGACTGCTTGAAGACCAATGAACTTCTCCGCCAACTGTGCAGCCACGTAAGAAGTCATCCATTCGCTTTTCGTATGCTTTCACATCTTTGTCGTATTTAGTAGATGCGAGGTTATACTCTTTGTCTAACTTTTCATACTCATCTTTTTGTTTTGTCAACGCGGCATAGCGTTCCTCAAGTGCTTCAAGGAGGTCAAGTCGCCTGATTTTGAGAGAGTTTGTTTTTGCTCCCATGGTTTGCCTTTCTGTGTGTCGGGTTTGTTTGTGTTGAGCCGTTTAGCCTTGTCATGCTCAGGACAGGTAGCAGGTATACCCCGATGCTCACGGGCCATGTTTTACCTTAGGTCTTGTCAGACCAAAGACACTCCCTCCTCTTGAAGTGTGCCGTGCGCTGTGTAGGACTTGAACCTACGACGACCGAATTATGAGTTCGGGGCTCTAACCAACTGAGCTAACAGCGCCTTACCTAGTTCTTGGTATCGTAGATAAGTTTTTCTAGTTCTATATCCATAAGGATGTCTTCGATATCGTCTTTGTTTTCATTGCACGCCTTATTCATTATGTCTAGTATGTTAGATAAGAACTTAGGGTCAGCCCAAGCACCTGTTGGAAACTCATCAAATACAATGATTTGCCCCTCTGGTACATCTATATCTGTCTCTACCCACACTGCTGTGCCTTTGTCGTTAAATTCATAACGACCGATGCGTTGCATAGTCATAAGCGTGCTAATTTAAATACGTACTTGGTATACCAACGACTATTTGAGAATAGCCACGGCTTTGTCTCATCTATGGCTACATCAAAGACATCACTTGTCTTGTTGTTTAATTTAACTGCCCTTTCAATTGCGTTAGATAGATAGAATGTGTCAAGACCCTCAATCTCAGGCTCTTCTCCACGATAATAGATACTAACTAGGACTGTTTTTCGTTTCATGATGTCAGTACTCCCTTCTCACCACGCATGAACATACGTGTGTGAATCTTTTCATTGGGCTCGATTAAATACACAGCCCGTGTCTCTTTGGCATCGCCAAGATCAACGAACTTATTGAACGCATTGACTGCATCTAGAGCATTGTTATACTCGAAATAGCCTGCCTTGCCGTTGGTACCGTCTTCGTACACTTTGATGACATACAGCTCATCATCGGGTATGCCATTCTTGCTAATCATTAGTTAGCCTCAGGCACTACGAATAAAGCGGGGCGGTCGGTGGTTGTTTGTGTTGGAGCGATGTTTGGTATCCATTCAAGCACACCATCTCGTTCTTCCAGGTATACAAGGCCGTCTTGAACATCAGACAAGCCATCGCTGTATCCATCGTGCCAACCTGCTCGGTACATAAAGCGACGGGTGAAGTAGAACACAGCACCCGCGATGATAAGGTCAACCAATAGGTTGAACCCGTTGTAGAAGATGATCTCACCTTCCATGATTTGCCTCCTTAGTTAGCAGCGACTAATGCTTTTGCATTAGCACTGATGTAGTGGGCCAATGAGAGGGTGTCTTGCTTATCCTCAATCATTGGGATTGCCTTTGCGATACAGAACGGGCAACTAGATGTATTGTTGAAGCGGATCCAACTGTACTTGCCGTCTGTCTTTACATGAGTATCCTCATGCTTATAGAGAACAGTCTTAGCGATGGTAATCGTTAAGGTTTCTGTTTTCATTTTATCCTCCCTTGTTGTCCTGTCCAAATGGGCAGGGGAAGACAGAGATAGGCTGTAACGAATCAGTTTCACGTACCAAAGAAGCGTGCTGCAATGCACTGCAGAAATCTTCTCATGGAGTCACACGCACAAGTAGGCACATTCTCTCTAACATTTGCCCACGGGGCTCACTCTCCATTTGATACATACGTGGCGGAGAACCTGAAGCGCAGCTTGCAGAATCAGGTAGAGATGCTCAGACCCTATCTCTGCCTTCCTCCATCCATTTAAAGTTGTTGCGCTGTTGGAGGCGCAGACTCGCGGGGAAGGAACTTGTCATTACGCGCTAGATGTATAGCGTGCATGTGTCCAATCTTTGCTTCCCATTCAAGTTCATAGCGGGCTTCGTAGATAGCCTCGTCATTCTCAAAGACCATGGTCTCGTATGCGCGGGGCTTGTAGTCCTCACCTAGAAATACGGTGGAGATGTAGTAATGATTGACTTGATCTTTGCCAATCGGTATTGGTCTGTCCATTGTTATCCCTTCTGTGCGTGTAGGCGGTCAATCAACAGGTCAATGAGTGCCTGTGACTTTTCATTTTGATCGGGGATGCCAAAGAAATCGGTAACAGGTACGTCATACAGGCGGGCCAGCTCAATGAGTTTCTTGACTGAGATTGACCGCTGTCCGCGTTCATAGGAACCGATTACATTGGCTTTGTGCTTGCCATTAGACTTTTGTGCGGCCTCATCAAGCGTCCAGCCCTTGAGTTGGCGTACATAGCGCAACCTAGCGCAGATGTTGGCGTAGGTGGGCGTGTTTGTGTTGGCACGCTCAGGCATTGATGGCCTTCATTGTTTCGCTGATCACATAGTAAGCGATCGCACAAGGACGGCAATACATTTCGGTGGGGATACCGCCTAACTGGAATGCATCAGTACCGCTATAGACGAGATTGGTATTGGTGCAATGGATTACTGCACATTCTTTTTCCATCTTCTTCCTCCTAGTTATTACCCTCAGATAGAGGGTGAGAGGCACACCAAGCGAGGGACTTTATACGGCCGTTTTCAGGGGGACGAGTAAATCAATGTATGCAGATGTGAATATTACATACATAACTGCGCCAAGCGGAAGTTAGACGAGACCACATCAAATGCCTCTAACAATACTTACCAACTGGATGGTGTCCGTGCTTGATGTGCCTTCCACTATCTATCTAAGATGACCTACCTGATGACTTGCCATCTAACAGGTGAGGACTATCAACCTCTACATAGGTAAAGCCCTGCTTGGGCATAAGAATCAGGGCGTATTTCTTCTGTCGCTCACGCAATTCGTGGGCACAGTTTGGATCAAAGCAATAGTGATAACCAGCATCCCATCTGCCAGGTAGGACGGGGTTACCACAGACGGTACAGTCCATAGTTACCTCCTAGGTGTATACCCGTGGACAAGGAGAGTGTTGGCATTGTCCAAGCACTTAGCACATCCGCAACCATCGCGGAGAGCATTGACTACCTCGTAGAAAGTTTCGGTAGGAATGGTGACTGTCTTCGTACCGATTGTGCCCGGAATAAGGCGGGCTGTTGTATCGTCTGAAACTATGTGGGACATAGCAACCTCCTAGTTCATACTCTCAGGTAGAGAGTGAGAGGCGCACCTGCTTGATAGCACTCAATGATCTATAAGGACCCTCCCTACAGATGAACAGATGCGCCTTTCACAGACTAACTGGGTGGAGAAATGGGGGGCAGGCATACGGTTTGTGTTGGTACACATAGGCATACCCACCCCCCATTGTGGAAGGCAGAACAGAGTAGTTATCTTCGTGCCATTAGCGGTTAGGGTGTACTTCGGGATTGCCTAACAGTCTCCTGATTCCCACAGGTATCGCCGTATCTTCTGATGTAAGGGGTATGAACCCCTCAGCCCTACACGGTACGGGGAAGGTAGCACCGTGTAGAGTTGAGAGGCCAAGGACTATTGGCTTAGCCCTTGACTTCCCCTAATACCCTGATAACAGCACTACCCCCTAGCCGATAACCTGGTCGGACTGACACAGGCTATGCGGCTAGGAAGGCAGTAGCCGAGAGAGTATTACGCGCTTACCACCAGTGATGGGGTGGTGGCAACGGAGAGATCACGGATCTCTTCGCTTATAGATGCCAACTGTTGAAGGTCGGCATCTGATACAGCCCCGTCTTTCATACGCTTCTTAAGCGTAGCGACACGGGACTTGATGGCAGCAATGCTGGTTGGGATAAGGACTGATTCCTTATCGTCAACGAATTGCTCTTCCATAGTGGTGATGGCACGAACCACCTGTGCTGTGTCGGATGTATACACACCATCCAACTCCATACCGAATCGCTTGGCGATACGGCGGGCATCACGAGGCTTGTACCCGTAGGTACGAACCAAGTAGAAGGCGTGGGCAAACTGAAGTGGTGATACTTCCACCACTTCTGTCCCATCCTTCTTGGCAACTACAGCAAGGTCGCTGTAGATACTGGCAGGGATAGGCGCACCCCACCCATTGGCTATGGCCTCATTGGCAAGGCGCTCAATTTCACGCTCCTCGCCACGAGCACCACGGACATTAGCAGCAGCCACTACGGACTGGTCGAACAATGACTGAGTAGTCATTTGGTTTCCTTTCGTTACACGGGAGACAGTTATCTCCCGACTGCCCATTGTTATAGGCATGGCGAATAGGGCAGGTTTGACCCTGCCCTATCCACATCACGAAGAAGGCACGAAAAAAGGCGATAGACTGTCTGACAGACAGGCTACCGCCCTACTCATTTCTTACGAGTGGCACGACCACTCGCTCACATTAATTCTAACTAAATTCAGTTCAGTGCTTCTTTTGACCCCCCCGCACCTTTAAGCCTTTTTGCCTCAGTTGGCCGCCAGGTGAGACTGACTACCAAGACCATATTGAGCTAGGCAGTGGCCCGGCCTGTGTGCTGCATGTCACAATTCGTTATTTTGGGAGGAAAAATCGGGGAATACTTAGATTACAAAATCTTTGGCAGTGGCTGCTACACTTTGGGAGCACTTGCCGATAGGGAGTGCTTTTAACTCGCTGAAACTAAGGAGAAGTACAATGATGGCCTATGCCGGAAATACAAGTAATAACAAGGATCTATTCCCATTTAGGGCGTGGATGGTCGGTTTTGATCGACAAATGGAAATGCTCGAGAATATGAGCGGAAGAGCTACTAGCTATCCTCCATATAACATTATCAAGGTAAATGAAGATAATTTTAAAATTGAGGTCGCTCTAGCTGGATTTACACTAAAAGACATAACAGTCGAGGTCCAACCACCGTCAACCCTGGTAATCGAGGGAAATCGTGGGGAAGAGACTAATAATGAGTTCCTACATCGAGGAATCGGTGGACGGGCATTCAAGCAGAACTTCGCATTAGCAGAGTATGTGGTTGTAGACGGAGCATCATTCAAGGACGGTATCTTGACGGTATCACTCTCCAGGGAGCTTCCTGAGGAGCAGAGGGTCAAGAAGATCACCATTAAGGGCGATACACCCCCACTGACGGTCAAGAAGCAGTTCCCTGAGAAGGATTGGACTACCAAGCCTCATCAGCACGAATACAACACCACTATCACACGTACTAAAAAAGATAAAGATATACTGTAGACTAAGGCTTACCTTCAGCGTGGGATATGCTGAAAGCCCGTGGTACTTGCTAATAAGTCCTTCTGTTAGTCTCTTGGGCCGCATTACGCGACGGGCATCTACAACTTAAGGGAGAGCACATGACAACACTTGTAGCAATACAAGGAGATGGTTGGTCAGTAATTGGTTGCGACTCTCGTGCATCCGATGAAGACGGACGTTATATGGAACTTGCTACATCTAAAGTTGTCAACAACAACGGAGTACTCATTGCAGTATCCGGAGCATCCCGCGGTGGAAACATTACACAGTTTGGTTGGAAGCCACCTAAGCCTCGCAGCGCAGAAGAGCTAGATGTCTTCATGACTAAGAAGTTTATACCTAGCATGCGTAAAGCTTTTCAAGAAGCAGGCTATGAAGGTAAAGAAGACGGCGATGCAGCATTCCAAGACTCTAACCTCATTGTATCTATAAGAGGAACTATCTACCCGATCTTTAATGATTACTCTTGGGATAGAGAAGCCCGTCGAGTCTACTACGCTGGTAGTGGTGGCGATATCGCACTTGGAGCCCTCGAGGCCCTCAACTATTCAAAGATCAGTACACCCCAGGCCGCCGAAAAGGCTTTGCAGCGTGCAATTGAAATATCTATAAAGCACGACATCTATTCAGGTGGAGAGATCCACACATACATACAAGAGGCGTAATTACAAAATTCCCGCCGGTTTTGACTAGTATTAATATTTCATATTCTGAGAGTATTAGTTATGCATAAAAAGAAACACCAGCTGGCTGCTCCAGGACCACGCAACTATGTAACAGGTGGTGTTGCGCTCCCCCCATATGTTTTACCCTACTATTATCTGTGGTACGGGGGTACTAATATGATGGCCCCTTACGGAACTCCAGGCGGACAAAACCAAACTGCCCAGAATGATTTTGGAAAGGATACTGATGGCGCAAGTACAGGCACCGGAGAAGCAGCAGCTGGAGGAGACGCCTCAGCAGGGGCAATTGTGTGATTCCTGCGGAGTAAGAGCTTTATTCCAATCTTCTTTTGGCTTTGGCACTTTATATTTCTGCCTGCATCACTACAATAAACTTGCTAAGGCACTAGACGATAAGGGCGCAGTATCAACTCCCCTGGTCGAGACAGGAACTATAACATTATGAATCTTGATCAACCACAAGGCTCGGGCCGCGTTGTACCACAAGCTAAAAACGGTGGTGGCGGTGGTGGCGGAGGATTTATGGCAAAACTAGGTGCCATGGTTTCTGGTGCGTACACTCAAACTTTAAAATCACAAAATCAACTAGCAATGGAATACCAACGAGAAATTATTCGTTCTGCTGGAGATAAAACACGTAAAGACAATACTTTTGAACACCAAACAAATGTGTTAAATGATTTAGATCGACGTCGTGCATCAGGAAGTGGTATTGAACAAGCATTTGGGGTTCGTTACAAGTCTGATTACAAACCAACACCTAACCCAGATAAAACTAAGACTGGTACACCACCAAAAGGTGGAAAAGGCGGAAAGCCAGGGCAGATGAAGCAAGTTGGTGTTGGAGAAGCTGAAGAAGCTCTTAAACTAAGCAAGGGCGTTGGTGGACGTAAGCCTAAGAAATCTCAGCAACTTAGTGACACTTATGAAATTACAGACACCACTACTGGTAAGAGCAGAACTGTTAAAGATCCTGCTGAAAATTTAGGTATTGACCAAGAAACTGTTGCAGACTCTTCGCCTAGATATGCAGCAAAGCTTGGTAGAAAAGCTGCTGCAAAAGCAGCAAAGAATAACCCTAATCCAAATGACGGCGGAAACGGAAATAAGAAATAATGGCAAAGACTAAAAGTCGTAAAGTTGCTCCTAGACCTAATCGTGTAGCTGTAAAAGCTGACCGCAAAACAAATAAGGGTGGCGTGCGTATGGTTAATGAGGGTGGCGTATCTAAACCTTCTACTACTAAAGCTGTAGATGAAGCACGTGCTACCGCACAAGATACCTTTGCTGCACAGCAAACAGATGAAATTGGTTCAGTCCCCCGCATAATTAAAGAGACTCGTGGAAAAAAGACTAAGGTTACAGAAGAAACTGCAGATCAAACTGCGGCACGTGTAGCTGGTCGCTCAAGACGAGCTAAGCAAATTAAAGAACTACCTGGTGCACAGACTGTTGTTATGCGCCAACCTTCCACTCCTGGAGCATTAGCTGCCGGAGTTGCTAGTGCAAGTGTTCCTGTTTCAGGAACTGGCGCTGGTTCTGCACCATCACCTGTAGTTTCTACAGCACCTGGAAAACTAGTAAAGGTACGTAAGACACGTAAGGGTCGAGGTTCAGTAGGCGCACCAGATTCAGCTGGATCTGGAGATATGATTGAGATCCGTGACCGTAATGAAATTTCACAAGATCGTAGGGCTGCTAAAGGCCGACGTGGTGCAGTAACTGCAGGAAGATCAAGATCTGATCGTCGTGCTCTACCTTCCTCATCACTTGTAGGAACGGCTACATCTACAGACACACGTAAACGTGGATCACGTAGGTTTACTAAGTTAACTTCCTCTCAGATACCTACCGCTCAAGAAAGAGCTGGCGGAGCATACGAAGGTGACAGCAAAACTGCTAGACCTTATGCAGATGTACCAGAGACTGCCTCTGAACGCCATATCTACTATGGAATGAAGGCTCGTGAGTCTGAGGTGCAGAATGTTTCTTCTAATATAGAAAATCGACAGATTCAAGAAGCTGTTAAAAGAGCAGGAACTAGTAAGGCTGCTAATCCAAAAGATGTTGAAGCGGCACTAAAGGCTAAGAAAATAAAGAAGTCTGAAGCTAAAGACTTACTAGACAACCCTAAAGTTGCTGGTATGCCAAAAATTGGTATACAAGGATCTAAGGCAGATACAGAAGCGGCATTAAAAGCTGGGCATATTACAGAGACTGATGCTATGCACATTAGTGCTGATTATGCAGCAGACCGTTTAGTTCCTACTACAGATAAGTATGTAGGCAGCGACCTAGCTATGGCGCATGAATTATCTAATCACTTAGGTCATCCTGCATCATTAATCCATAATTATGTAAAAGAAAAAGTTCCTGGCGGCATGAAAGAGTTTAGAGATAAGGTTATTTCTAATATTCGTGGAGAAGGTGAGCTAACTCATTGGACACCTACAGGTGATGCAGCAAATCCTTATTCACCAGTCTCTTCACGTAAGAGCGGCGCTGTTCGTGCACGACGTCGTAAAGGTCTTGAGAATCGGACAGTTACTGTAAAGACCCCTAAAAAAGGTCCTAAGGGAAGCATGCCACATCAAGACTACGTTAAACTTCAAATCGCTAACTACGCAGATGAAAGCCCAAGTCAAAAGACTTCTCGTAAACGTGGTTCTCACCCAATTACCGACTCACTAGTTAGCGATGTAATGACTCATGGAGCTGTTTCAGTGCATACCGCTGAAGGAGAGACTTTTGATTACAAGAAGGTTAGCAATAGCGTTCAAAAAGTTAGCAAGCCTAAAGCAAAGTCTAAAGGCTTTGTTCCTCCTAAGGGAAGCGGTGGCTCTGTTGCAATAGCTGAAAATGCAGACGCAACACCAACAGTATACAAAAAAGCAGGATTTACTTCTGTTAGGTCCCCACGTAGGCCTATATAAGATGCATCCAGATCCAGCTAATATACCTAGGAACTCTAAAGAGGCTCGCCCATGGAATGAGCACAATGTGCTTGTTGCTGGGCAGACTTATGGAATCCGTGGGTTTAAAAGCATGTCTGACGTACAGAAGTACGAAAACGCCCTTATTAGCAAAAAGATACTGCATCCAGACGATCGCATATCCTGCGATGGCCCTGGCTGTAACGTAGCTCGTAAAGATGGTAATCATAACCACGGTGAACAGGGGCTACTCTTTTAATGTCTGAGACAAAGAAGTTTGGTCCTTACAAGGGCTCTGACGCTAATGGCGGTCGCCCTATCTACGTCTACAAGAAAAAGGTAGGCGGTAAGTGGGTTACTACATCTAAGAACAAAGCCCGTGCTGATTACGAATCAAAAAACGGAAAGCTACCTCGAGATACTGACGTTGACCATAAAGATAATAATAAGAAGAATGACTCAAAGGGCAACCTACGTGCTATGTCTCACAGCAAGAACGTAGGCAAAGAGAACAAGCGCAGAGCTGGAAAGAAGTCTAAATGAAGCCACAGCCAGGTATGTTCGATGACCTAGACAATTTACCTAAAAAGAACGGTAAAATAGACTGGTCTTCATTTGAAGCGGCAGCAAGAAAAGATTTGAAGAAGAGTAAGAAGAAGATCGAGAAACAGGAGGACATAGACCCTTATGCCTAAGTCACCAGCATGGACTCGTAAAGAGGGCCAAAACCCAAATGGCGGCCTTAATGCTAAAGGTCGCGCTTCTGCTAAAAAAGAAGGCCATAATCTAAAGCCTCCGGTAAAAAAAGAAGAGGCCGCTAAATCAAAGAAGTCTGCTGCACGTCGTAAATCGTACTGTGCCAGATCCGCAGGTCAAGCAAAGATGTTTCCTAAGGCAGCTAAAGATCCAAATAGTCGTTTGAATAAAGCCAGACGAGCCTGGGATTGCTAAGAGATACTTAATCTAGGTGCCCCGATCAGGTACTGTAAACCCCTCTAGAGAAAAAGGACATAATGTCAAGCTATAACCTACCCGCAGCAGTTGGGTCTGATAACGCTACTGGAGCAGAATCCATAGCTATTGGAAACACGGCCGCCACAGTTAACAACAATGGTAATCTCACAGACTCAGCAGGAAACCTACAGGTCGATTTTGTATGGGGCAACATCCCTGCAAAACCAAATGATGAGCGTGCTGATGGAACTCCAACAGCTACCGAAACATATGGAGCCTCACAGAACGGTCAATGGACAACTAAGAGCACAATTAACTCTGCTCGTCTAAATCCAGCTTTAGCTAATCACGATGCTATTGAGGCTGAATGGTCAGGTTTCCCAACATTTACGCCAGGAGCAGGTAACTACATGATTACAGCTGCTTCAGGTAACGGCACAACAGTTACATACACATCACAGAATGAGCTTGCAGCTGGGGATGTTGTAAACATCACTGGCCTTACAGCAAGCGCCTACAATCTTTCTTCAGCAACAGTTGCTTCGGCAGACAAGTTGAAGTTCACAGTAACTAACGCAGCTAACGCTGGTGAAATCACCGGACAGTGGTACGGCAAGGTTCAGTCAACTACTGCCCTAACAGCAGCAGATGGTGCTGGAATTGGTTACATCGTAGTACCTAACGTAATCGGTAACACTACAGCAGTAGCCCTTGACACACTTAAGGATGCCGGTTACGAAGCAGCTAACATCACTACAGCTACAGCAGCTACAAACGCTGCAGGCGTAGTAACAGCAGCAGCTCGTACAGCAGGTTCTGGCGTTACAACGATTACAGATTCATCACACGGATTTGTTACTGGTAACCAGGTTACGCTTTCAAGCGTTGACTCAACTGTTAATGGTACATACACAGTTACACGCCTTACAGACAACACATTCACAGTTACAACCACAGCAACCACAGTATTGGCTCTTTCAGCTATTACAGGTGCAGTCGTGGCAGTTGCTGGAACAATCAAGGCTCAGTCAGTTGCAGCTGGAACAGCTTCAGTTACTTCAGCAGCTACAATCACAATTACACCTTGGGCAACAGCTTCATAAGCTTTCCAACACAAACAAAAGGCCCGCCAGTTTGGCGGGCTTTTTGCATTTTAAGGTGATATATTTTATTTACAAATGACGCCACTGCGCTTATTCGCAGCACTAATCCTTGCACTATTCCTCTTTATATTGGGACAAGATTCGGCTCAAGCAGAAGAACCTACCGTTAACACGGTGGTAGTTAGTCCTGCCACCGAACCTTCTCAGCCTGTTGTCGATCCGATTCCCGGTTCAACTCAGCCTCTTGTTCCAGTTGTTTTATCGACTTCTGATACAAGTACTGTTTCCACGTTGTCGCCCGTGGTAGCTCCTGTCCTGCCCCCGATACAAAATGATCCACCAACAGTTACCTCCGTTACAAGTAAGGTTGAAAGCGCAACTGTAACATTGACAACGGCGGTACAAGCCGCAACTCCTGAAGCAGTTTCTTCGGCAGCTCCTGAAGTTGCCGCTGCCACTACAGCCATTGCAGCTGCTGATAGCGCCACTGCCGTAGCTATTGTGGCCGTACAAGCTGTAGATTCTCAAACAGCTGTTGTCGCTACAGCAACTACAAACTTAGCTACCGCGCAAACCACTTTAGAGGTACTAACAACCGCAACAGAAAACACTAAAGTTTATACGACAGAGGGATATGTAGCCCCTGTCGCCCCTGAAACCCCAACAGTTACCACAACTACATTGCCAGTCATGTATGACGGGTTTACAAAGATCAGCACCCCATTTGATATCAAGATGGGTGAGACTGTGTATGAAGGCCAAGGAACAAACAGCCAAATTTACGTAACCTCAAAAGCAACGATTACCTTTGGCAATGGCGACTATAACTGGTGGGATTTTCCAGCAGGAGCGCATATCTCAGTCTTTGGCAGCGACTTTATGAACGATAATGCAAATGGCTCTTCAACTGTTGTAAAAACTACCGAAACTACTTTAGAAGTTGACTGGAATTTACACAAATTTGCACAACCAAATAGCCCTATTACAAATGTTAATTGGAAAATGACTGTCAACCCAACAACCGGTGAATGGACAGGTATTGGAACAGTTGCAGGAAATACAACACAGCTTCACAATGGCCCACGCATAGGTGTCCGTGAAACTGCAGGACAACCTGTAAAACCAATGACTGAGGTAAGCACTGAAACTATTGCTGCTGCTCAAGAAGTTGTAAACGATAAAACAGAAGTTAAAGCGGTTGAAGTTGCTACATTAATTACTCTTACAGATAGCGCAACAGCTACTATTGCTGTAGCAAATCAATTAGCAGACACTGCTACAGCTACTGTAGCTACTGCAGTTACTGCTATTCAGGCTTATGTTCCGCCTGCGCCCGCTCCCGAGCCTCAGCCCACTCCGATTCCCACACCCACACCACAACCAGCGCCAGAGCCAACACCAGCACCGCAGCCAGAGCCAACCCCAACACCAGTCCCAGAACCAACTCCGACACCTACCCCAACTCCAATTCCCGAACCACCTGTGGTTTCTCCCACGGTTCCAGAACCTCAACCTGTTCCTCAGCCCGAACCAACGCCCGTGCCCCCTGTAGATCCCACTCCAGTGCAACCTTCTGAGCCTGAACCAACGCCTCAACCTGAGCCACAGCCAGACCCAGAACCCGTACCTGTTCCTGAGCCAACTCCAGAACCCGTTCCTGAGCCTCCTGTAGAGCCTGAACCACCTGTCGCAATACCTGATCCTGAGCCAACACCTACTGAGCCCTCCACAGAAGAGCCAGAGCTACCCACAGAGCCCCTACCAGAACCGGTAGAGCCCGAAGAACCACCCGTAGCGCCTGAGGAGCCTCAGGAACCTTCCACACCCGAGGAACCAGCACCAGAACCAGTGACACCAGAGCCAGAGCCAGAAAATCCGTCCACAGAACCATTAGAACCTCCTATTGAAGAAACTGCTCCGGAACCTGCTCCAGAGCCAGAACCAGAGCCTATCACAGAAACTGAAGAGGTTACATCTGCCGTAGAAGATGTCCTATCTGACGGCAAGCTTTCGGCTGCCGATGCTGAGGCTGTTATGGATGCTTTAAATGCAGACGGAGAAGTTACTGCGGAAGAAGTAGGCGCCCTATCTGAAGCGCTAGCTGCTGACGGTAAATTAACTACTGCTGAAAAAGAATTGGTTGCAGAAGCGCTTATTGAGTCCGTAGCCCCAGGTGAGACTCTTACTAAAGAGCAAATTCAAGACGCGGGCATTGTTTATCAGGACCTACCTCCAGAGACCCCTGTTGAGGTTAGGCAGGATGAAAACGGCAATGAAGTTATAATTACAGCAGACGTTGCTGCAGCCCTTGTATTACTAGAGAACCCTGCGGAATTAATCGGTGAATTATTTAGCGATCCGGGCGAAGCCCTACAAGCACTTGGAAGTATCGGTGCTGATATGTCCGAAGAAGAACGTAAAGAAGCAACCGATATGGTTGTTGCAACTGTTGTTGCTGCTGGAGCTGCTATGAATGCCGTAGGTGCGGCTGCTGGAGCTGCTGGAGGATCAACAGGAGGAAGTAGTGGGGGCGGAAGTTCTGGTGGCGGTGGCGCTTCTGGAGAATCTAAAGGCGTTAGGAGACGTAAGCCGTGAAAGTACTTAGAGATATGATCGACCAGCTATGGACACTACTAGGCATGTTTATTGCCTGGGTTGTTCTAGACGGGTCAGCTAAAACCATTGTAGGATATGCGATTGTTGGAACACTATTTGCGTGGGCGGTTACTTACCGGCTACGTAACCCAAAGGATGAAGAATGAAAAAAATTGGCTATGCTTTAGCTGCTTTGCTATTGGCTAGCTCATTAACTAGCTGCAGCTATCAAGGTTTCTATAGATATCCTTGCCAAGACCCAAAAAACTGGGAAACCGCAGAATGTAAGCCCCCTATTTGCACTGCTTCAGGAAGTTGTCCTGTAGACTTAGTTAAGACCCCTCAACCAGAAGGAACACCAAATGGCTAAAGAAAAGCTAACACCACAAGATCTAGATGCTAGATTAAAGTTTATTCTAGGTATCACACTAGGAACAATCTTGCTATGCACATCACTCGGCATTCTTTATGGCCTTTTGTTTGTAACACAGCCAATTGGAGCACAGTCAGAAAATGACAAGATGTTCTTCAATGTTCTAGGCAGCATCGCTACTTTTATTACAGGAACCCTCGCGGGCATTCTTATTGGTTCTTCTGGAGCTAAAGACGTTATGGCAGCTCAACTACAGAACAAAGAGATGGACGCTAAGAACACACAGGCTGATAAGAAGCTTGAAGCAGAGATTGATGCTACAGCAGCACGTTTGGCAGCAAAGCCAGATGGCGCAATGCCAGAAGCACAGCCAGTTGATACAGATTGGGATAAAGAATAATGGCAGATCAAGGAACAGCGGCTCGTCTTATTGAAGTTGCTACAGCAGAGCTAGGTACTATCGAAGGTCCTAAGGACAACGAAACAAAGTACGGAGCTTATACAAAAGCTAACTTTCAACCATGGTGCGGATCTTTCGTAAACTGGTGTGCTAACGAAGCTGGAGTAAAGATTCCTAACACTGTCTACACTCCAGGTGGAGCACAGGCATTTAAGAAAGCTGGGTCATGGATTGATGGAGACATCGCAGATCCAGAACCAGGGGATGTCGTTTATTTTGATTTTCCATCAGATGGTGTAGATCGCATTAGTCACGTAGGCATTGTTGTTAAAGATAATGAAGATGGGACTGTTTGGTGCATTGAAGGAAACACTAGCCCAGATAAAAAGGGCTCACAACGCAATGGCGGTCAAGTATCTAAGAAACTTCGTGCTTTCAAGAAAAACAAGGCCGGTGAAATGATTTCAATCGTAGGCTTTGGTCGCCCAAAGTTTAAAGCCGCTGGATCAGCTCCAGCAGCAGCTAAGTGCCCAACTTGCGGTAAGTAATGTATTACCTAACTCACGTCACTTTCCAAGGAATATTTATTGCCTCAATACTCGCAACAGTAATTATTGGAGATTGGTGGGCCAATCGTTAATAAAAAACCCCCGGTTATTAGCCGGGGGTTCTTTATTTAGAGTTGATTTTTAGGGAACTTTTGTAAAAAGTCCGCGTATCGTTCTCCGTTATTCTGTCCTGGGTATATCTTCCAAGAAGACCAGTCTTTGCCACCATTTGTCATGTGGTAAGCAATTTCGGCGTTCTTAACCGGATCAAATAGATCCTTGTCACTTTCTAGGTTGAATTTCTCCCGCCTAGCTTCCCCTAGGCTACCAAGCATGTTTATCTGGAAAATTCCATAGGAATTATCTCCAGTGCTTGTATCTCCGTTATGGGCTTTTGGACGACCGTTAGATTCCTTCTTGGCAACCGCCCAGGCAATCCTGAGAGCTTGTCCTTCGAACCCTACCTGGCTGAGTAGGTCTTTAAGGTTATGGTCTGAGAGCTCGGTGGCGTCTCTGTATAGGTCTAAGCCAGTTTTTACTGGCACGGCCACAGTTACGGTAGATCCGTCTGATTCAGCTGCTATAGCTGGAGGGATCCACGGAAGTGCGGCACATAGTACGAGTATTCCAATTTTCTGTTTTGCATTACCTTGCACACTATCTCCTAGGCTAGAAGGCCAGTTCTGACCCTATGTGTGTCACTCACATGAGGCAACTTAACGTCTGTCTGTTAAGTTCGTACTGCAACCCTTTTGTTACGTAGTTAGTGATGGCCCAGTCTCCTGGGCCATGGATATACCGTAGCAGTAAATACAGGGGTCACGCAACCGTTGAGTGTGATAAAAAACATAGACTACGTGTAAACTAGGGTCGAAAAGGAGCTACATATGAAATTATCTTGGGAAGAGTATAAAAACTCTATTACTAATGCCGTTAGCGAGCTACCGGTAGTTACACCACCTCCAGCGCCTTCAATTGAAGAAGCTATTAAAGAGGAAGTAAAAGAAGAAGAAGTTAAGCCGGTAAAGAAAAAAGCACAGGCAGAACCTGAAGCATCGCCAGCTGAATGAGAATTGAACGGATCATAACTCGTCAAGGGCACCCAGTACCAGGTAAGGTAACTCAACCTAGGGGCCCTTTCCCACCTGAGCTATTAGCTGAACCAAAGATCATATACGAATATGATCGCCAGTCAGATAGCGGGGAAGAAGATCTTCCTGTTGAAGGAACGGCCCAGAATAACTTCAAAGAATCAAAATGGTTTAGCTGTAACGCTTGTCAACTAGTACTAACTGAATCTCAAACTGAGACGCATATTTGCGAGGAGTGATTAAGTGGCAGAAAGAAAAAAACTAACTCCCGCACAAATAGCTGCCAGAAAAGCAAGATCTGCGATTGGTAGTGTAAGAAATCAAGTAGACCAGCAAAAGTATTTAGACGGTTTGCCAGCAAATGTTCGTAAGGCTTACGAAAAGGGCCGATATGACTTCGCAGAGGTTTTAGATACCTTTGGGTCGGATATAGACAAAGACATTGACGCTAGAGGCGCTGGGTACAACATTGACCAAACTGGGCCCTATAAAGCTGGCGACGATGCCCTTGCTATCTATCCAGAAGAAGACCCTGCATATAGCCCTGCATCTTTTGATGATGAGGATTTTACAGAGGTCCCAACACAAACCAGTATGATAGATAGGCCAAGAACTGTTGCGGCGTCTTACTCCCCAGAAAGATCAGTACTAACGCTAGTATTTAGAGACTCTACAATTTATAACTATTATGACGTTAGTATTGACGAGTGGAGAGACTTTAAACGTTTAAGTAGTAAGTGGGCTTACATATCAGATCATTTAAACTTTAAACCTAGAGGACCTGCCAATACTTCAGACCTACCCCCTAAACTACGGTACCTGGCCTACAGAGGCGCAAGAGCCCTTCAGATAAAGAAGAACACATGAGAACACGAGACTTCGGTAATTTTTACTGGCACGAGCTTACTTATCCATATAAGCCTAAAGGTTTATGGGAACCTGCAGATACGCAGGAGATTGACGCACCATTCAGAAGAGGCCATGGGTTAGCAATTAGGGTACCCTTTACCTGTAAAGCTATAGTTATAGGGCACTGGAAAGAAACCGGTTACTCAGAAAATCAAGCACTAACCTACGCTATAAATGGTAGGGGTTTGAAAAAGGATGAGGTTGATTGGGATTTTATTAGGTCTATGGATTTGGAGAACGAACTAAATGTTCAAAAAGAAGAAAGAACAAAGAGAGAAAACAAAGCTTGAAAAGAGAGTTGCTAGCTTACCTAGTGCTGAACTAGTAGGTTGGTCAGAAAACGCTCTTTATTCAGTTAGTCGTAACTTGGCCACTTGGCAAAAAAGTGGGGACACTTTCTATCTAGAAGAAGCAAACGTGGGTATTGAAGCCCTTAAAGCGATAATCGATACCTTACGTGAAAGGGCCCAATGAAAGAAGATTTTGATTTTGAAGACTTTGAGGATGACGAAGAAAGTGAACTCGAAGATCTAGATCAAGTCGACCATGCGCCCAATGAAGATTACGATTACGACGACGTAGAAGAGTTTGAAAAGCTTCATAAAGAGGACGAGCTTGATGAGTTATCTAAAGAGTTTGTTAATCTACTTGTAAATAAGATCATGGATTTTATGGTTATCTTAGTAGGCCATGACCTGCACCCATATCAAAAGCCTTTAGCTAGACGCATTATTGAGTCGGTAATTGTTAACGATGGCGAAGAGGTAACAGCTTTAGCCTCACGTCAGTCAGGTAAATCAGAGACCGTAGCCGATACTGTCGCTACCTTAATGGTTCTGCTACCTCGCCTAGCAAGAATGTATCCAGAGCTACTAAGTAAGTTTGCAGACGGTATATGGGTGGGAATGTTCGCCCCTATTCAAGCTCAGGCAGAAACTTTGTTTTCTAGAACGGTATCCCGCTTAACAAGCGAACGTGCGCTAGAAGTTCTAGGGGATGCTGAAATTGATGACATGACCGTCAAAACTCCCGGCGTAACAAGAAATATTAAATTAAAGAACTCAGGATCATCTCTTATGATGATGACAGCTAACCCACGTGCAAAGATTGAGTCTAAGTCTTTTCATTTGATGGTTATTGACGAATGTCAAGAAGCAGATGACTTTATCGTCTCTAAGTCTATTGCTCCTATGGGCGCGTACTACAACGCGACTATGGTTAAGACAGGAACACCAACTACACATAAGAATAACTTTTATAGGTCTATTCAACTAAACAAGCGTAGGCAGACAGGCAGATCCTCTAGACAGAACCATTTTCAATGGGACTGGAAAGATGTAGCTAAATTTAACCCTAATTACGAGAAGTTCATTAGAAAAGAGATGTTGCGTATTGGAGAGGACTCTGACGAGTTCCAGCTCTCCTATAACTGCAAATGGCTACTAGAACGTGGAATGTTCGTTACCTCATCTGTTATGGATGACCTTGGCGATACTTCCCAAGAAGTTGTCAAAAGCTGGCATAGATCTCCTGTAGTAGTCGGTATTGACCCAGCTAGAAAAATGGACTCAACAGTCGTTACAGTTGTATGGGTTGACTGGGATCGTCCAGATGAGTTTGGATACTACGACCACCGCATCTTAAACTGGATGGAAATCCAGGGGGATGACTGGGAAGAACAGTATTTTCAAATAGTTAACTTTTTAGGTAATTATGACGTCATGGCTGTTGCTGTGGACTCTAACGGAGTAGGCGATGCCGTAGCCCAAAGATTAAGGATTTTGCTACCTAGGGCGCAGGTAATCTCATCCCTTTCTAGCCCTACAGAGCAGTCAAAGCGTTGGAAGCACCTTCAAGCCCTAATTCAACGCCAGATGATATCTTGGCCAGCTCACGCCAAAACTAGAAGATTACGTATGTGGAAGCGTTTCTACCAACAAATGACCGATGCGGAAGTACAATATAAGGGTCCTAATTTCTTAGTGGCGGCTCCTGAAGAGGCGCATGCTCACGACGACTTTGTGGACGCATTGGCCCTAGCTTGTTCTTTAACTCAAGAGATGGTTATGCCTACCGTAGAGGTAAGCGCATCCCCTTTCTTTAAGTAAAGATTTTTGAGTTTAGGCAGAAAAGTATAAGTATTAGTACCAAACTCTTACTTAAGGATCCTTAACCTATAGGAGAAAATATAAATGGCAGAAAACATTGCGCCAGTTCCATCGTTCCCAGAGCGCACGGGAGCAGTCTATGAGCGTAAAATGTCAGCAGCACAAGCAGGACTTCGTGGTCCACTTCGTTTTGAAGAAGGCGTAGCTACTGATACAGACGTTCCAAATGACTTCCAGCTAGGTCTTAACCAAGGTTATGACACACCAGCTGGTCGCCCAAACCATAACGTCAACGTTATGGAAAAATACCCAGAAGAGACCATGCGAGCTCGCGCTCACGTTGGATCTGCTGCTTGGGTAGAGGCACCTACATATGTTGGAGAGTTCTCAACAGGAACTTTCAGCGACTATGCAGAGACCAAAATCGAGGAAGTATTCCGCTCAGGATCACGCTATGGACGCATGAATCCTGCAGCTGTTGCTGACTAAATAAGATATACTTTATAGGTACCCGGCTTCGTACTCTTTCTCCGAAGCCGGGCACCTGTAATTATTTAGGAGATAAATGGCTAGAGTAGCAGCGAATCAAAAGCTATGGAATAGCTTGATGCGACAAGCGAAAGCTAAGTATCCAACAAAGCGCCCAGGCGCTGGTACCAACAGAGCAGCCAACAAATGGGCTAGTCAAGAATATTCTAGACAAGGCGGCGATTGGGTAAGCTCAATCAACGAAGTAGATCCAAAATTACGAGATCCTAAAAAAGAATTAGAAGATAAGAAAAAAGCAAAAATTTCAAAGATTAAGAGAGAGAAAAAAGAGCGGGGCATAGTTTAATCAAATGAGAGGGCAAAGTAGATTTATGGAGAGTGAAGGCAAGTGAGTATTGACTTTAGCCCACCGAGTTACAGGGCAGCCTCATCCGACTTAACAATCTCCATTTCCCCACTAGGACTTGTAGAACTTGCTGACGAAGAGTTCGAAGTTCATGGTCCACGCCTAAATAGATACTCCCTTAACTGGGCAATGTACCTTGGCCACCATTGGGCTTACCGCCGTGAAATTGGCGAAGCACAGATGGTATTTAACTATTACAGAGCTTTCACAGATTACATAGTAAATTTTAGTTTTGGTCGCGGAGCTTCATTCCGTAGCCCTCACGCAACAGAAGCAATCATCCCCGACATCCTACAAAGAGTGTGGGAAACAGATAACGATAAGCATGGCGTTATGTGGGAAATGGGCCAGCAAGGCGGCGTTTCTGGAGACTGTTTCGTAAAGGTTGCCTATGAAGAAGCGTTTACAGATAGCGTAGGCCGTACTCATCCAGGACGTGTGCGAGTACTTCCGCTTAACTCTTCATTTTGTTTTCCAGAGTTTCACCCACACGATCGCTCACGTTTAATACGATTTAAGCTTAAGTATCGTTTCTGGGGTACTTCCCTTGAAGGAACACGCCAGGTATACACATACACTGAAATCCTTACAGATGACCGTATTGAAGAATATATTAATGATGAGCTTATTGATTCACGGCCAAACCCACTAGGAACTGTTCCGGTTATTCATATACCTAACGTACGTGTTTCTGGTTCTCCATGGGGCCTTTCAGATGGCCACGACATTATTGTTTTAAACCGTAGCTACAACGAAATTGCTACTGATATCTCAGATATTGTTAACTACCATGCGGCACCAGTTACTGTTATTACAGGTGCTAAGGCCTCGTCCCTAGAAAAGGGACCTAAAAAGGTCTGGGGCGGGCTACCAAAAGACGCTCAAGTATTCAACCTAGAAGGTGGCGGACAAGGCCTTGTCGGTGCTATGGAGTACTTAAAGATCATTAAGACATCTATGCACGAAATGATTGGTGTTCCAGAAACCGCACTTGGTCAAGTACAGCAAATTTCTAACACTTCAGGTGTTGCATTGGCTATTCAATACCAGCCGCTTATGAACCGATACAATCAAAAGATCGTTCAATATAGCGAAGGTTTAAAGCGAATTAACGAACTTGTTCTTTTAACCCTTGCAGTTAAGGAACCAGAGCTATTTGTATACAACCCAGACTTTAACGGCCCAATTAAATCGGATCAACTGCAGGTATGCGACCCTAATGATCCATTAACGTATGAGACCTCTGTGCACTTCCCACAGCCTCTCCCACTAGACAAGCTAATTCTTTTGAACGAAATCCAGACAAAGATGAGCATGAACTTGGAAAGCCGAGAAGGTGCGTTGCGTACCCTAGGTGAAGAGTTCCCAGACGAGAAGCTAGACGAAATTCGTACAGAGCTTATCGAAGACGCCAAGGCCGATGGAGCTTTGAACCTCATCAAGTCACAGATCAACTCAGCTATTGCATCACTCACTGGACTACTACCTGAAGGACAGGGCCTGGAAATGGCTCCTGGACAAGAGGCTGGAGCAGGCATTGGGCCTGGACCTTCTGGCCAACCAGGAATAGTAACTCCATTTGAGGCCCAAACAATTGAGCAGATGCAAGCAGACTTAGTAACAAAAGCATATGGTACTAAGCTCCCACAACGTCGAGGAAGTAAAGAAGACTCGAAATACGGGGAAAACTAAAGTTTAGGCTGACAAAACCTAAGAAATTTGTCAACCTACTACAAACGATATCCGCAGGTCATCGTGGCACTTATTCGGACAACGACCTCTTAAACCTAAGGAATAAATATGTCAGAAACAGCAAACCTTGTTGATACACCGGCAGCCAAGGAAGCATTCTTCCAAGACGTGCCAGTAGCAACAGAAGCTCTTGTAACACCAATGCAGTCTCAAACTCCTGATAAGTCCTACTCCGAAGAAGATCTTCGTCGGGTTAGAGAGCAGGAGAAGTCCAAACTCTATCCTCAGATAGATTCTTTGAAAGAAGAACTTAACATTCTGAAGAAGGAGCGCGAAGAACGTCTGGCGGAAGCTGAGAAGCTTCGTGCGGAACAGGAAACTGAAGCCCGTAAGAAGGCTGAGGAAGACATGGATGTCCGTCAACTCCTTGTATCAAAGGAGAAGGAATGGGCAGAGCGTCTTGAGACAGAAACGCAAGAACGTGAAAGAGCCTTCAAACTTTTGGAGCGCGAGCGCGAGTACGCAGAAGTAACTGATTACCGCAATCGTCGTCTACAAGAAGAGCGAGAAAACGTAATCCCGGAACTTCTTGATTTAGTTTCAGGCAATAATGCCGAGGAAATTGAAGCAAGCATCGCGGGACTAAAGGATCGGTCATCCCGTATCCTTGAATCTGCACAGCAGGCTATGCAGTCTGCTCGTAAAGAAATGACAGGCAGCCGGGTAACCGCGCCGCCAACCGGACCCCTCGACACTAATTCGGATCAACAACAGTTCACAGCGGATCAAATTGCCGCTATGTCGGTTACTGAATACGCAAAATATCGCGGTAAGTTGCTAGGACAAGCAGCAACTGATCGTGGCAAGGGAATATTCGGATAGTTTTAAAGATATTACCTACCAATTAATTAATTAATTAACTAAGGAGTAACACCGACATGGCATCAGCCGTAACTGGTACCGGCAATTTAGCCGCTGCCCCAACAGCGTATTCTGGCGCTAACAGCCAGCTTACACAAGCAATTCAGACCATCTGGTCAAAGGAAATCCTTTTCCAGTCAATGCCTATTCTTCGCTTCGAACAGTTCGCTGTTAAGAAGACAGAACTAGGAGTTGCACCAGGTCTTCAGATTAACTTTATGCGTTACAACAACCTCGGCTTTGCCGGTACGCTTGTTGAAGGCGTTCGTATGGAAACTAAGGCACTAACAGCTCAGCAATTCTCAATCACAGTTGCTGAACACGGTTATGCAATTGCTGTTTCTGAACTCCTACTCAACGCATCATTCGATGACGTAATGGCTTCAGCCTCACGTCTACTCGGCCGTAACATGGCCCTATACCTTGATGGTCAGGCTCGTGACACACTCATGGCCGCATCTTCAGTTATCTACGGCTACGACCGCTCAGGTCTTACAGCTGCAAATGACTGGTACGGAACAGGTACCGCTGGTACTAACCGTGCATCTCTAACTGGCGCATTTGACCTCACCACAGGTGTTGTCAAGGACGCAGTAGAAACACTTGCAACAAAGAACATTCCTCGCCTAGGTGAGACATATGTTGCATTCATTCACCCACACCAGAGCCGTAAGCTTCGCGACAACCCAGAGTTTATCGAAGTAACAAAGTACGCAGCTCCAGGTAACTTCATGCTTGGTGAAATTGGTCGTCTATACGACACAGTATTTATCGAGACCACACAGATCCAGAAGGTAACAAACGGTGCAGGTTCAGGATACTCTGCTGACACCGCAGTTGCTGCTGGCAGCATTGCATACCCAACTGGTGGAGGTTACACTACACCAATCACAAAGACCGGTAACGGTAATAAGGATCGCTACACAGCTATCTTTATTGGTGACAATGCATTCGGTCACGCAATCTCTCTACCAGTTGAGCTCCGCGATGGCGGTATTCTTGACTTCGGTCGTGAGCATGCGCTTGCTTGGTACGCAATCTACGGCCTAGGTCTAATCACAGATCAGTCTGTAGTTCTAGCAGAAACCAACTAATTTAACCCGTTAGGGGGCGGGCCTTAAAATCCGCCCCCAACACAAACTTACAGGAGAATAATAATCGTGGCAAAAGCAAAAGTAACAGACGTCACTGGACGTCAACGCGAAGAGCTAATTAAGCAAAATGCTGAAGCTCTAGCAAAGAGATCAGAAGAGATGTCCATCGCAACTGCAGTTGATGCAATACGCATGGAGACAGAAGTTGTCGATTTGACAGTTCCGGGCGAACCTACTGTTATTGATGAAGTTGAAAATGTTGGGGTTACCTCAGCTGACGACTCAACAGTTATTCGAGTAGCGGAAGATTTGGACTTTGTAACTATCGGTGTGGGTAATCATTACTCTTTTAAATCCGGTCAGAAGTACAAAGTGTCTAAGGCAGTGGCTCAACACCTTCAGGAGAAGGGCTACCTTTACGACAGGCTCTAAGCCTCCACTAGGTTGCCCACTCTGACTAACGCCCTCCTGTCAGAGTGGGCTTCTTATTGTTTACACTGACTAACATTCAAAATGCTTGGATGATTAGATTTACAGATAAGTCGGAGGATTAGTGGCAACGCTTTCAGCTCTTTCAGATAGACTTCGTGCCGAAATCGGAGACATGGGTCGTTCTTTCGTAGAGACCTTTACAGGAGACGGTTCTAATAAACGTTTTCAACTTACATACGCCCCCGTAAAGGGCACAACCTTATTAATTAGGGTTGGAAGCACTAACGTATCTTCTACTGCAATAATTGAAGAAGTTACTGGGATGGTAGAGCTAGCTTCCGCCCCAACACTAGATGCGACAATAACTATCTCAGGAACCGCATTTAAGTACTTTACAGATACAGAAATTCAATATTACGTAAATACTGCCTTTAGTGAGCATGCTCGTAGTACAACCGATACCAATGGTAGTAGGGCGACACTAACCTCACTTCCAGTTATTGATGAGTACCCACTTGTACTATTAGCCGCCAGCATGGCTTTATACACCCTAGCTACTGACTCAGCTTTTGACATTGACATTATTTCACCAGACGGCGTGTCTATTCCGCGGTCTGAACGTTTTAGACAACTTATGGAAATAGTAACTGCTCGTAAAGAGCAGTATCGAGAGCTGTGCGTTTTGCTTGGTCTTGGTATGCACCGCATTGAGGTCTTTACACTTCGCAAGATTAGCCGACGTACTAATCGCTATGTACCTATTTATCGCCCACAAGAAATCGACGATGGGTCTATGCCACAAAGAGTTTATCTACCTATGCCAGATTACGGGGATGCTACTCCTCCAAGTCCAGTCCCTACAAGAGATCTGTCTATGTATGCTGGAGATGACTTTGCTATCAAGCTTAAGTTCAACACTAATATCTCTACCCTTACCCCACTCTCTCAAATTCGTTTATTCCCAACGTACCCTGCAAATCAAGTAGGGCCAGTAATTGTAGGAACGTTTACTATTACAAAGTCTGCTTCAGTAACCGGTGGAATGGTAGACACACTTACTCTATCTTTAACTGGAGAAGAGACCGCTAGATTACCAAAAACTGCGTATTGGGATATTCAAATGACCACATCCCTAGGAGTTGAAAAAACTTATTTGCAAGGCAAAGTCTTTACAAGAAGTCAGGTAAGCACTACTCGCGGAGATTTTAGTGTCTGATCCAATTGAAATTATTGAAATCACTCCAGATGACACAACTGTTGTAATCATTGGAGAAAATACTGGCGGATCCGGCCCAGCTGGAGCTCCAGGAGCAACAGGACCTACCGGCCCTACTGGTGCTGCAGGTACAAATGGTGCTACCGGACCTACGGGAGCTACCGGACCTACGGGAGCCGCATCTACAGTACGTGGCCCAACTGGGCCAACTGGAGCTGGCGGAGCAGTAGGCGCAACCGGTGCTACTGGCCCAACTGGATCAACTGGCGCAGCTTCTACAGTTCCTGGCCCTACTGGTGCTACCGGCCCTATAGGATCTACTGGCCCTACAGGTTCTCGTGGAGATACCGGTCCTCTTGGACCAACTGGTGCCACAGGTGCACAAGGTATTACCGGTGTTGCTGGACCTACGGGCCCACAAGGTAATCAAGGTATTCAGGGTTTTACAGGCCCTACAGGTGCAACTGGTCCTACAGGAGCCGCATCGACTGTTGCGGGTCCTACAGGCCCTACAGGCCCTATGGGAACTGGTCTAGAGATCCAGGGAACACTCGCTAACGTAGGTGCGTTAAGCGCAATAGTAAATCCTGTTAAAGGTGATGCATATTTAATTGGCGGCCAACTATATGTTTGGGAAGGCGCTACTTGGGATAACGTAGGTCAAGTCCAAGGTCCAACCGGATCTACAGGACCTACAGGAAGCACAGGATTAAGTGGAGCGACTGGACCTACAGGTAATACAGGAAGCGTGGGACCAACGGGTTCAACTGGACCTACTGGAGCTCAGGGAAATGTGGGCCCTACTGGATCAACTGGTCCCACCGGATCTACAGGATTAATTGGACCAACAGGTGCCACTGGAGCTACGGGCGCCACTGGTGCTGCGTCTACAGTAACTGGACCTACTGGCCCAATTGGAGCAACAGGACCTACCGGACCAACTGGCGCTGCATCTAATGTAACTGGCCCTACCGGTGCAGTTGGTGCTACGGGACCAACTGGTGCTACCGGTGCGACAGGTGCTGCAAGCACAGTGGCTGGACCTACTGGTCCGCAAGGATTACTTGGACCTACTGGTCCTCAAGGTGTTACTGGTCCAACTGGTGCGACTGGCCCACAAGGAACAGGAATTACAATTCTTGGTTCTTACGCATCTCTGGCTGCACTACAAGCTGCTCAGCCAACAGGTTCTGTAGGACAAGGTTACTTAATAAATGGCGAACTTTATGTTTGGTCAGTAACAACTTCTAGTTGGACAAATGTTGGAAATATTCAGGGTCCTACTGGTTCACAAGGTGTAACAGGACCAACTGGAAGTGTTGGAGCAACAGGACCTACAGGCTCTACTGGTCCTCAAGGAATTTTTTATGTGGGAGCAACTGCACCCTCTACTCCAAATCCAGGAGATGTTTGGTTTAACTCTAACAATGCACGAAACTATGTTTACTACGATTCATATTGGGTTGAGTGGGCTAACTCTGATATCGGTCCAACAGGACCCACAGGACCACAAGGCGCAACAGGTGCAGCATCAACCGTAGCTGGCCCTACAGGTCCAGCAGGATCAGAAGGTCCTACAGGACCAACTGGTGCGGCTAGCACAGTAGCTGGTCCAACGGGACCTACTGGCGCTAGAGGATCAACAGGACCTGCAGGTGAGGCAGGCCCTACTGGAGCTGCTTCTACAGTTGCGGGACCTACCGGCCCAACTGGCCCCTCAGTTACTGGTCCAACAGGACCAACTGGATCTGCGGGAACAACAGGCCCTACAGGGCCTGCAGGTGTAACTGGGCCTACTGGTCCAGCTATAGATACGCTACACCCATTTTTATTCGGAACAATTTAGTAAAATAATCAAGTTTAGGAAGGAACACAGTGCCAACAACATATAAAGTATTAGGGCAAGTCGTATCCACGGCTGGCGTTGATACTAACGTCTACACTGTACCCCCAAGTACCACAGCTATTATTAGCAGCATTGTGGTAGTTAATAGGGGTACAGACGGCACCACTTTCAGATTATCTGTTCGTCCTAATGGGGCTACAGTAGAAAGCAAGCACTATGTTGCTTATGACGTACCGATCTCTAGAAATGACAGCACTGTTCTTTCTTTTGGCATAACTATGGATGCTGCGGATGTAATAACGCTCAATGGGGCAAATAACAACCTCAGCGTAAGCGTATTTGGAACGGAGATCACAGCCTAATGGCCGGTTTCTTATCCTTATCAGGTAGTTCTACAAAATCAAAGCAGAATTTCTATGGTTTTAAATATGATCCAAAAACGGATACGTTGACTGTAGAAGAGTACTTGTGGGGCGATACTTCAGCTAAAATTGTAGTTCCACAGGTAAATGATGACGGGACAGTATATGCACGGTTTGAGGACACTTATTATACGACTGCGCTAACCCCTTACGAACTGTACTTTTCATGGGATACTACAAACACAGACCAACTTATTATGGAGGTTGAGTAGATGGCTGCTCAGATTTTTAACTTAGGTAAGCTTCGCTTTACCTATAAGGGAACCTATAGCGGTGCCACTACATACCAGCTTAACGATGTAGTTAAGTACACTAATAACCTTTACGCCTATATCAACACTGGCGCTACCGCGGGCAACGCCCCAACAGATACAGCCTACTGGTCTAAGATGATTGATGGGTACACAGATCCTACAGCAGGAACAAACGGTCAATTCTTACAGACAACTGGCTCTGCATTTCAGTTTGCAACTGTAAGCCAAGTCCCAACACAAACAGGCAACGCCGGTAAGTTTCTAAAGACAGACGGAACTGCTGCCTCTTGGTCTAACTCTTTTGGAACTCTTGGAGTAACCGGAGACCTTGATGTTGGCTCAACTGCGGGAGAGCTATACGTAGGTCCTGGAGCACGTACAGATGCTGAAACTTTAGGTACTGTTACTAAGACTGCTCAAACAAAATCTTTGACCTCTAACGTAGCGACTATTACTACATCTACCGCACACGGATTTGCCCCGTTTCAGTTCGTAACTATTGCCCTTAGCCCAGCAGACGCTGCGTTTGATGGCACATATGAAATTACCGCTACGCCTACTTTAAATACCTTTACTTTTGATAAGACTGCAGGAAATATTGCTTCACAAGCAACTGTAGGAACAATAACCACTATTCCTGGATATACCAACGCAGCTGCTGTATATGCTATTGATGCAGATGATGACTTTGCACAAATTGCATTTAGAAACTCAGGAAATGGTACAAACTCATCTACTGATTACATTGCTTATGCAAATAATGGTACAGACTTTGCTGGCTACATTGACATGGGTATTACATCCTCTAACTTTAACGACCCCGAGTTTACAATTACTGGCGCAAACGACGGCTACATTTTCCTAGAAGCTCCTGTAGGAACTACTGGTAAGGGTAACCTTGTATTTGCTACTGGTGACAAAGGTAGTGAGAACAAGCTTATTTTTGCTGCTGGAGGCTTAGCTTCTGACAATGAGCAAATGTCAATTACCCCAGATGTAAACGTACACATTGAAATTGATACCCCATCTACCTCATCTACAACAGGTGCTTTAACAGTAGTCGGTGGTGTTGGTATTCAAGGCAGCGTCAACGTAGAAGGTAATATGTCTATCGTTGGTAACCTCACATTTGGTGGAGGAGCTACTACTACGGATAACCTAGCAGTTGTTGCGCCTATGATCTTCTCTGGTATAAGCAATCAAGCAGATGCTGTTGACGAAGGCTTAGTAGTTGAGTACGCAAGTACAATTGCAGCGCTAGTTAGCACAATTACTAACAAAGCGTTAACTTCAAATGTGGCAACTCTTACTACCTCTGCTGGCCATAACTATCGTGCAGGAGATGTGGCTGTTATAACTGGCGTAGATGCTACATTTAACGGTACCTACTCAATTATTGCAGTGCCTACCTCAACAACATTTACATATGCTAAAACCAATGCAAACGTATCTTCAGCTGCTGCGTCAGGCAGTAGCTCGGTAGCTGCCCGTAGATACTACGGCGGTGCAGTTCGTGACGCTTCTGATGGCGTATTTAAAATCTTTAAGGACGCTACAACTAAACCAACTACAACTGTAAACTTTGCGGAAGCTGGGGCTGCTTATGCGGATCTACAGGTTGGTGGACTAACCGCATCGGGTTTAGTATCACTAAGCGGAACAGTTGACATTCAAGAAATGCGTGAAGCATTAGTAGCAACAACTATTACTTCTAACTCAGCAGCTTGCGATTGGTCTACAGGTAACATCTACTGGATTGCTAGCGCACCTTCTGCAAACTTTACAGTGGCTCTTACAAACGTGCCTACTGATAACAATAAGATTATGACCATTAACGTTTTTGTTACCCAAGGTGCAACTGGCTATATTCCAAGCGCATTAACTATTGCGGGAACATCTCAAACTATTAAATGGACTGCGGCAGCGGCCCCAACCCCAACAAGTGTTGCTGGACGTATTGATGTATTCACATTTACACTAGTTCGTATTTCTAGCGCATGGACCGTACTAGGCTCCGCTAACTTAAACTGGGGGTAATTAAATGCCTTTTGTTAGCTCTGTTCGGGGAAGCTACGGCAGCCAAGGAAAACGAAAAACTCAAACTGGTCGTATAGGCACTGGCTCTACTGGTGGAACAGTTACAATCGCAGGTGGTTACCGCATACATACTTTTACTGCTGTGGGCACATCTACTTTTACCCCAGATCAATCAGGACCAGTTGAATACTTAATTGTTGCTGGTGGTGGGGGCGGTGGTGGTGGGTACCAAGGCGGTGGCGGAGGTGCGGGAGGTCTGCTTACTGGAAGCTTAAATGTATCAATTACTAACTACTCAATTGTTGTTGGAAATTATGGAAACGGTTCAAGTGGCTCTTCAATGCCTACCCAAGGCGGAGACAGCACAGCATTTGGTTTAACATCCTTCGGTGGAGGTTATGGTGCTGGAGAACAACAGGTAAGTGGTGGTAATGGTTCTGCTCCAGCATCAAATGGAGGTTCTGGAGGTGGGGTAGGTCACCCATCTTATCAATCAGTACGAACAGGTGTTGCAGGTCAAGGAAATAATGGTGGAGGTTCCTTTGGAGGTTGTTGCAGTATGGCTGGTGGCGGTGGCGCAGGAGCTGCTGGAGGATATGTTCCTAGTGAGGGAAACGCTGGTTCTGGAGGCGCAGGGCTTTCTGTATTTGGTACTTTTTATGCTGGTGGCGGTGGGGGCGCTAACCGTTCAGGTGGAACTGCATCATCAGGGGGTAGTGGTGGGGGCGGAGCTGGCGGTAACAACGGTGCTGGTGGCAATGGCACAAATGGTCTTGGCGGTGGAGGTGGCGGAAGCGGAAGTACATCCGGTTTATCTGATGGAGGTAGGGGCGGCTCTGGTATCGTGATTATTAGGTACCCAATCTAATGCCAGCTATTGATTTTCCTAATTCACCTACACTCAATCAAGAATTTACTTCTGGTAATACTACTTGGAAGTGGGATGGTGTTACTTGGAACGTAATTCGTACACCTGTAGTTGGACCAACGGGTCCAACTGGTCCCACAGGTTTAACGGGTAATACTGGTGCAACAGGTCCTACTGGACCAACAGGATCTACTGGACCAACTGGATCTTTAGGTCGTTGGACAACAACAACCGGAACGCCACCTGCTAATGCAGTGGCTGGTGATTCTTGGTTTGATCCAAATACAGGCAGTATTTTTATTTATTATGATGGATACTGGGTTGAAACCGGCGCAGCTCCACAAGGATCTACAGGTCCTACTGGATCAGTAGGCCCAACAGGCCCACAAGGATTAATTGGACCAACCGGTCCTGCTGGATCTTCAAGTGCAGGCAGTGCTGCAATCTCATGGTGGTTAGGAATATAAATGGCAGGCATTGAACGTTTAGCGGTAACACGCCTATCTTCAGCAGTAGCCTACGGTTCTTCTGGAACTACCGCGTTTACCTCTACAGATTATTATTTAATCTCTGTTATAGCTACTAATACTACCGAAGCTGATGCAGAGATCTATGTATATGTAATTCCTTCAGGAGCCTCAGAAACTGGCTATGGGTTAATAGCACATAAGTTAATTGTGCCTGCGTATAATAGCTATGAAACATTTAGATTTGGCGTAAACCCAACAGATGTAGTAAAGGTTGCTGGACCAGCAGGAATGGCCTTTTACGTCCAGGGAATAGATCAGACGGCTTAGGAGAGTAAATGCCAGGATACGCATATCCAGTTGACGCAGTAGCCTCTGCGGGAACTGCTAAAAGCATTAGCTTCCTTGTCACTGATACGGCAGCATCTACTGCTACTACTATTTTTACCGCTACCTCTAAGACTCGCGTCAACTCAATTGTCGCTATTCATACTGGGGCAAGCGACACTGGAATCCTTCCAGTAGAAGTTTATGTTGGGCGCGGCAACCCAACTGTCAAGCATTTGCTTGCTAAAAACCGTGTTTTGAAAAATAACTTTGTAGTTCTTCCTGTGGTATCTGGAGATTCCAGAGTCGGGGAAGACGGAAACCCTACTTCTAGTGGGTATAACAAGGTGCTTCCAGATTTTGTCCTTAATACTGGGGATAAGCTATACGCTACCTGCCCATTTGAGGATATTATTACACTTCACATCGAGCTGTCAGAAGGAGTTAAGTAGTGCCTCTAGTACCGCAGTTTATAAATATTGACGGGGCGGCAGGCACCCTAAATACCTCTGATCTTGAGGATATTGCCGATAAAGTATTCTACGGTGCTCGTCAAGACATCGATACAGGCAAGACTTATATTGATATTATTGCCGGTGGAACTGCTATTAACCTAGGTGATAGCTCTTTCTCTGTACGTTCAGATGACTACCTCAACTGGATGTGGAGCAATAATACACTGAGGTTTAGCGTTAACGCAACCGGTCATATCCTAATGGAGGTTTACTAATGGCACAGATTCTTGATCTGGGCAAATTCCGCTTTGACTATCGCGGATCTTACGCAAGCGGCACAACGTATGAGCGTAACGATGTGGTCACCTATGGTGGTAACGTTTATGTTTATAAACTATCTACTGCAACTGCAGGCAACCTCCCAACAGACACCTCATTCTGGGATCTAATGGTTGAGGGTTTTAACTACCGAGGTATTTGGTCTTCATCAACTCAATATTTAATTTCAGATTTAGTTTCGTTTGGTGGAAAGATCTACATTGCTCTGCGAGACACTTTAGCCGATAACCCTGTAACTGAAACCTCAGATTGGTCTGTTTTTGTTGACGGTATTCAGTATGAGGGCACTTGGGCTTCAGGCACCTCTTATCAAAAAGGCGACGTAGTTAAGCACGGCGGTAACATTTGGATTGCTTCTAATAACAACTCTGCTTCTATTCCCGCTACTGGAAACGCTAACTGGGAAATTCTTGTATACGGCGTTGAATGGAAGGGCGCTTACGCTTCAGGAACCACTTATAAACTAAACGATATCGTTTCCTATGGCGGTAAAGCGTATATTAATATTGTCGCTTCTACTGGAGTAGTTCCAACTAACGTAACTAACTGGGCATTATTTAGCCAAGGTTTCCAATTTGAGGGCACATGGTCTTCATTGACTAGTTATCAATCAGGAGACGTGGTTAACTACGGTGGTCTTGTATACGTAGCTATTGCAGACTCATTAAACAGTGCACCAACAGATACTCTTTATTGGGCGGTGCTCATTGAAGGTATTTCTTGGAAGGGCACATATAACGCCTTAACTACTTACAATAAAAACGATATTGTTACTTTTGGTGGATCTTCTTGGATTGCTAAGAGAAATACAACAGGTAACTCTCCAGTAGTGGGCGCTAACTGGGACGTTTTAGCTGCAGGTACTTTCCCAGACTACTCAGCTCAAGCTGGCAAATTCCTATCTAATGATGGAACTGCGGTTACTTGGGTATCTGACGTAACAGTAGACGCCCTTACCGCTAATGATCAAGTTTTTGCGGGCACCGATGCGCCTACTTTTGAGACAGACGCTGCTCTTACTAACGCAGTAGAAGTTCGTCAATTTAGCAATGGAGCAGAAGAAAGTGGTTTTGCTCAATTAGCATTCCGCAACACGGACCGAACCTCTTCTGCAGACATGCAGGTTTTCTCTAACAACGGAGATGACGGTAGTGGCTGGGCAACCTTCGGTATTACTGGATCAGACTTTGATGCAGAAACCTACGGTATTACTGGTCCAAACGATGCGTATATCTTCCACGAGGCGCCAGCGACTGTAACAAAAACTATTACAAATAAGGCTCTTACCTCTAACGTTGCTACTCTTACAACAGGAGCTGCACACGGCATCTCTGTAGGGGCTAAGGCAGTTATTACTGGCGTAGGTGCCCCATTTGACGGCACTTACTACGTAACTGCAGTGCCTACTACTACAACCTTTAGATATGCAAAGACAAATGCAAACGTAACCTCTGCAGCAGTATCTCCTGCTGGAAGCGTAACCTTTAACGATGGCGCACAAGGTAACCTAGTATTTGCTACTGGCGATAAGGGAACTCAAAACAAGATTATTTTTGCAGCCGGTGGTTTCGCTTCTGGCGACACCCAACTTGAAATTACACCTGGTGTAAATGTTCACTTAGAAATTCCAACACCTTCTACCTCTCCTACAACTGGTGCTCTTACCGTAGTTGGTGGCGTTGGTATTTCAGGTGCTATGAATATTGCAGGTAACGTTGCAATCGTAGGTACCCTAACCTTTGGTGGTTCTGGAACTACTACAGTTATTGACACACTTTCAACTGCAGACTCATTAGTTCGTACAGCTGCTAACAACACTGATGACCTTATTGATCTAGGTCTTGTTTCAGAGTACACAGTTGCCGTATCTAACGTAGTTCGCTCTGTAAGCAACAAGGTAATCGCCTCTGAAGTAGCTACACTAACTACAACCGCATCCCATACATATGCTGTAGGAGACGTTGTTGTAGTAACAAGTGTGGACGCTACATTCAACGGAACTTATGTTGTAAGCGCAATTCCTTCTGCTACAACATTTAGCTATAGAAAAACTGGTGCTGCTAACGTAACTTCAGCTGCAGTATCTCCTGCAGGAACAGCTACTAAGACTCGTGAACGCAGATACTACGGTATTGTTCGTGATGCATCTGACGGCGTTACAAAGTTCTTTGATGGCCTAACTGTTGCTCCGGGAACAACTGTTGACTTTACAAACGCTGGACTTGTATATGATGCTATACGTACTGGAGCAATTACAGCTACTACAGCTACCCTATCTACAGGATTAACCTCTACAGCTGGATCTAACAGCATTGCTAACTTAACACTTAGTGGTTCTTCAAACAGCTTTGGTGGAACGATTGCTGGAGATGCAACATTCTCTGGTAACCCAACATTCTCTGGTACCCCAGTATTCTCTGGAGCACCTTCGTTTACTGGAACCCCAACCTTTACTGGTGGAGTTCGTGTTCAGGAAATGATTGAAGACGTTGTAGACGTAACTCTATCGTCAAACGTAGCTACTCTCGACTATAGCGCAGGTAACATTTTCTGGACTACAAATACTCCTTCCGCTAACATGACTTGGAATATCACAAATGCTCCAACAACCGATGGTCGCGTATTTACCATAAACGTACTAGTAACTCAAGGCGCAACAGGTTATGTCCCATCAACATTTACTGTAAACGGATCTGCTATAACCATGAAGTGGGCAGCTGGACTTACCCCAACTCCTACGTCTTCAAGTGGAAAAATTGATATTTTTTCTCTTACACTAGTTCGTAGATCTTCTGCATACACCTTGTTAGGTTCTGCTAACCTCAACTTCTAAGGAGAAGTAAATGCCTTTTGTAAGTAGCGTGAGAGGAACCTTTGGTGCAACCTCTGAAAATAAAGGTGTGGGTGTAGGTGCTGCCATATCAGAAGCACTAAGACAAAATCCTGCTTCTATAACTGGTGGCAGTGTTGTAACAGCTGGTGGGTATAGAACCCATACGTTTGTTACAGGTGCCGTAACTGGCGGAACCTATACATTTTTCAACTCTGCACTAACCCTTACAGCAGAAATACTAGTTGTAGGCGGTGGAGGAAACTCTGGCGCTCAGTCCAACACCAACGGTGGCGGTGGAGCCGGTGGACTTGTGTATCATTCAGCAAAATCACTTCCAGTAGCGTCGTACTCTGTTGTTGTAGGTAATGGTGGAGACAACACCTCAGCTGGTAACGGTTTGAATGGTGGAAATTCAAGTATCTCTGACATTGTTGCTAATGGCGGTGGTGGCGGGTCAGGCGAGTCAATAAATAGCCTAGGTTTAGCCGGCGGATCTGGAGGCGGCGGAAACTACGGTAACGGTGCGGGTGGCGCAGCCACTCAAGGAAATATTGGTGGTGGCTTAGGTTACGGTAACGCTGGTGGCTCTGGTGCGGCCTCAGGTAACGGTTACCCAACTGGTGGCGGAGGCGGAGCAGGTGGAGCAGGCGGAAACGCTGCAAACGGAGTTGGTGGTGGGGATGGGGGCGCAGGACGTGCGTACTCTATTTCTGGCAACTCTACATTTTACGCAGGTGGCGGTGGAGGAACTTCTTGGGATGGGCAACGAGAACCTAATGGCGGTTCTGGTGGTGGCGGACTTGGGTCTAACAACGTTAACTCAGCAAGAGCAACTGCAGGAACTAATGGATTAGGCGGCGGTGGCGGCGGAACTGGTGAAGCAGGAAATACTAACACTACGAACGGTAGAAACGGTGGATCTGGCGTGGTAATTGTTAGGTATCAAATTTAAACTAAAACGTTTTTTTCTTCAAACCATACATGGTTTAAAGTTGAATTACGTAATGTTTTAATTGCTTCCTCTGGAGTTTCTACTAAAGGCTCTCCCGCTAAATTAAAGCTTGTATTAAGAATAACTCCGTGACCTGTTAGCGCTTTAAACTCTAACAACAACTCATAGAGATACCCATCTGACTTAGAGACTGTTTGAAGTCTGCAGGTATTATCTACATGTATTACTCCCGGAATGTTATCTACAGCGTATTGTTTTGCTGGAAATGAGATAGTCATATAAGGGCTTGAAGTTACTGCTCCCATATCAAAGTACATGTGGGCATCTTCTTCTAGAACCATAGCTGCAAATGGACGGTACCACTCGCGTCTCTTAATCTTATTAACAATCTCTTTGGCATCTTTATTCCTAGGATCAAACAAGATAGACCTATTGCCTAACGCTCTGGGCCCAGCCTCAGCCAACCCACGGTATACAGCAATACTTTTACCGTTGGCAAGTAACTTTGCAACATCTTTGGTTTGTGTTGGTAGCCCATGAATACTCTTTAATGAGTGGTGTTTGCCACTAAAAAACGTTGTGTTTAAAGGGTTTACAGAGGTGTCTCCAGTAAGAAGCCTGTGAATAAACATAGCGCCACCTATGCTGTTTCCACTGTCATCAGCCAAAGGCTCAAAGAAAAAGTTAATATCTGGGAATTTAGTCAGGTAATAATGGTTGGCAACTACATTCATCCCGTAGCCACCAGTAATAACTACATTCTTAGAACCTGTTTTATCTATAGCTTTTTGGATTAGGTAACAGACTGCGTCTTGAGTCTGCTTTTGAACTTGCCACGCATAGTCTGCGTATACTTGAAAGTTTTCTGGAGTTACTACATTTGTAGCAAATAGCTGTAACTCTTGATGGGTAGCAATTCGATTGGTTACTTCTTCATGCCCAAAGTAGTAATCGTTGGGTATGTTTCCCCTAAAAAATAACGGATCAAACTCTGCATCTTTATTTCCATATGCAGAAAGACCCATAACTTTTCCATTTTCTAAAACATGTTGTCTAATTAACGCGGTAGCAGTTTCGTAGACTTTAACTACTCCGTACATAGACCTAACATCTACCTCACACTTTGGGTTTCTTTCTTTAAACAATAGGGCCTCTTGATGTGCGGTATTGTCGTATATCCAAAAACTTTTGTATACTTGATCAAACGTGGCTGGGTAAGAGGCCATAAAAATAGTCTCTGACTCTCTACATGAGTTTCCCATGATAGAGCCATTGCGGTCTACAACAACTACGGCTGCCTCGGTAAACCCGCTGTTGTAAAACCCTAAACTTGCGTGGGTTAAGTGGTGGTAATCAGACAGGTCATTAACAGTTACTTCCATGCCTTTAAAGTAATCGCCTATAAACTCATCTCGATAATCGGGATTTTGAGTAGGGGGGCACCAAACAACCTGATCTATAGGCCCTAACTTTAGGGCCTCTTGCGTAGCTAAATTAGGGTCAGCCGCTCTTTTTACTCTAGATAGCCGCTCTTCTTTTGAAAAGTATTTAATACGGCCATCAGAGAGTAGGCATACAGAACTATCATGATTTGGTGATATGCCTAAGATGTTCATAGATGTATACTATTCCAATGCCTATATTTAAATCAACTGCCAATATCTTTACAGACTTTGGCGAAGTCTTTGATCCTAATTGGATGGATTCTGACAAGCTGATACTACCACCTAAAACTAATTGGGACTATGCCCGTGAAATGAAGATAGAAGATGTGGATATATGGGAATTAATTGAAGAACGGGGCGGAGCACACGGCGTATACGCTGCTTGGAGCCCGTATGCAGAGTTTTACATGGTTAGGGTGGGCAATCAGAAAGAAGCTATGGGTTATGGGGTAGAGACCTATTATGGTCCAGGAGCAGGCAAAGCTGTATATAAGCGTATGCAAGAACTTGGGTACTACAAAGCATTAAACAAGATATGGGTAGAGCCTGAAGATATGTGGCTTTACCAATAAAATACAAACATGCCCATTGACTTTCCAGACTCCCCTACCCTTGACCAGGTATTTACTGCTGCTGAGCAGGTATGGGTTTGGGATGGCGCTGTATGGAGAATTAGAGTTGCTCAAGGAGCTACGGGCCCAACTGGTCCTATAGGTCTATCAGTTACAGGTCCAACTGGACCAACAGGTTTAACTGGATCAACCGGCCCTACAGGTCCCACCGGACCTACAGGCCCAACTGGATCTCAAGGATTGTTAGGTCCAACAGGACCAATCGGTGAAACAGGACCAACAGGTCCGATCTTTCAAAATATAGATGGTGGTACAGCTACGACTTTGTACGGTGGCTCCTCTATCATTGACTGTGGAAATGTGTTAGGTTAAGGAGCTTAAATGGCTGTTCGTGTTCAATTTAGACGTGATACTGCTTCTGCGTGGACTGGCGCTAACCCAATTCTTGCACAGGGTGAAGTAGGTTACGAGTACGACACTGGTCGTTTTAAAGTCGGTAACGGTACACAAGGGTGGAACGCACTTCCTTATTCTTCTGGCGTAACTGGACCAACAGGTGCGGCAAATACTTTAACAATTGGCTCTGTAACATCTGGAGCTGGTGCTGGCGCATCTATAAGCGGAACTGCCCCTAGTCAAACATTAAATTTAGTTTTACCTATTGGTCCAACTGGTCCTACGGGCCCTACCGGTCCAACTGGTCCCACTGGTCCTACAGGACCAACTGGTGCAGCAAGCACAGTCACAGGTCCTACAGGACCAACAGGTCCTGAAGGTGTTACGGGCCCAACAGGAGCGGCAAGCACAGTTACTGGACCTTCAGGCGTAATCTCTGTAACAGGCCCAATTACTAATGCTGGTACATCTACCGCAGCAGTTATTGGCATTAACCAATCATCTTTATCTATTGCTAATACCCAAGTAACAGGTCTAGGAACTGCCTCTACAAAAGACATTCCAGCTTCTGGAAATGCTTCATCTACCCAGGTAGTTTATGGAAATGACACTCGTCTTTCAGATGTTAGAACTCCGGCAGACCTATCTGTTACTACAGAAAAGATTGTAGACGCTAACGTGACTAACGTTAAATTAGCTAACTCTGGCTTAACACTAGGATCTACAGCACTTACTCTGGGCGCAACGACTACAACAGTAGCGGGCTTAACTCTTACGACCCCAGTAATTTCTACTATCTCTAACACCGGCACCCTAACTTTGCCTACAGCCACCACAAACATTCTGGGCATGAACTTAGCTACAGCAAAGGGTGACATACTAGCTGCTACTGCTTCTAACACCATAACTAGACTAGGCGTAGGAACAAACGGATTTGCTTTAACCGCAGATTCTTCAGCAGCAACAGGACTTTTATGGAAGGACCTATTCGCTAATAACGCGGGTAACCTAAACCAGACAACTTCTATTGTTGATGTATATCCACGTACAGGTAACTTTAACGCCACCCTAACAAGCGGCACTGTTTACTTTACTTTCTTTAGTCCTCTATGGACAACAACTATTAGCAGCGTCACCGCAATTTCTGCGGGCACAGCTTCCACTGGAACCTCTCTTGTCCGCTTTGGGTTATATTCCCTCAGCGGTGGTACTGCTACCCTAGTTGCATCTACTGCAAACGACACTACTGTCTTTAGCTCAACTAACACAGCATCAACAAGAAACCTAGATACTTCGTATCAACTTGTAGCTGGTAATAGATATGCTCTAGCAGTACTTGTAGTAGGTTCAACCCCAGGAACTGTGTACACAGCCTTCAATAATCCTCCAGCAGCACTAAGTGCTCTAGAGCCAAGAATTACTGGAGCTGTGGCACTACAGACTAACCTTCCATCAACAGCGTCTAGCTTTACAGCTAGCAACATCGGAGTTTGGGGACGATTTGCATGAGAACTAGTTTAGGTATTGACCCAGCTACTGGGGCAGAAAAGTTTGAAATCAAGGATGAATCAGGAGCAGTAATCGGATACGACTTAGTATTCGCATCAGAAGAATAGAAGGCGCACATGAGGGTAGCGGTATACACAATCGCTTTAAACGAAGAACAATTTGTAAAGGACTGGCATGAATCGGCTAAAGAGGCGGATTATCTTCTTATTGCTGACACTGGTTCTACTGACAATACTGTTTCCTATGCTACAGATCTTGGGATCAATGTAGCCCACATCTCCATTAAACCCTGGAGATTTGACGATGCTCGTAATGCATCTCTTGCAGCAATTCCTAGCGATATAGATTACTGCATAGCCCTAGACATGGACGAAGTCCTATTGCCTGGTTGGCGAGAAGAACTTGAGAAAGCACATAAAGAGGGTTGGACTAGACCTAGGTATCAATATACCTGGAGCTGGAAAGAGGACGGTACTCCCGGCCTTCAATACGGCGGAGATAAGATCCATTCTCGGCATGGCTACAGATGGAAGCATCCAGTACACGAAGTAATGGTTACAGACCGCATTACTGAAACACAGGGCTGGATGGGATTACAAATCCACCACCACGCAGATAACTCTAAACCTAGATCTGGGTATATGCCTTTGCTAGCCCAATCCGTACAAGAAGATCCTATGGATGATAGAAATGCTTTCTACTACGCACGAGAGCTATTCTTCTATAGTCAATTTGAAGCATCCGCAGAAGAGTTTAAACGACACCTATCTTTACCAAAAGCGGTCTGGCCACCAGAAAGAGCTGCCTCAATGAGGTACCTAGCAAAATTAAGCGCTACCTGGCAAGAGCAAGAAGAGTGGTTAAAAAAAGCAATAGCTCAATCTCCAGATAGGCGAGAAGCTTACGTAGAGATATCTAAACTTTATTACGAACAGTCTATGTGGGATGCCTCTCTACAGGCTGCAGAACGGGCCCTAGAGATAACTGAAAAGCCTTTAGAGTACCTTTGCGAAGAGTTTGCCTGGGGATTTGCTCCTTATGACTACGCCGCTATAGCCGCCTTTAATTTAGGAATGTTCGACAAAGCAGTTCAACACGGGTCTAAAGCTGTAGAATTTAACCCAACTGACCCCCGCCTTACAGCTAATCTAGCTTTCTATTCGAAGGAGCAATCTCTTGGCGACAACATATAAGATCCTTGGCCAAGTTGCACCAGCAGCCAACGTTTCCGGAGGAACTCAGCTATATGCTGTAGGCTCCACGGGAAGCGCTGTGGTTTCAACTATAGCCATATGCAACCGTGGTTCATCTTCTGCAACCTACCGTATAGCTATACGTGAAGATAACTCAACCCTAGCGGATAAGCAATACCTTGCTTACGACACGGTTATCCCTGGTAATACTACAACTACCTTTACCCTTGGCGTAACCCTCTCAGCTACAGACTCAGTAACAGTCGTAGCCTCTACAGCCAACCTTAGCTTCCAAGCATTCGGTTCTGAAATTGGTGCGTAATGGCGGTACAAAATAACGGCCAACCTCTTGGCCCACTTCAATTTACTGATGACCGTAGGGGTAAGCGAGTATTCGTAGGCCCTAACACTCCAGCCTCTCCTATAGATGGGGACGTTTGGATTGACTCTGACGTATTAAACAACGCAGGTAAGAACTTAATCTCTAGCGTTAGTTTAACTGGAGCTTCTGTTGACTTATCTATTCTAACTTTGTACAAAGATTTGTATGTAGTATTCCGAGGAGTTCGACCTTCAGTCAATGCCTCCGTAAATATTACTCTTAACGATGACGTTACTAACTACAGCTCTGGATCAGCTCTTTTTAGTATCCCAAACGTTAAGCCTGCGGTAACAACAAATCATTGGACCATAGATATTGTTGATACTCAAGATACAGCAAGCTTTGCTTGGGGTTACTTAAAGGGCGTGTATACCAATAACTCTAGCGTAATTACTTTGCTAGATGATACAAAGGCATACACCCAAGCTACAGCCCTCACAAAAATGACAATCTCTTTATCCACTGGAACGTTCTCTGGTGGTACAGCACTAGTGTATGGAGTTAACTAATGGCTATTAAGCGCTATGACATCTCTACAGGACAGTGGGAAGCCTTTGGTAGTCCACAACTAAACCCAGCTAGCTTAGGTATTACTCCTTCAGCTATTGGTGCTGTTAACGTTGTGAACGGAACAGTTACTACTGCATCTACTTCTTCGGGAGTCGTTAGAAACATTTATACATCCGCAAACGCCCCTACTTCAGGTCAGGGCATTGACGGAGATATCTGGGTGCAGTTCGTATAATGCCAGGTCAATCCAAAGTTAACGGTACCTGGAGGACCACATCTGGTCTTTCAGTAAAAGTAGGCGGTCAATGGAAAACCGCTACTTCTGCATTCGTTAAAGTTGGTGGCGTATGGAGACAATGGTTTGCCTCTAAAGTTCAAGACGCGTTTAACCGAGCATCTACAGTAACTGGATTAGGCACTGCAGATAGCGGACAGGTATGGACAGCTCTTCGTGGTAACTGGCGTATTAGTGGGTCTAACTCAGCTATCTCAGATGATGCTGGAAGCTCTTATGCAATAGCCTCAGCTAATCTAGGTAACACGGATATCTCTGCACAGGCAGATGTTTCAGGCGGTACTGGCGTTGCTTTCTGGGTAACAGACTCTGGATCTTGGTGGGCTACATATCCTCAATATACTCAGTCTACTTCAGCTATTGTAGGAAGTTGCACGACATCTCAATCTTTTAGTTACTACTACTCTACTTGGAATACAACCGTTTCTGGGACATCTTGTTCAGGCAGTCAAAGTTATGGAACTTCTAGCCCGTGTGCTGGAGGCGGCACTGGCTGTGTTCCTTCAGGATGTTGCGGACCGGTCACTTCGTCACCAGGAAGCCTAAACTGTACTAGTTTTCAAAACAGCGTTACTCTTAGCAGCTGCGCTTCAGGTTGCGGCGCTACGTATGCGTTTACACAAAATCAAAGTGTAGATAACTCTTACTGTAACTATACAAATTTTTCTATAGGTTGGGTCGGTAGTCCAAGCTCCCCTTGTTGTCCAGGAACAGCCTATGACCAAAGTACAACCACTCAAACTACCTATACCACCCCAGCCTGTGGTACGCAATGCTCAGGAGTTGTTCAATCAACTTCATATTCTATACCAGCTTGTGGAACTCAATGTTCCGGATCGGTAACTACTGGAGGTAGCGGGTTCTCTTATTACCCCGCAGAAAGCCCACTTATTGGTGGAGAAGGTTGCGCTCCAGGAGACGTTGAAGTATCTAGATCAACTGCAGGCTGTATTAACAATGCCGCGTTTGTTTGCTGTAGGACCGGTAGTGGTGGCACTACCGTAAGCTGTAGTGGAAACTGTTCAACATCATACATTCCTTGCTGGGATAACTGTCAGACCTCAACAGTTAGTAGAGGAAAATGCATTGGAAACTATATCCAAAGCACTAATACGGTGCCCGTTGATTACTACAATTGCCATACTACTTCTTCATCTACTCCAACAACATACTCCTGTGCAACGCTTGTAAGTTCTAGCAGCTGTTCAGGCTCTGCGTCTTGTATCGGGTTTAACTGCTACTCCGGCGGTGCGTGCGGAGGCCTAAATCAAAATCAAATAGCAACAAGCAGCTCTTGCTCTGGAGGACAGGCTACCTGTTCGGGAGCAGGGTGTACGCCATCTGGCTGTTGTTCGGGCGTATCTTACTCTGGTGGAGATACTACCTACTTTACAGACTTAGTTATAGTTAGCTCAGTCTCTGGAAACGTAGTTTCCCAATCCTCCACCCGACTAGCTACCAACACAAACACTACCTACACTACTGTAGGCTCTTTGATAGTATCTACTGTTGGAAACCAGATTACCGCTAAGGCGTACGCTTCTGCAGGATTGACAAGCCAACTAGGCTCAAATATAGTTATTACGCCTACCAGCCCTACAAAGGGGACCTCGGTAGGTATAATTAAGGCCCCTTCAACAGGGTCTCAAGGATCAACACTCGATAACTTCCTGGGAACAATTTAAGGAGAGCAATGACTGAAAATACAAGACCTGCTAGGCCGTGGGACCTTTTTAATAAAAACATAGGCCGTGTAGAAAACGAGCTTGCTTCAGAGCGCCTAGACATTTGCAAAGGCTGCGATAGATTTATAAAGTCTACTTCGCAGTGCAAAGAGTGCGGGTGTATAATGAAGCTAAAGACAAAGCTGCCTAATGCTTCTTGCCCACTGCATAAGTGGGAAGCCATACAAATATCGTACAAGGAAGAGATCTAATGACTACTGCACCTAACATGCCGCCAAATAAAGTCGCATTTATTATTGACAATGAGGTAGTAGATATCATCCATACAGATGATCGTCTAGCAGCTATATTTTTAAGCGAACCTCTAATGGTTGACGTAACCGATGTAGAGGGTGGCGTATTTATTAGCAGCACCTACGACCCAGAGACCGGTACGTTTACCGCTCCTCAGGAGGACTAATGCGTGGCGAGAGAGTGGAGGGCCGCTTTAACGTACAGCATGAGCGTGCCTCTATTATCTCTGGCACCTCAAAAGAAGTAGTTCGTACTGTTGGTTATGATATAGAGTGGTGGTTCTATAACAGCAGCACTAGCGTTGTAGACCCAATCTACGATGTGGGTAACAACAGTGGTGGCCGTAGATGGGATGGTCCACACAGCATCCCTGTAGTCAATGCTGCACTATTCCAAGGCGTAACTGTCCAAGGCGACAGAGGTTTCTACAATACTGACGTACTTCGCGTTACTATAAATATGGACGTAATTGACGGATCTAGCTTGTCTGGAGCAGAGTCTCAGATTATTCCTGAACTCAAGTATCTCCCTACAAACCCAGACTCTTATTTACGAGACCGAATTATATTCCGTAACCAGGTATTTACCCCTAAGCAGGTATTTGCTAAGGGAATTATCACCGATGACTACACCCTTTTTAGTATTGACTGTAACCAGGTAAACGCTGAAGAAATGATTAATGATCCTCAATTCCAGCAGTATGCAAACTACAGTGCGTTTGGAGCTAGAGATGCCCTCTAAAATTAAAGTAGGTGGCGCAGGCCACACAATAAAGAAGAATAAAAAAGGCGACATTATTGTTGACCACGAAGCTAGCGCTAAGGCTGGAAAATACGATAAAATTAATCTAACTAAGAAAGCTGGGGCTAAGACAGTCAAGGAAGGCGTTAAGGCCACCAAAGACTGGCATAAGAAGAACCCCCATAAGAAAGGTAAGTAATGGCTAAGAATCCTTGCTGGGACGGATACGTCCAAGTTGGTATGAAGAATCAAAACGGTAAGAAGGTGCCAAACTGTGTGCCTGAAGGTAAAGGAAAAGACAAAGTCGCTAAACCTAAGAAAGGTAAGAAATAATGTGTAAGTCATGTGGATGTGGTTGCTCAAAGCCAGGCTGTAAAGGCGCCTGCAAAAAGGGCGGTAAGAAGATGTCTCCAAAGCAAAAGAAGCTTGATGCAGACAAAGACGGCAAGCTAGAAGGATCTGACTTTGCTGCTCTTCGCTCAAAGAAGAAGAAAAAGTAATGTGCTCTACCTGTGGCTGCGGTAAGCCTAAAGACAAGCACGGTATGAAGACCCTGACCGCGGCTAACAAGAAGTACGATAAAAAGTCTGACTCTAAGGGTAAAGCCAAGAAGTCAAATATGGTTAGAAAGAAGGGCATGTAATGGCAACTAAGGATAAGTACACGGAAGCCAAGGATAAGAAGAAAGACGCCAAAATGACTAAGGGCATGACCCCGGATCAGAAGGCAAAATTTGAGAAGGCTGACAAGGCTCATGGGGCCAAAAAGAAGCCAAAGACTATGGCAGAAGACCGAAAGATTGATGCCAAAATTATTAAAAAGATTAAAAAGAAGTAATGACTTAGCCCCCGAAAGGGGGCTTTTTCATTTATCCTTTGAAGTGACGCCGGGGAAACCCGGAACCCTGCTGCTTAACCTGCGCCTTCTACTGGAGGATTTACTATGATACTTCTAGCCAAACGGCTATACCAAGCTCAGTCTGATGCAGACCGAGAAGAGTTCGTTCGCGGCATTACAGCCTTCGACGACAAAAAGGGTAAGAAGAAATTCTTAGCTGGACTTGTTGCAGGATATGTATTGACTGCGAAGGCTAAGAAGAAGTGAATTCAGTAACAAAAGTCCTCTTAGATACCTACGCAAAAGCAGCAGCTAAAGAAGCGAAAACACTAACCGCTAACATCAGAAATTATGCACGACAGTCCGGATGGCCTGTCGCTATAGCCATGCAGCTATCTGTTTCTAACGATAGATCTGATGGTAAGTGGTCTGTAAAGTACCCCAAAGCTATAGACGGCCAAGTAATTGACCTTGAGTATGGAACTGACTCTACCCCCCCAAATCCAGTCATTAGAGACTTCATTCGTGAGATGCAGCCAGATCTTGGCGACGAATGGGTCGATAAACTTATAGAAGTGGGGATAATGTAATGCCTTATATTATTAATGAAGATAAAGCCTTAAAAACTTTAATAAGCGGCATTACTGTTTCTGACTCCGGTAATGCAACCCGCCCTGTAGGGGTGTGGTTTGGTCAACCAGATAATGAGATCCGTCAACAGAGCTACCCATACATCACAATTGATCTTGTGGGAATTTCTGAGTCACTAGATAGGGCTCATAGAGGTTACATAGATTTGCCGTATACTCCTGAAGGTGGAAACCCTAATGAAGAGTACGCAACCTGGTACCCAGTACCAGTAAATTTAGATTATCAAATAACGACATATGCTCGTCAACCTAGACATGATAGGCAGATTATAAATGCCTTATTTTCTACGGCGAGACTGCCGTTAAGATTTGGACTCCTACCAATTCCTGAAGATGGCACTGTACGCAGGATAGACATGATGGGGTTCGTAAAACGAGATACTACTGAACAAGACAAGCGCTTGTTTAGAAATATCTACAACGTTCAAGTTAGCTCGGAGTTCCTCCCAGCTCAACTTGTACAGCTATACGAAGTGCTAACACCACCAAACATCACACTACAAGAGCAATTTACAGATTTCACACCAATCGGTCAATAAACTCGGAACCCACAGTAAACAACCTAACATAGTAAGGAGTAAAACCGGATGGCTACATACAGTAGACCCGGCGTTTTCATTCAGGAAGTTGAACTTCCACAGGCGGTAACTCTTGCAGATAGCGGAAACGCTATTGGAGCATTTGTAGGTCCACTATCAAAGGGACCTTCAGTTAACCCTGTTCTTCTAAACTCTTGGACAGATTTTACCAAGACTTTTGGAGTTCTAGAAGACGCTTATCCAACAACTTGGGCTGCCTATAACTTTTTTGCCAATGGCGGCCGTCAACTATACGTAAAGCGTGTAGTAGGAACAGGTGCTGCACAGGCTCAGGTAACATTGACTGATCGTGCTGCAACACCCCTAAACACCCTCCTAGTAAGAGCTGCAAATGCTGGTACTTGGGGAAATCTTCTATCTGTAGAAACAAAAGCTGCGGGAGTAGTAAATAGATTCTCTCTTGTAGTATATGGAGCTCCAACTATTGGTGGTAATGCAACCTCTAATATTCTTGAGCAATACACAGATCTAAGCATGGATCCTACTGATCCACGCTACGTGGTATCAGTAATTAACTCACAATCTGGCGTTATTATAGTATCTGATCTAAACTCAGCTTCTGTATCTCCAGATGATATGCCTAAGGTTGACGGAGTAAAGTCTCTTTCATCAGGCCTTAACGGATCTGCACCAACAAGAACTGAGTACTCAACGGCTCTTGAGTCATTTGACCCAATTGACAATCCTATGGTATTTAACGTACCAAACGCTGCATACATCTACACTACTGCTGGAACTACTACTGAGCGAACACTCTCTATTAACGTTCAAGCAGACCTTGTAGCTTATTGCGAAGGCCGTGGAGATGCATTTGCGGTTGTAGATACCCCAGCAGGTCTTACACCAGCTGAGGCTCAAACATATGCAAATGACGTAACTGCAGCATTTATTGCCGCATCTGATGGTGGCTGTGCTGCCGTCTACTACCCATGGGTAACCATCCCAGACACACTTCGTGCCTCAGCTGCTGCAACTCGTAATCAAGCACCTGGTGCTGCAATGGTAGGCCAGTACTTAGCTACTGATGCTTCTCGTGGCGTATTCAAGACTCCTGCCGGTTATACAAACCGCGTAGCTCTTGCAGTAGCTGCAGAACGTCAACTAACTAATGCTCAACTAGATTCCTTGAACGTCTCACAACGTCCAGTTAACGTAATCCGTCAAGTACCTGGTGCCGGAATTGTTGTAATGGGCGGACGTACAATGAACAACACCCCGGGAGACCGTTACATCAACGTACGTCGCTCCCTAACATACATCAAGAAAGAAATGACAGATAGAAGCTCATTTGCGATTTTTGAGAACAATGACGAACGTCTATGGTCTCAGCTTCGTGTTGCTCTTGGCTCTTTCCTACGTTCATACTGGCAACAGGGTGGACTTCGTGGATCAAGTCCAGACAAGGCTTTCTATGTACGGTGCGATGCATCAACAAACAGTTCTGCTGACCTTACTTCAGGTCGCGTCAACATCGAAATTGGCGTAGCTCTAGAGTACCCAGCAGAGTTTATTGTCATCAAACTTGGTCAGCTAACAGGAAACGCTACGGCGTAAGGAGATAAAAAGAAATGTCTTACACTAACCCCTTAAGTACTCTGGCAACAGATCCAGTACGTAATTTTAAGTTCGTGGTTGAGTTTCTGCCAGAGAACGCTGACGGTAAGTGGGGAGCTTCATTTGGAAAAATGGGGTTTGTTTCACTCTCCGGCCTAAGCGTTACAACAGAGTCAATCGCGTACCGCGAAGGTGGCTACAACACAAACGTGCACCAGATTCCTGGTCAAAGCTCATTCAGCCCAATCAGCCTTTCAAAGGGCGTAATGTTGGGAAATGATGCTCACGCTAAGTGGATGCGCCGCCTGTTCTCAGTACTAACACCAAATGCTACAAGCGGCATTGGCGCTAACTTCCGTTGCGATATTGATATCGCAGTATTGAGCCACCCAAACCCAGCAGCATATGCTGGTTCAGAAGGAACAACTGCTGCAGCGACTGCGTATGATCAACACGCATCTATGCGCTTCCGTGTACACAATGCATGGATTACCTCTCTTGGGTACAGCAACCTAGATGCAGGATCTTCAACTCTTATGGTTGAAGAAATGACTCTAGTTCATGAAGGGTTTGACGTTACTTTCGGGTCAAACTACACAAGCAGCGGTTCAGCTAAGAAGTTCAACGCAAACGGAACCTTTGGTTCTTAATTAAAGGAATAGGAAAACTATATGTCTACAGAAACTATCAGTGCATCAGCCGATCCAGCCCTTGCTAATAAGCTTGTAAACCAAGCTTTATCTGAGCAGGAGGTGGTGGTAGCTGCCTCAAAAACAGAAATCCCATCACCTCCTGATACTCAGGTAGAACTACCAGGTGGACTATTAGATCCTTTTGAGGGCCTAACTACATCGGTAGAGATTAGAGAATTAACCGGAGCAGACGAAGAACAACTTGCCAGAATCACAGATGCTGGTAAGGGACTTTTATCTATCCTAGAACGAGCCACAGTAAAGGTTGGCGATAAGCCTGCTGACAAAGATACTCTAGATTCTCTTCTTGCAGGAGATCGAGAAATGATCTTGTTAGCTATCCGAATCGCTACGTTTGGCCCAGACGTAAAAGTTGGACCAATTTGCCCTAACTGCGGAGAAGAAAAGACTTTTGATATTGACCTTGAAAAAGACGTTGAGATTAAAAAGTTAAGGGACGAAGACAGAGAATTTACAGTTGACTGTAAGGTTGGAAAAGTAGTTCTAAGCCTTCCTACAGGAACAACTCAAAAAGCACTGGTCAACGCAACTAATAAGAACTCAGCTGAGCTAGACACTATCTTGCTCAAAGGCTGCATAGGTTCAATTAATGGCATGCCAGTAATGAACGTCCAACAGATCCGTGATCTAAGCATCAAGGATCGACGAGTAATACTTTCAGCAATAACAGACCGCAACCCAGGCCCACAACTCAGTGAAGTTAAGAAATTCTGTTCTGCTTGCGAGCAGGAGGTCCCGCTACCGCTAACGCTAGCGGACTTGTTTCGAGAATGAGACAAGTTACGACGTATTAGTAGATAGCTACGATCTTATAGCTCAGCATTATCCAGGCTGGACGTTATCCGATATCCGTTCTCTTTCTTTTAGAGAGAGAATGATTTGGTTAAGTAAATCTGCAATGAAACCTAAGGCGGTGAGATAAATATGGCAGGTCAAAACATGGTGACCCCTGACGACGAAAAAAAGGCTGCGGGCACCACAAGTAAGATAGATAAAGCTAGTAAGGGCTTCATAAAAGATATGAAGACCATGGTTGATCTATCTGACAAGATGGCCAAAAATTATGAACGAGCCGCCAAAGCTATGGCTGAGGCTACCGGTGGAAAGTTTACCGGACAAAATAAGCTGGGCCTAGGAAGCTTTACTCGTACTGAAAAAATTGCTGGTGGTATTGCTTTAGGAACAGCTGCTGTTGGTGGCTTGATGTACTCAATGGCCCCAAATACTATGGCGGCTGTTTCACAAAGAATGGCTTTGGATACCTACGCTGGTAGAAGCGGGATGTCCACACGTCAAGCTCTTGGTCTTGCAAATCGTCAAGTAGGTAATGGTGCTACAAGCGCTATGGGCCCTACTATGGCTGCTACAGCCCTTGCCTATCAAGGCGGATACTTAGCCAATAGTTTAAGCTCCCGAAACGTTATGGGACAAATTGGCGGCCTTAGCGCAATAAGCGGAGGCTCAAACGAACAAGTAGCTGGCGCTATTGCTGGTATGAATGGTATGAACTTCCTACGCATGGGCGTAAGAACTCGTGACGCACAAGGTAACCAAAGACCAGTAAACCAAATTATTAATGACACTTACCGTTTCTTATACGGCGGAAGAAAAGTAACTGCTGCTCAAGCACAGATGGTATATAACCCAAACAGTAAGGGTTATCAATCTCTTGCAGCTGTTGCTGGTGGAGACCCTAACCTCCTAGCAGTGCTGCAATCAGGAGTTGTTGCTCGCGCCTCAAAAGGCGGCGGACTAGTTAAGGGCGACTTAAGCAACTCAAATAAAGCATTAGATTTAATGGGTGTTGGTAAAGATAGCCCTATTAGATCACAGTTTAGATATAACAGCAGTGAGGCTAGAAAACTACAGTCTACAGAAGCTGGCTTAGTAGGCGGCTATAACGTAGGCCTTAGAACTACTGCAGCTGTAAACGATGGGTTTAGTGGTTTAGCTGAAACACTGCCCTCAGTCACTCAAGCACTTATGACTTTTAAGGGCGCCCTTCAAACATTCCCTGGCGCAGGTAATACTGGCGGTACTCTAGCAGGTCTTGGCGGTATGGCAGCTGGTGGCGCAATGAACATAGGGCAAATGTTACTAGCAGCTAACTTAGCAAAGCGTGTTGGAATTATTGGGCCTGGAGCGGCTGCTGCTGCAGCTGGTGGTGGAGGCGGAGCAGGTGCTGCAGGCGCAGGACTTGGCGCAGGATTAATGAGTTTGCTTACCGGTAAAGGTAAGTTTGCAGCTAAAGGTGTTTTAGGTAAAGGAGCTATGGCCGGTAAATTTGGCCGTGCTGGATTAGCTGTAGGCGCATACGCAGGACTAGAAAAGCTACAACAATATTTAAATAAAAAAGGTAAGAACTTACCTGGCTTTGCAAAATGGCTAGGAAACTTTGCATTTGATTTAGGTCAAGGTGGAATTACTGGATTAGCTGCTGGCGGTGTGCCTGGAGCTTTTGCAGGTATTGCTGCGGGTGGAGTTGGTAACTTAGCAACTGGTGGCGTTGGTGGTGGTGACGGAGGATGTTCTCACGGATCAATGGGCTGTTCTCATGGAATGGGTGGAGGAGACTCAACACAAACCTCAAAGGGAGCTACGCTACAGATGCCAGTTCCACCAGGCACTAGAGTTACATCTGCTTTCGGTCCACGTCCAGGAGCTGCCGCAAGAAACCCAGGCATTAGTTCAAACCACACAGGTATTGACTATGGCGTAGCTGTGGGAACCTCTATTGCTGCTGCAGGTGATGGAACAGTTTCTGAAACAGGAATGCACCGTCAATACGGACGATATTTAATTATTAAGCACCCTGGTGGCAAATCAACTATGTACGCTCACCTTAGTCAGATACTTGTTAAAAAAGGCCAAAAAGTTACAGGCGGACAAGAAGTTGCAAAGTCTGGTGGAGCTAAGGGCTCTTCAGGCGCCGGAACATCTACTGGCCCCCACCTTCACTTTGAGGTTAGAGACCACGGCGGTGTTGGTGCTCAGGGAAGAAAAGACCCTAGATCATTCTTTGGCAAAGCGTTTCAATTTATTAAGAACATGGTTACTAGTGGAATTAACGTAGGTAAGCGCGTAATTAATAGGTTGTTTGATAAAGAGCTGCCTCACGCAGATGTGTCAGGAAGCGGAACGCCATTTAAATTTGGGTCAGTATCTGACCTAAACTCTGCTGAGCTAGGTGCTTTAGTATCTAGCAAAATACGCTCTGGAAGCCCTATTGGTTGGGAAGATGTTAGTAGCTACCTAGATAAAGGTGGCGGTAAAGTAGGCCTAGGAAAAAAGAAATCAGCACTATTTAATTCTCAAGAAGACCCCACTTTAGGAGATAGCTCTGGCATGACCGGAGGAAGTAGAGCCGGTTTAATGAAGATGCTCTATGCAAAAGGTTTCCGAGGAAAGTCTCTTCAGACTGCTTTTGCTGTTGCTTTAGCTGAGTCCGGTGGTAGAGCAGACGCAGTTGGTGATAAACATTTAGTGTCTAAGAAGTGGGGCCCAAGCTACGGCGCCTTCCAAATTAGATCTTTAAAGGATTGGCAAAAGTATAATGACCCATATCGTGATGGCAGTAGATTAAAAAATGGTGACTATAATATTGCTGCTGCCTATGACAAGAGTAATCAGGGCAAGCACTGGAAGGGTTGGACAACCTTTACTAGTGGTAAGTTTACTAAGTTCTTAGATGACGCAGCAAAGACACAACAAGCCGCAGGTATTGGTGGCTCAGACGATGTAGGGTCTGCTCAATCTATGTCTCTTGGGGCAACTACTGGCTCACAAGCTGTTAATAGTTCGCGCAATATGTCTAGCTTCTCTACAGCGTCAAAACATGACATAAACGTAACTATGAACGTACAGATAGCTCACGCAAGCAATGCTGAAGCCGAAGCTATGGTTAGAAAATTTAAGAAAGTATTAGAAGACGAACTACGCTTAAACGGAATAGGAACATACTAATGGCGTCAGCTGCAGACTATTACTACAGTATTCAGGCGTACGAGTACTCAAACATCTCTCCTATTGCCGCTACTACCCCCATCCCAAAAACTCCTGGATATGATCCAGATGAAGTTAACGCCTACAATAGTAGTGAGTGGGTATTAATACCTAGCGATGGTAAATCTGTCAGTACCAGAAATACAGTTCAATACAGAATTAGGGTGTACAAGAAAAGCCCATTTAATTTTTTAAGTGATAACGACGAGGGCGGAGTTGAAGTAAATATCTTTAATTCTTGGAAAACAAGCTTTAAAGGAACAGTAAGTGGAGTAAAACAAAAACCTGCTACTGGAGGAACAGTATTTATCTTTAATGTAAGCTCTAAAATAGCCGCTACAGCAACCCCTAAAATAAACGTTAACGTCGGATCCTACGCAGTTAAAGACAATATTAACGAAAACGGCAAGGGAAAGATACCAACAATTAACTTTACAGTTGCAGTTGCTAAGCCAACTATGCCCTTTAAATTAATTATTGATGCTATGTTTCCAGGAACTACCTGGAGCGTACCGACTGTAGGTATTACTAGATCACAATATTACGACTATTCTGAAGTACCTAACGTTGATAGTTTTAATTATCAGATAGTGTGGGATGCCTGTAAAAGCCAATGGGTTGCAGTAAAAGTTGGGTTTAAACCCGTAACTAGCGGCGGCATAACTATTGGCGCTGCAAATAGCTGGATCATATATAGGTTTGACACTGGTGGAACCCTAGTTGGATCCCCAGTAAAACAAGCAAATGCTAAAGCCGCTCAAAAGGTCTTATTAGAGGCAAACGCAGCAAACTGTATTGAGGTACCTAACCCTAGTGCGGGCCCAGAAGAAGGTACTGTAACTATACCTAGTACCGACTCTATTACCTACAATCCTCCTGCACACTATGTGTCTAGAGGCGTATCGCATGGAGTACGTGTTTCTGATTATGAAACAGCTATTCGTGATAACAAGAGTATTGTTATTGACACGTTTAAAGCAAACAGCGTGTTTAGTCAGTTTGTAGATAGTCGAAGCAACCTTGGGCGTATTTTTCAAAGTCAAGGTGCTGCAGATGCTATGAACGTTGCAACACAAACAAAAGGTAAAAAACCTATTTGGGGCTTTAAATTTATGTATAACCCTACAAGCATTAACTACAGCATACCTATGAATACTTCTATTGACTGGACCCTGTCTACTCAAGACCCTGCAAACCTTATTGCCGGAAATATATCTGTTAATTTTACCCTGTATCTAAATAGAATTGCAGATATGACTGAGTTAATGCCGCTTAAGGGCGCCCCAACAATGTATTCAAAGAACTACCCTAGACAGCTAGCTAAAGAAGAAGTTGAGGGCATTTTACTACGCGGTACTGAGTACGACCTTGAGTATCTGTATAGAGCTGTTAATGGAAACAGGGACATGAAGGGCAACTCTTTGTTAACTTACAACGGAGAGTCTGCAGATAAGGGATACATAACTGGCGTACCCCTTTGGTTTGTTCTTCACGATAATATGCGGTATTACGGGTCCCTACAAAATATATCCGTAGATCACGTAGTATTTACCGACAAAATGGTTCCTATGCTCTCAGTTGTTAATATTAGCTTCTTGAGATACCCATCAGGGGCAGCAGTTGATGAGTTCTTAAAGGCTAAGAACAAAGAAGACGCTACAGCTAATAATGCTGATCCAAGTGCAAGTAAAACTGCAAGTACAGGAGCGACAACCCCATGATTGAAAGAGTATCTAGATATTATGACGGGCCTCTTGCTCAGGTTAAACACAAGTACACGGGCGAATATACTATCTCTGTATTTAGAGATTTTCCAAATGACGTTACCTATAAGTACATTGACTATGTATGGAAAGATGGAGATTCCTTAGGGGAGATCGCTAAAAATTTTATAGGCCATTCTAAGTATTGGTGGCAAATTTTAGAGATTAACCAATTAATCTCTGACCCATTTTCTATAGAGCCAGGTACGGTGATAAAGGTGCCATATGCTAACTAATGGGCCTAGAAAATTTTTCCCCTGGGAATCTAGCGCTGAGTACAACTCGTACAAGGTCTCTTTTCCTAAGACTCCTGGATTTGAGCTTATTTTAATAGGCGCGGAGATGTACCAAGACAGAGATCAGCATGATCGACTTATGCTGCATTTTAAGGGCAAGCCTTACTCTGACGGCACGGCTATCTCTTCAGGTGACCCAGTTCAGTTTATATATAGTACAAATAATATAAAACAGACATTCTATGGGTATGTATACTCAGTCGAGCCTACAAATGAGGCAGACGCTCAAAATACAAATATTCTATGCGTAGCTTCATCATACCTACTAAAGAATACAGATCAGAAAATTTATAAGAATGTTACCGCAGATCAGGTAGTTACAAAGATTGCTGCTAAGTATGGGATGAAAGCTGTTACCCAGAGGCACCCTAGAGTAAGAAAAACTGTGGTTCAAGCTGGTCAAAGTGACTGGCAACTACTACGTCGACTCGCTAAGCAGACTGGGTTTGCCCTAAGAGTTGAGAATACGACCATTATCTTTGTGTCTAAAAATAAGATCTATGCGAATAAGAAGGATCAAGCCCCATACTTTAATTATGTAGATAAAGAGCTTGGTGGGGCGGTTACTCGTCTTGAAAGAGCAATGGGCAGCGTTGTTTCGTTTGACCCAATAGTTTCAGATGAATCTCCAGAGCTTGGCTCAAGAGTAGACAGAATTGTTACCGGCTATAACGAAAAAACAGGCACAGTTATTGAGACAAAGCATAAGCTTAAAGATTTTAGCTTTGAGGATAAGGGCGTTGTTGTAACTGAAGAAACCTCTGCTGAGTTTAAAGCTTGGGAGGCCTTACAATGAGCACCCCTAGATATTCTAAAGTAAATAAAAAGAATAGCGGCGCTTCTAAAGCGGCCTTTAATAAACATAACGTTTTTGAGGTAGCCACTACTCTTACAGAGAGTAAGTACATTGCTAATGACTTTGCTGACGCTCAAAGATACGCGTATAGAGCAAAGGTAAACTTAATTGGGGACTGCCTAGTTAAGCCTTATGAGCCTATCTACTTAGACGGGCTGCCAGATGGCATGTCTGGATACTGGACTGTTCTTTCAGTTACGCATATATTTGGTGGAATCCCAGCAAGATATATGATGAAGCTAGAGGTTGGAACAGACATTTTAGGTCAGACTAATCCAGACGCCTATAAAGCTATTCCTGTAAGAGACGTATCTGGAGAGCTTTCAGGTCAGGCTATATCACCGGCCCTATCTAAACTTCAAGATTACTCATTTTCAGTAAACAACTCTATTTTAGAACCTGACTACGGAATTACAGCTCCAAGCTCTGCGGTCTCTAAGCCTTATAATGATCTTGGTGAGGACGCTGCCCCAGACTTTTCTATTATTAAGCGTCCAGTTACTTGGGCTGCCTATGGCAAGACTGGAGTTTATTAATGAGTACAAGTAGAGGGTGGACAACAAGAGACCAAGACTATGGGATGGATCCCACAGGTCGATTTAGGTTTTTTGGCATATACGAGGCTAAGGTCGTAGATATAAACGACCCCCTAAAGAAAAATAGAATTAAAGTAAAGGTCCAACAATCGACTGGTCAAGAAGTATCTGGTTGGGCTAGGTCTTGCCAGCCAATAACAAACGTAGCTAATCACCCTGACCATGAAGAACATACGGCTGCCCAAATTGCAACCCTATTAACCACTACAGCCACTACGGCAGCCGATCCTCAAGGGGGGTCCGTGACTATCCCTGCGTTAACCGTTGTGGCTAAGGCGGGTGCTGGTACCCTTAAACACCCACGTAAAACCGCGGCTAATACCACCCAAAAATGGAACGATGCTCAAGAGCAAACTCCTCGAGTAGCGGAGCACACACCACATCGACTAGTACCTAAAGTCGGGCAGTTAGTTTGGGTTATGTTTGTTGCGGGAGACCCTGAGTACCCAGTATGGATAGGAGTGCAATGAGCCGCGCTATAAACTACCCATATAGTTTAGACCCAGTTGGTGCCACAGAAGCTACCGAACAAGCTAATAAGATTTGGTTAGACCGCTTATTGACCCTACTATCTACAAACGTAGGGCAACGACCAATGCTTACATCCTACGGCACAGACCTTATGCGGGCCCTATTTGAAAATGAAAACGTTTTAGACACTTCTATAAAGCAAGCGGTAAGCACGGCAGTAACAGTCTGGCTACCAGAGATTAAAATAAGCAGCATTTCTACCGTGCTCCCAGAATACGGCGGACAAGCTCAGGTCACTATTACGGTAATACTTCCAGATAGTACAATAAAGACTTTAGATGTAAGCAGTGCAATATTCAGTTCTGATGGAACAGTAACGGCGGTTAGGTAATATGGCAAACGAAATACAGATTGACTATACTTCTAGAGACTTTGCTGCTCTTAAGAATGACCTTGTAAACCTTATTAGTGCACGCACAGATAAAAATTGGGATGCCTCAGATCCTTCCGACCTAGGGTCAGTTCTTGTAGAAGCATTTGCCTATATGGGAGACATAATGTCTTACTATCTAGACAGAGTGGCTAATGAAACTTCAGTGGACACTGCAGTAAAACGAGAGACTCTTTTAAATTTTGCTTCTTTGTACGGGTATAAGCCTTCTGGCCCTACTCCCTCAACAGTAAGCGTACTTTTTACAAATACAAGCGATGCTCCTATAGATATCCCTACAGGAACTCAAGTAATGGCCCCCCTAACTTATGGCCCATACACGGAAGTTTATTTTGAAACTACCCAATCTGCAACTCAGCTTGCAGCGGCTGCAACAATTACCCTTACAGCAAAAGAGGGTAAAACAGTAAACACCGATCGACCAGACTTAATTAACCCGGTAAATAACAAACCGTTACCGTCAAGTCTTGGGTCATCTACAGGTGAGCCAAGCCAAGAAATTACAATCTCTGACTTTGGGATTGTTGATGACTCTCTTACTGTGTACGTTGGTCAGGGAGCAGCATTTGCTGCCTGGTCTTACGTTGACACTCTTTCTGAGTATGGCCCAACAGACTTAGTATTTACAACCTCTCAAAATGAGGATGGAAGCTTAACCGTTATATTTGGAGACGGAGTTAATGGCTCAGTTCCTCCTACAGGGCAGCTTATAAGCGCCACGTATAAAACAAGCGTCGGTGCTTCAGGAAACGTGATATCTAGCGCTATCACTGAAGTTACCTTTATTCCGGGAAATATAGATCCTGAATCAATTTCTTATCTGACTGTAACAAACGATGCTGCATCTGTTGGTGGCGCAAATGCTGATACTACAGACCAGCTTCGCGCAAAAATTAAGTCTGCAATCTCTGCTCGTAGACGTGCAGTAACTCTAGAAGACTACGAATTTTTAGCAAATCAAACTCCACAAATTGGTAGAGCTAAAGCAATATCTTCTGTTTATAGCTCTGTAACCTTGTATGTGCAGACTCAAAATGATGGAACTAATACTCCAGGAATTACAGGCGGATCTCCAACTTCTACTTGGACACAGCTTCAAAGCAATGTTCAGGAATATCTATCTGATAAAATACCTGTAGGAACTACATTAACTATTGTTCAGCCTACATACGTCCCAGTATACGTGTCTATGAGCGTAACTGTTGGGGCCGCTTTTAAGCAGAGCGCTGTAAAACTAAATATTGCTAAGGCTTTTTTAAACGCGGGTGGTTTATTTTCTTACGAGGCCAACACCTTTGGAAGAACTATTGCCCTGTCGTCTGTTATATCAAAAGCAGCTGGAATTGCTGGCGTAGAGTCAATAACTTTAACTAAGTTAAACACAGATAATAGCTCTGGTGTAGCTACAATAGCCCTTGCAGCGAATCAGATACCTTATTTGTTGCCAGCAGCATTAATAATTACGCCAACCGGCGGATTGCTCTAAGGATAGGTAGGTAAAATGGTAGCCCAATTTCCCACAGGTATTAGAACCTTTACAAACAAGGTTGACCTAGTTGATACTGTACTTGCGGACCACATAAATGCCCTTCAAGATGAAGTTAGAGCTATGGCGATATCTCTTAGCGGAAACCCAAGTACTAATATCCTTACGTCTTCTTTTGGCGGCACATTTACCTCTGCTACTACAACCTGGACCTCTATAGATGAGCGCTTAAACAACATTGAAGCAGGTTTAGTTGGTGGAACAGGTACAGTAAGCCCCTACGTAAAAAAAGTTGGAGATTCTATTCAACCTCCTTCAGGAACCGTAGCTTTGGTTGTAAAAACTACTGCAGGAACTGCTAACCTATTTGAAGGTCGAGCATCCAATAATACTCTAGGTTTTAATTTAGATAGCGCAGGAGCGCCTAAGGTTGGAACTGCAAATGTTCTATACGTAGGAAGCTCAGAATACGCATCTTTAAACACCACGGCTACATCAGCCCTTGAGCAAGCAGAGGCAGTTAGATTTGACCCTTTCTTACTAGCTGGGATGTAACTAAGTAGATGGCTAAATATTCGTTTTCGCAATATGGGTCTCCTAAATACGGTGAAATAGAAAACAACCGTGTTTTTTATAACGTCGGGCTTACTGCCTGGTCTTACGATTATCAGACCATATCATTAACCTGGGGATCGGTAATTACCGACCCCGCAGATCCTCTTCCAACACACTGGAAACTAGTTAAGTCTTTTTCTGGTGCGCCTTTAAGCCCATATGACGGAATCTCTGTAGATGAAGATGTAATAAGCTCTTATCGTCTAGCTAAAATAGACGTTCAAACTTTAGAGCAAAACTCTGAAATTACTTACTCATTTTGGGTGTTTAATGGGGCTAATTGGATAAGCTGCGGAAATACAAAAGCTTTAGCTGTGCTTAATACAGATACTATAAATAAAGTAAGTAAGTGGATACCTAGAGTGTGGCTAAACAACATCTCAGGTGAGCTAGGCGACTTAGTTGGCGAAACAGAGCCATCTAATGAGCTGTACAAAATCTTAACTGCTTACTCTTTTGCCTACGATCGACTTCGTGCAGAGGCACAAATTTTAGAAAAAAGCTCAGACTTTAAAAAAGTATCTACTGCCCTATTGCGGAATAAGATCCAAGATCTAGGGTTTTCATATGAGCCTACTCTGGGAGATACTTATCATAGATCTCTTTACAGATCTGGAAACATTATTAATGCTACTAAGGGAACCTCTCGAGGCATATCTGCATATACAACATCATTAACTCACTGGGATACTGATGTGCGGGTTGGGCATAACTTAATGCTTGACTACAACGATTCTTCTTTTGAGGAGTCTCTTGGTCGCTGGGGTATAGGCGCTATAGGACAACCGGGTGGAACCTCATTGGTAACGATAAATGCCTCAACTATATCTCATCAAAAATACGCTACTTCTTTAGCAGACTTAGGCGTAACAGTAACTCCCCCATCTCCAGGACTTTATGACCCAGTTTTTTCTCCACGAGATAAAGGTTTTATGGCTTTTAAGGGCCCTGCAACCGGTGGGTTTAACATAACTCGTTGGTTTAGACTGCCCGCAGAAGATGGGTCTTACTCAACAAAAAGAGATGTACAAAAAGGTATCCCCGTAACCCCAGGAAAAAGATATATTTTTACTGGGTGGGTCAGATCTAAAAACGCCAGACCAGTAAGTTCTACGTACCCACCTAACGTTGTAAACTACACCGTATGCTATGCCAGCATCCGTTTTTTTGACAAAGATAACGCTTTGTTAGGCCAAAGTTCTTTTGGTAACCCAGTTTATTTTACTAACACCTGGCAAGAATTTAATACAGGCCGTAACGATAATGGAGTTGAATATCAAGATAGAGTAGGGCACCTAGCACCAGCTAATTCAGTCTACGCCGCAGTACAGTTCTTTGCTGAAACCGACCACGTTTTAGGCGATTTATACTTTGACATGTTTCAATTTTGTGAGGCTGAATATAGCCTTGAATACCAAGACGCTAGAAAAGTTATTGTAACGGTTTCGGGAGAGAAAGAAAATATTCTTCCTAACCCTGGATTTGATAACAGTACCTCTAGCTGGTCGTCTTTAAACGCTACTTTATCTCAAGACTTTAACCCACCAACAACGGCCAAAATTTTTGGGGTCGCCGTAGCAAAAATAAAAGCGACATCTGATGACACAGTTGCTTTTGTTTCTGACTGGGTGCCTGTTGCTCCTGGATCAAACTACACCTTTAGTATTCATGCTAGTGGCGCTGCTCGTGCAGTAAAAGCAAGAATTGAGTACTCTTCACAACAGTCAGACTATGATCAAGTTACTGTACTTAATGATACAGAGGGTAAGTACTATCCTATAGATCCTTACTATGTTGACTCTGCTTCTGTAACTCTTACCTCTACGGCTCAAAGACTATCAGTTACCTCTGTAGCCCCAGTACAAACTACTGACTCAGGCATACCTTTAGCAAAAGTCTCTGTGTATACAGACGCAGCAGAAATTAACGACGTATTTTATTTTGACGCGGCCCTACTAGAGCAAAGTCCCGTACTTGATTCATTTTTCCAAGGAAGCGGAGCCCCTACTCCAGCAAACCCAAATACTTCTACTTTTTACGTACCAGCAGACTGCCATTGGGAAATTAAAAACGTAGTTAATTTTGTATCCAACTCTTCACTAGAAGATACAACAGGTTGGGCTGCAGGATCAGGTACTACGTTTACTTCAGTAAGCGAAATATCCCCAGCACTGTATGGCGCTAAGCAAGGAAAAGTAAGTAAAGCTGGTGGAGGATCTATATCCACCGTAGTCACTCTTCCAAACCCAGCTATTGGTGGAGAAGATATGATTGTGTCGGCGTATATAAGAAACAAGGCAGGCACTTACTCAATATCTACAAATGGGCAAGCAGTAAACCTATTTGAAATAGAAGAAGCTAATAAAGACTCTTGGACAAGAATTTATGTTCCTAGAGTTGCGGCTGCTGGAGAAACTACCTTTACCTTAACTATCTCGTTATCAACCGGGTCTGGTTCTGCTGCCGTATTCTATATAGACGGGGTTCAAGCAGAGTTTGGAAGAATACCGTCAAAATTTGCAGATCCTGCGGGTGCTGGCGTAATAACTCGCCCAAATACTGGAGATGTAACTAAAAATATGTACCTTTCTAGAGAAGAAAGCTCACATGGTGGCAAGAGCAACTATTGGGCTAACTACTATGAAAAGTATTCTAGATTGTTTTACACGCTACCAAAAGTTCTTCCACATGGAAGCAGCTGGTCTATAGAGGCTGGAAAATCAACTATTCCTTATCCAGAGCTTGAAACTTCTTTGATTCCTTCTGCATCATTTGAAAGAAGTTTAGGGTCTTGGTCTGGAATAGCAGCTAACCTATCAAGAACAGTAACTCGCGGTACTTTGTTTGACGAGTACTGTACTCATGGAACAGCGTTTTGTAAGGTAACCGCAAATGCAGCAAGTGCGTTTGGTATTACTACAGGACAGGTTCCTGTACTAGGTTTACGTGGGTACTATGCATCAGTTGCAGTAAAGCCTGAAAACGAAGATGCCTTTGGAACCTACACTTTAAGCATAAAATTTTATGACGACTTTGACATTCAGATAATTAATAGGACGGCTACTGCCCTAGTAACTAGACAAGATCGTTGGGCGTACATAGCTGCCACCATTAGCGCGGCGGATACTGCAGGAGCTTCTTACGCTGTATTAAGCGTAACTTGCGCCTCTACCTCCCCGGCTGCTACAGGTCAAACCTTCCATATTGACAGGGTTGTTTTTAGAGAGTAGCCTCTGGCCTATGACAAATGTTGTTATAGCTGCACTAGCAACTGCTTGTGTTTTAACAGCAGTTGAAGGACTTATAGTATCCATCGGAAAGTGGCGTGGTTTACTTGCCGCAGCCATAGCAATTCCTTCTTCCATAATCTTAGGGGTTTCGGGGCCACCTCTTTTGATTTATTGCCTGGCTTCAACGTTCTTAGGTCTAACTATGTCCTTACTGGTAGAGCAGGTTTTCACTGGGCCATCAGTCCGTGAAATGCGCGGTTTGCCAAAGAGGGTAGATCGGATATAAGATTTTTGTAGAGGGGGATCTACATGCAATCACCATATTCTAATCCATATCTATCACTACGCGCTCGCGGGCTCTATGCGTTCTATATAGAGACTGGCAGAGTTTTATCTGCCGACGAAATATCTACAGCAGTCCCTGAAGGTCGGGACGCGATCCGTTCTGCCATGAAAGAACTCAAAGATGCGGGATACATAAAAGCCGTAAAAGCACAAGTTGGGGGTCAATGGCGCACTACTTTGAAGTTCACCGACGACGGATTATCAGGCGTCGGTAATCCAGGCGCTCTATATAGCTTACTTAATACTAATGATATAACTACTAGTCTAAATGTATTAGAAGTACTACGTACTTCTAATACTTCAGCTGCGCTGAAACCGAAGGAAGGAATCGAAATGGGCTGGCCAAACCTAGATGAGAATTTACCAAAGAAGAGATCTGATATTGACGAGTCTCCTGGGGCTGTCGGAAAGATTGAAGACAAAAAGGCAATGCGTAATGCCAAGTACAAGAAAACTAAGTTTGAGGCTGTACCAGCAAGCATGCGTAGGTACGAGCGTCCAGAGGAAACCTGGAACTCGAAAGATCTTGTCTCAGAGTTTTACGACCTAGTCCGTGAAAAGGCTTCTGGTATCCCAGGTCAGATTAACGGCGAGCAGTTAGCGAAGTGGATTAATAAAACTATCTCAGAGTCTGACGCAACAAACCTTTCAATCCTAAAAGCAATCCGTGTGTTCTTTGCTGACCCTAGACTTTTGAATGATGCCGGCATAGGTCAACCGATATGGCGCAGGTTTATCGCCTTCTACCCAACTATCCACGGAATTACTTCTCGAGTTGCAGAAACTGATTTTGTCGACGAGGATGCTCTTGCTAATCAAGAACGTCTGTTAAAACTGTTGGAGGGCAAATGAGTTATAACTTAAAAGATCTCGCACCAAGTGTGCGGGCTCAGATAAATGCCGCGGGCCTCCCAATGAAGAGCATCGGGCTAGAGATTTCTGATCTTCGCCCATACGCTCACATCCAGGGTCAAGGGCCCTTATTAGATTCTGTAGAAGCTTGGCTTAATTCGGTCAGGTTGGGAAATGTCATAAAAGCGCGTGGAACGTCCACCTGTGGCCTAGGTTTACTTCTGGTGGGTAAACCTGGTCACGGGAAGACTACTCTGGCCTCTACGGTCCTCCAGGAGCTTTTAAGGACTATCCCACGGGACGTCATAGGTACACCGGAAAGGCTTCCCCTCCGTCCGGCGTATTTTACGGATTATCCCAAGCTTCTACGGATGCAAAAGCGAAACTGGGAAGAGGACGCTGACAATGAAATTCAAAACCTTATGGACGGGATCTATGGGGATGCGCCGGAACACCTAAACATTAAAGTTTTAGTTTTAGATGACATCGGTAAGGAATATCGGACCGCGTCAGGTTGGGCAGAAAATACTTTTGATGCTTTACTGCGGGCTCGCTTTAATGCTGGCCTTCCGACTATAGTAACGACTAACGTGCCTATCAAGGACTGGGGCGATACCTACGGACAACCTATGGGTAGTTTTGTTAAAGAAGCATTTATGCCAATCGTTGTAGAGTCAGCAGAAGGAGATCGGAGAGCATTATGACTTGGAGAACAGTTCAGTTTTTTATATCGCTATCGACAGGTGTTAGCGAAGTTCAAATAAATGATGAGGGAAAAATGCGTTGTAGTTGTACTGGGTTTAGCTTACGAGCTAAATGCAAGCACACCACACAAGTTGAGCCTCTTGTAGAGAAAGAGATAAAAAGATCCGCCTCTAAATCTGAGGTAGCAGATTCTACTAAATCTCCAGATAAGTTTCGTGATTTAGTGCTCCGCTATGGTCAAGTAAAAGTAGGGTAGAGATGAAAGGGGGGGACATATCAAACGAAGTTCCAATGAGAGTTGTAGTAACTCTTGATTGCATACTAGACCGCAAACCTGAAATGAAAAAAGTTTTAGGTATACCTGTTTTTAAAGAAGAGGTTACCTATAACCGTCGATCCCTATCCCTGTTTTGGAATTTTGCACAAAAGTTTGGCTACTCTATGGAGATCGCTGGATTTGGGTACACAAAAAAAGAAATGAAAGAAATATTAGAAGATTTAGATAACCTGGGGACAAACCCCTTTAACTACTGCACTTCATATCAAACCATCTCAGATTTAGTAAGCGAACTACCCTATCGACCAGAGTTGGTAGGAGTTGTGGATATACCTGAACGTGGCTTAAGATACGGCGGAAAGTTTATTGATATGGGGAGGATTAACAGTGGCAGCTGACAATGAGATCAGATTAATCTCTAAAGCTGTACGCGATAGGGATATCTCCGAATTACTAGGGCGCGGATTACAAGACGAGTGGTTTTACGTCGATGAGAATCGCGCCGTATGGAAATTTATACGGCAGCATTGGACTAAGTACAGTGAAGTCCCTACAGCTACAACAGTAAAAGATAACTTTCCTACCTATCGCCTTTTAGCTGTTGACGACTCAATTTCATATTTGTTAGATCAGTTAGTTGAGTATCGCAAACGTCAAAAGACTATCGAGGTAGTACAACTTGCTGCGGACGCAGTATCTGCTGGAGACCATGACTCTGCTATAGCTTTGATGGGCTCAGGCGTAGCTAAACTATCTGACGAAGGTGCTTCTCAAACTAGCGACATAGATTTAACTAAAAATACACAGACTCGATACGACGAGTACTTAAACATTAAGACTCGACCAAATGGGTTACTAGGAATTGCTACTGGTTTTCAAGTAATGGATGTGGCTACAGCGGGATTACAGCCAGGTCAACTAGTCACAGTAATTGCCCCACCTAAAACTGGTAAGTCAGTGCTGTCTTTGCAGATGGCGGTAAATACTCACGAAGATGGGTTTGTACCTTTGTATCAATCTTTTGAGATGAGCAATATGGAGCAGCAGCGTAGACACGACTCTATGCGTGCCCATATATCGCATGGTCGTTTAATACGAGGTGCCCTAACTCCTTTGGAAGAAGCTAGGTACCAAAAAACTTTAGATCATATGGATGGGATGCATAACTTTTATTTGACTGACTCCGTGACCGCAGCAACCATAACCGGACTATCGTTAAAGATTGAAAAACTTCAACCTGATATCATCTTTGTTGACGGAGTTTACTTAATGATTGACGAGGTTACCGGAGAGGCAAACACCCCTATGGCTTTGACTAATATAACGAGATCTATGAAACGACTAGCTCAGAAGCATAAAAAACCTATTGTTATGACTACTCAGGTATTGACCCATAAAATGCGTAGAGGTCAAGTTACCGCAGATGCTATTGGTTACTCCTCATCTTTTTATCAAGATTCGGATGTGATCTTTGCTTTACAGAGACAAGATGAAAACGATGATAGTTCAAGATTGTTGCGGATCGTTGCAAGCCGTAACTGTGGCCCTGCAGAAGTAGAGCTACTTTGGGACTGGGAAGAAGGAAGGTTCGAAGAATATGGCTCAGGAGTATCCGTATGATGGCCGTCAACTATGCGCTAAGGAAGATCCGGAACTTTTTTTTCCGCAGGACTACAATAGCCACACTCAGATTCGACTGGCTAAAGATATCTGTAACAAGTGCCCTCTTGTCGCTCCTTGCGCCGATTACGCAATATCTCAACCGGATCTTGATGGGATATGGGGCGCCACAACGCCACGAGATAGAAGTAGAGTCCGCATTAATAGAAGACGACGTACACGCGTCTCCCAAGTCAATTCGTGAGCTAAAGCCTGATTACACAGGTACTATGGATCATGCAGAAGAGATTCATCATGATTGCCCACACTGTGAATCAAACTTATGGAACGTAAAAGTTTCTTTTGAGGACTACGAAATTTCTGCTTATCTTATTCAAATGGAATGCGCTTTGTGTGGCACGTACGCCCTAGCCCCTACTTTAGTGGATAAGCCTTAATGTTTCGTGACGGAGAAGTAGAGCGCACCTTACTGCGACTAAGCATAGTTTCAATCCCTAGAAACCGTGAGCTTGGTGCTATGTGCCCTATGCATGAGTATCGGACTGGAAAGAAAGATAACAATCCGTCATGGTCTATAAACGCAGTAACTGGTGCACACAATTGTTTTTCCTGTGGTTACAAAGGTAACTTACTAACTCTAATATCAGATCTTCTTGAGTACGGGGATCTCGATAAAGCTAAGTCATGGCTTAGAACAGACGTAGAGTTAGATATTGATTTTATATCCCGGCAGTTAGATGAGGCTAGGAAAACCTACATCCATTTGCCTAAGCTCGTACCAATGAGCGAAGCTCGACTAGCTGTCTTTGGAGACGTGCCGATATGGGCAGCTAATGAGCGGGGTATAAGTATTGATGCTTGCAATAAGTATGGGGTCCGCTGGCAAGCAAACGATTCTTCTTGGATCCTACCGATAAGGACAGTTGACCACAACAAACTGCTTGGCTGGCAAGAAAAGGGTCAGCTTTCAAGAAGATTCTTTAACCGTCCTCCAGGCGTCCCAAAGTCAAAGACTTTATTTGGAATGGACTGCTGGGATGGGGATCAGATGATTGTTGTTGAGTCTCCTTTAGATGCCGTCAAATTAGCCTCTGTGGGCATACCAGGGGGCGTAGCAACCTTTGGGGCTACCGTAAGCAGTGATCAGATAGAGCTAATGCGTAGAGCAAAGACTTTAGTTATTGCTATGGATAACGATGAGGCGGGCAAGAAATCAAGTCAAACTCTTCTATCCACCTTTAGAAAAGTTGGAATAGAGTGCTGGTTCTTTAACTACACCTCTAGTGACGTAAAGGATATAGGAGATATGTCTGCTGATCAGATAGACTTAGGCCTTGAGCAGGCCAAGCATTGTGTGATGGGGGCGTTAGCAATATGACCTTTACAGGTACTCTTTTGCCGTATCAACCTGAGGCTGTAGAGCGAATGATGGTTAGAAAAAAGATGCTTGTTGCCTACGACCTTGGGTTAGGTAAGACTGTTTTGACTATAGCGGCACTAGAAAACTTGATGGATGAGGGTAAGATTACCGAGCCAGGCCTTATAATTTGTCTCTCTTCCCTTAAATATCAATGGGCCTCACAGATTGAGAAATTTACTGATGGATCTTCTACAACTTTGGTCGTGGATGGAACGCCGAAGCAACGAGCAGCGCAGTATGCTGAAGCCATCGACTGGGGGCATTCGCTCGTCAATTATGTCATTGTTAACTATGAGCAAGTTGTTAACGACTGGGAGTACATTGAAAAACTCCCAACAGGATTTATCGTCATTGACGAAGCTACCGCAATCAAAAGTTTCAGGTCTAAAAGATCTAAATATGTAAAAAAATTAGAAAGTCCCTATAAGTTTGCATTAACGGGTACCCCAATAGAAAACGGTAAGCCTGAAGAGCTTTATTCAATAATGCAGTTTGTAGACCCTAAAGTTCTAGGAAGATTCGACCTCTTTGATTCAACCTTTATAGTTCGTAATCAATTTGGCGGAGTAGATCGTTACCGTAATTTGCCAGTCCTACATACGACTTTAAGCAAGGCGTGTGTACGAAAGCGTCAATCTGATCCTGATGTAGCACCATACTTACCTGAGTCACTTATGGCTGAACCAATATTTGTACTCTTTGACGCAGCTACTAGGAACTTGTATAACTCCATAGTTACTGAGCTATTAACAGACCTAGACGACGCTTTAAACTCTTTTGGCGGATCCTTTGACATCTTTGCCCACTATGGCCATCAAAGCGACCAAGGCGGGCCTATGGACGAACTACGGGGCAGAATAATGTCAAAGTTAACTTCACTACGTATGTTGTGTGACCACCCAGATTTAGTTCGACATTCTGCTGCTATATACAACCCTATGCGTGGAGAAGGATCTAAATATGCGGCAGAATTAAAAGACTCAGGGTTATTAGACTCAATTAAAAAAGCACCAAAGCTTGCTGTCTTAAAAGAGTATGTAGATAACTTTTTGTCTGCTTATCCTGGAAATAAGGTTGTTATATTTACCAGCTATGTAAAAATGGTAGACATAATTAGAGATACTTTGATTATGGACTGGGGTAGTGCCCCATACACCGGACAGATGAATGCTAAAGAAAAAGAAGAGTCCAAGGTTAGTTTTCAAACAGATCCTGATGTTAGGGTACTGGTCAGCTCTGACGCCGGAGGATACGGGGTAGACCTACCTCAAGCCAATCTTTTAATAAATTACGATTTACCCTGGAATGCAGGGTTAGCCGTACAAAGAAACGGTAGAATAATGCGTGCCTCAAGCACCTGGAAGAGCATAGTTATTCAGGACATCCTGATGCAGGGTTCTATCGAAGAACGGCAACACGCCCTTCTAGAGCAAAAGAGCGCTGTAGCTAATGCTGTTGTAGATGGTGAGGGCATAAACGACCGTGGAGGGGTAAACCTTACCGCGGGCAGTTTGAGGGCCTTTTTACAGTCCGCTATAGTTTAGGAGAAGACCGTGCCAAATGCACCAAAGACGCCTACCCGCACCATAAGAGTCCCAGATGACCTATGGGCAGCGGTAAAGGCTAAGGCAGCCTACGAAAACAGGACTGTGACCGATGTCATAATCCGTGCACTAGAGGTGTACATCAAAGAGTTGCAAGAAGAAAAAATGTAATGTAGGGTACAAACACCTATCAAGGAGGGTAAGTAAATGGCAAAAATTGCTGAACCAACACGCAAGCCTGAGGTCAATGTAAATCCTTTGGTTGCAAAGTTTCGAGAGTTTATTTCTTATAAAAAAAGAGTAGACGAGTTTACTAAAAAGCAAAATGAGATTAAAGCTGAATTAAACGACTATGTAGAAGAGCACGGCGAAGTTGACGATAAAGGTCATGTTTGGGTAACTCTTCCAGAAGAAGTTGACGGCTATGTTTCTATGCAACGTCAACGTAGAGTGTCTCAGTCTTTAGATATGGACACTGCAATTTTAACTTTAACAAAGCGCGGTCTTGCAGATCGTTGCATCCGCTCTGTTCCCACAGTTGACGAGGATGAGATTATGTCTTGTCTTTACGAAGGTAAGTTAACTGAAACAGAAGTAGATGCGATGTTTCCAAAAAAGATCACTTGGGCTTTTATTCCTTCTAAGGGCTAATCATGTCTGATGCTATTGATTCAATGTTTAAAGACATAGACCAGTACTATCCTGGATCTAAACGTAAACGTAAATCTGTAGCCTTTCCTGAACCAAAAAAGAGGGAAGTAAAAGAAGGGTGGGAATCTCAGGGTAAAGTAAAAGCTTTGCCTGGAGGAAAAACTGTTGAGTTGTTTAGTGTAGGATCTTTATGTATTGCACTAGGACGACCAGTAGTTACCGTTCGGTTATGGGAAAGAAAAGGCTATATACCGAGAGCACCTTATAGACTTAAATCAATAGTTGTAGACGGAAAGAAGTTGCCTGGTTCTCGTATGTACAGCCGGGCTATGATAGAGTCTGCACTACACAGTTTTCAATCCAGGAATCTTTTAGATTCCCCACGGATTGATTGGAATCGTTGGCCAGATCTCTCAATTGAATTATTGGAGAATTGGACTATGATTCACACTCAAGAAACAACCGTTTCTTGACTTTACCTATGGCTATGGCTAAGAAAGGAACTAACACTCACATGTCAGTTCAAACAAATGCACTACGTATTAAAAAAGATGCCCCAAATGTTGACTCTTATGTTAACGATATCCCAACTGCAGAAGTAGATACTTCTGTAGAACTCTTCGAAGAAGACTCAGAGAATGAAGTACCTGATCGCTCTTCTGTAATTCAAACTGGATGGGCTGCTGCAAAGCGTGCAGCGTCTGAAGCAAATAAATCATATACTGCTGATTTTAAGTTTGATGAAGATGTACAACTAATCAAGTTCCTATCTGCTGAGCCTATGAGCTTTTTGCAGCACTGGGTTCAACGTCCAGGCAAGAAGTCTTTCATTGGCTGGGAAAACGATCCACTATCCCGTGTTGGCAACAAGCCTGAACGCAAGTTTGCTTTCACAGTTGTAAACCTCTCAGATGAAGAACCACAAATTCAAATGATGACTTGTGGTATTCGTTTGTGCGGTCAGTTAGAGAAACTAAACTCTGACAAAAAGACTGGTCCACTAGATCGTCCAGATATTTACTGGGCGGTAAGTAAGTCCGGTCAAGGAACCAAAACTTCATATTCAATCATGCCAGTAAAAGAGCGTGATCTTGTTGAAGATTGGGAGATTGATCCTGCAGTTGCGTCTGAATTGACTTCAAAAATGAAGCCACTTGGACCTGATGCACTTCGTATGTCTACGACAGCGGAGCTTGAAGAAATCGCTAAAGAAATTATTCAAGGTCAGTAATCTCTCAACCATGCTAAGGGGCCTAGATTTGCTCGTTAATGCCTTTCCGAGCAAACCCTCCCTTCTTCTAGGCCCCTTAGCTTTAACAAGGAGCAATAATGAGAATTGTATTAACTAAAGAACAACTAGATGAAGTCGTAAGTGCGTACGAAAAAGTTGATGCATTTGTATACGACGTAGAAACAATGGGCCCTCACAGAGGAGATCCAAGACAGAACGATGTAGTTTGGATTGCTCTTGCAACCAACGATCGAGTAGATGTTATTCCTATGGGTCACCCAAATGGTCAATACATTCGTACCGACTACCCATTGCTACCTTCTGCCTTAGCTCGTATGGAGCAGGGATTAGAACTGCGCCCAGACTATGATTACAGTAAAGATGGGCGAAAGGCCACAAAAATATTTTCTGAGCCTCCTGAGCAGCTAACTCGGGGGGAAGTATTCAAAGCACTTAAGCCTTTACTTAAGGGAGATAAAGTAAAGGTTGGACATAACCTAAAGTTTGATCTACAAAGTGTGGCTAAGTACATGGGAGGAAGACCAGAGCCTACTTTCTTTTGTACGCTAAACGCAGCCTTTGTAATAAACAGCCAAGACAGGACTGGTCTTGGGTTAGATGATTGTTTAAAAAGAGAATTTGATTTTGATATGGTCAAGGGCGTGGGTAAAAAGATTGAAGACCACTCCTTTGATGAGGTGGCTACCTACGCTGGATTAGACGCTGAATGGACTTGGAAACTCTACAAGCGGTATGAAGAGCGCCTAAAAGCAGATGGTCTATGGGGAATATTTAGCCTAGAGATGGATGTTCTAAAGGTTATCTGCGACATGGAACTGCACGGAGCAGATGTAGATGTAGAGCAACTAGCGCTTTTAAAAGATGATCTAGACGAGCAGTTAGAGAAAACAAAAGCATCTATCTTTGGTTTAGCTGGCAGAGCTTTTAATATTAACTCTGTGCCAGAGCGGCAGCAATTACTTTTTACGCCTAAAAAAGATGGGGGTAGAGGCTTAAAGCCTAAGGTAACAACCCCGGCAGGACAAAAGAGAATAGACAGCGGCTTAACCCCTACAGTAAATGACTACTCAGTAGCCGAGCCTGCTATAGATATGTTTAGAGAGAAAGACGCCCTAGTAGGTAACTTACTTAAGTATTCTGAATTGAATAAACTTCTTACTACATATGTAGTGCCGTACCTTGGTGGTGACGTAGCAAGAACTTTGTTAGGCAAAGAAAAGCTTGTAGCAAAAGAAAGCCTTCTATACCGTGGGCGTATTCACACAGACTTTGTTCAATATGGTGCGGAGACCGGCCGATTCTCGAGTCGCAATCCGAATTTGCAGAATGTGCCGGCTCCGCATACTGCTAATGGTAAGGCAATTCGCAATCTTTTTGTTGCTCCAGAAGGACATAAATTAGTTGTTGCTGATTACAGTCAAATAGAACCTAGAATCATAGCGTCTTTTAGTCACGACCGTACTATGATACAGGCGTACCAAAATAAAGAAGATATTTACACCACTATTGGAAATACTATGGGCGTAGATCGTAAAGCAGGAAAAGTGTTAGTTCTTTCTTTAGCTTACGGTGTTGGTCCAGATAAGATCGCTACAGAAATTGGGTGTAGCCTTACAGAGGCACGTGAGTTGTTAGATTCATTCTCTGCAAAGTTTCCTGCTGTAAACCGTTATAAGCGACAGGTTATTGCTGATAGTCGGAGAAGGGCTCCTATACCTTTTGTAAGCACCTTACTCAAGCGTAGACGTTACTTACCTGACCTTCGAGCAAAAGAACAGTGGAAGCGCTCTAGAGCTGAACGACAAGCGTTTAACACCGTTATCCAGGGATCTGCAGCTGATCTAATCAAGGTGGCTATGGTAAGAGCTAGCGCAATGATCCCTGATGAAGCAAGCCTAATTTTGACTGTTCATGATGAGCTTGTTACAGTTACCCCGGACTACTTAGCTGAGGAGACTGCAGAGCAGATCCGCTTAGCTATGGAGGAAATACGCGCCCTCAGCATACCTATGCTGGCAGATGTTAAGATAGTATCTCGTTGGGGAGAGGCAAAATAAATGTGGCCATTTAAACGGCGTAAAGAGAAGTATGACATCATAGATCATGTAGTTAATGTGTCTATGCCCATACTTATACGCCAGGTAATTTATGACTCAATTTTTGACTCCGCAGATGAGATCTCAACAATGATGGGGTTAGAACCAATATCTGATGAGGTATCAGAGATGGAAATACGGGCAAGTGAAGAACGAATCTCACAGTTCTCCGCACTACTTCCTTTTATAGATTCTCATGCCGAGATAGCCGCGCAAATTGCTTGTGCGGCATACTCTATAGAGGCAGATCTTGTCAATAACTCTGTTCCAGGTAGCGAAGAGGCCTTAGAAGAATTAACTAGGTTATTTAAACTAGTGTCTATGTCAGCTTCAGTATCCTGCATTTCAACTTTAATGAATCTCGGTTTACTAGAAACAAAGGTGGTATCAAGCGATGACGAATAACGACTGGTGGTCTAAGAAATTAAGCGGCCAACCTAATACTAGTGCTACTCCACGAACTAGTCCTCCTGTTAATGTGCCGTATACGCATCAACCCGGAAACCCAAATGTACGGGTTACGTACGATCAAGCTAACGACCAGACTATGAGTAAAGCTCAGAGCTCTCGTCAAAGCAACCGTTGCCCAGGATGTAACTCAGGAAACTATATGTCGCCTCCAGGAACCAACTTGATGCGTTGCTATGATTGTGGGTATCCTTTGGTACAAGCCGGAAGCGGAGTAATCTCTACTAGTTCTAGTGGCGGTGCGGCAATACCAGCTAAACAACCTAATCAAGGATCAGGCTTTAAACCAAACGTCATAGTAGATAGGATTCAATAATGGCACTAAATTCAGATGTTCTAAAGATTGCAGCTTTAATTAATAAGAAGCTTGGAGACCACACAGTTGTAACTGCTGACAAGGTTCATGTGCCTAAAAGAATCACTACCGGATCTTTAACACTAGATGTTGTTCTCGGTGGAGGTTGGCCAATGAATCACTGGGTAGAGGTTGTTGGCGAGGCTTCACATGGTAAGACTGCAATAGCTCTAAAGACTATAGCGGCAAACCAAAAGTTAAACCCAGACTTTACCGTTGTATGGATTGCAGCAGAGCAGTTTGATACCGGCTACGCAGAGATGTGCGGAGTTGACGCAACAAGAGTTCTTTTAGTTGAAACCAATAGTATGGAGGATGCATTTGATTCGGTTATTCAGTTTATGGAAAGTAAGGCTGTGGACATGGTCGTTGTCGATTCGCTTCCTGCCCTTGTCCCTGGCGCAGAAGATGAAAAGCATATGGAAGAGTTTACGGTAGGTCGTGGGGCACAATTAACTAATAAGTTCTTTAGAAAAGTAGCCTCAGCTACCAAGAGAGATCTAGTTGACGAAGAGCGTCCAGTACTCGGACTAATGATTAACCAGTACCGTATGAAGATCGGTGTTATGCATGGAGATCCTCGTACGACCCCTGGTGGTCTAGGCAAGGACTATGCCTATAGCATTCGTTGCGAAGTAAAGCGCGATGACTGGTTAGAGGTAGGCACCGGCCAAGATAAGCGACGAATAGGTCAGACTATTCGAATTAGAACTATTAAAAACAAGACCTTCCCACCCCAGCAAACTGCCTACCTGGACTTTTACTTCTCAGGTGGAGGAGCTATCCCCGGAGGGGAGTATGATAGGGGCAAGGAAATTGTTGCTTTAGGAATCCTTAACGGGATTATCGATCGTCGTGGAGGGTGGATGTACTACGGCGAGCGGAAGTGGCAAGGAGCTCAAGCTTTGATTGATTCTCTTCGTGAAGAGATTGATCTTAGTGAAGAGCTAAGCAAGGCTGTTCTTGACACTCTAAAATCTCAGCCAGTCTTAATGGTTGGCAATGAAGACTGAGGGTCAGAAACAATCTCAAAAGCATGAAAAAAGACTTGCTAAAGCAATCGGAGGATCTGTATCCGCTGCATCTGGTGCCTTCTGGTCCAGAAAAGGGGATGTAAGAAACAAAGAACTATTGATTGAACACAAGTGGACTGGTAAAAAACAGGTCACTGTTAAATCAGAAGTTCTTAAGAAGATTACTACCGAGGCAATTCTTGATGGACGTATACCTATTCTTGGTATACACCTTGACGGGGAGAACTACGTAATACTTGGAGAGGAGGATTTTTTTGAACTTCGAAACTCACTACAAGGAGAATAATTGGACAACAGGGAAAATCCTCCCTGGGCTTGGAGATATGATGCAAAGTGTCGTGGCGAAGACACTGAAATCTTTTTTCCACCAAGAGACAAAGCACTATACAAGCCAATTGCAGACAAAGCTAAAGCGATATGTTGGGGCAAAGACGGTAAGTCTGCCTGCCCTGTTCGCAAGCAATGTTTACGTGAAGCTGTAATTAACGACGAACTTCATGGAATCTTTGGGGGCATGTCTCACAGAGAACGTAATGCTATGAAACGTAAGTATGAAAAACAAGGCCTTACCCTGGATGAATGGTTAGAAAAGGAAAAATAAGTGGCAAAATCTCAAACAGTCTCTAGTAAGAAGCTCAAAGCTTTCTTAGATGCTAATAAGCGAGAGACTCGTTTATTGGGGTATATGGAACGTCATATGCTCGCTCAACCTTTTGATGAGCGTTCGCAGGATGTGCTCCACCCTTCTGACATAATTAAGCCTGAGTGGTGCGCCCTTGCGGCTTACCACGCATTAAATGGAAATTATGTTGAGGTTAGAGAGAAGCCTACTCTTAGACTTAGTTCTATATTCAGTGTTGGTCATTCTGTTCACGCTAAGTGGCAGGGTTGGCTAAACGATATGGGCGTCCTTTATGGAAAATGGTATTGCGAGACTGATAATACTTATGTGTGGGGTG